ATGCCAGATTATTTGTATGGATACCGTCCGTCTATCGGGCGTACATACGTGTACGACAATAAATATTACAAAAATTTGGGCAGCGTAATTAAAAACGCCAAACGTAAAAGACATTTAGAAGAACATGAACAAGAAGAGCGTCATTTAGATCCTTTGGACAATTACATGGTTGCCGAGGATCCTTTTTTAGGACCGGGAAAGAATCAAAAATTGACTTTGTTTAAAGAAATTCGCAACGTCAAACCCGATACCATGAAGTTGATAGTTAATTGGAGCGGCAAAGAATTTTTACGCGAAACTTGGACCCGTTTTGTTGAAGACAGTTTTCCCATTGTAAACGATCAAGAAGTGATGGACGTATTTTTGGTAGTAAATCTCAGGCCCACCAAACCCAACAGATGTTACAAATTTTTGGCTCAACACGCTCTACGTTGGGACTGCGATTATGTTCCGCACGAAGTAATTAGAATAGTCGAACCGTCGTACGTTGGCATGAACAACGAATACAGAATTAGCTTAGCTAAAAAAGGAGGCGGTTGTCCCATCATGAACATACACAGTGAATACACTAATTCGTTTGAATCGTTTGTCAATCGTGTAATATGGGAAAACTTTTATAAACCAATAGTTTACGTTGGTACCGATTCGGGCGAAGAAGAAGAAATTCTCATTGAGGTTTCTTTAGTTTTTAAAGTAAAAGAATTTGCGCCAGACGCGCCTTTGTTTACTGGACCCGCGTATTAAATTTAAGCGTGCGATTCTTTTTGAACTTTTAACAAAGTTTCAATATTTCGCAACAGTTCTATAAATTTAGAATCTTTTGGAAAATATTCAATTGCAGATTTAACTTGATCTTTGGCTTCTTTGTATTTCATTTTAAAAATTAAATCTTCTACAAATTCAATAAATTTGTAACGATCAGTTTTAAACAATTGTTCATTTAACAAAGAATAAGAAGCGTCGTGTGCGTATTGGGGCAAATCTAACAAATTATTATCTAAAGCTATTGAAGTAGTTAGTTTTTGCAACATAACTATGGCTTGATTTAATTTATTTTGTGTTCGTGGTTTTGACAATAAAGAATTTATGTCAGTTAACATAACTTGTATTTCTTTATCTTTTTTATCGTACGCGTATGCTTGACTAGAAACGATTATGTTGTACATAGTTTTTGCAAAAACTAAATCGGATTTATCAATAATATTTATTTGTACATCGTCGTCCCAATCTTCGTTTTCTGACGTTGGAGCTTCTGATGAAGATTCCATTTGCGCAGCTCTACGTTTTTTTAAAGAACCATGAATGGCTTCAGCTATAGGGTTATCGGAATATATTTTTTTTTCTGCTAATGGCGCTGATACATTAACCTTTTTTAATTTAATTCCTGATTTTATTTGTGACAACATTTGTTCGCGATCATTAACGGGCGTCGTCGGTTTCGGTTTATCAGAAGCATCGATTTTTTTTAATTTTATTCCAGATTTTATTTGCGACAACATTTGATTGCGATTGTCGATTTGTTTATTACTTTCTTCTTTTGTGACAACTTCCAATAACTTTTGTCTGCCGTCGTCGTTATCGAATAACATAAGTGGAGGCGGCGGCGGTATAAAATCGTTATTAGGCATGGGGGGAGGCGGAGGCGGTGGTGGCGCCGCCAACGAGACATCAGGCATGGGAGGCGGTGGTGGTGCCGCCAACGAGACATCAGGCATGGGAGGCGGTGGTGGCGCCGCCAACGAAACATCAGGCACATCAATAATTGGCGATGAAATCATTGGCGATGAAATCATTGTAGGTTGTAAAACAGGAGTTAAAGGCGGCATTGGTTGTAAAGCTACAGGAACATTTAACGACGTAATTGTTTCAGTAGTAGTAGGTTTGGATTTAAATGTTGTTTGAAATTCTGAAACACTCTTGGGTAATAAAATATTATAATCGGAATAGATTTGGTAAAATCTAACAATCAATTCCATAATATCGTCATTGTTATCATCTTTATTTATAAATAATATATTTTCGATTTTTTCAACAATTTTGTTTAACAATGATCTTACATTAATATCATTGACGCGTATTAAAAGCGTTTTTAATTTATTTAAAGTTTCAAAATTATGACTCCATTTTTCGGAATACATTATTGCACTGTTTTCATAAATCGCGTTAGCAATTTTCATCAAATTAAATGCATCGTTCCTATTGAGTTTAATTCTTTTGGCGTCACTGTCAAATTTAAATTGTTGCGATTCGGACATGTTTATACGTGAAAACAATGTGTATAAATTTACATTGTGGTAATTTTTTAATAAATAAGATTGAACAGATTCGTAATTGTTCATTTTAGACGACGACGATGGAAATTAACGAAACAATAAAAACGTTGACAAATTTTTACAAGTGTTGTAAAATAGTCGAACCTCGTCACAAAATAATTGACGGAAAGTTTGGCAAAATAACTGTTTTGTTTCACAAACCCACAAGTAAATTGTATTTAGAAAAAATTATTGAATCACAAAATTTTAATTCAAACGAACTAGAAGTTCACAATTTAATGAAAAATCATAAAAATTTTATAAAAATGTTTTTTAGTTACAGCTCGCTTGACAGTCACGTAATCGTTATGGATTATATTAATTGTCCAGATTTATTTAGTGTTGTTCAACGTAAAGGTAAAATGCATTCTAAACAAGTCAGTCGTATTATTTTGCAATTGTGTTTGGCGTTAAATGATTTGCACGAATCGGGTTTTGTACACAACGATGTTAAACTTGAAAACGTCTTATATTTTGAAGCTATCGACACTGTATTTGTTTGTGATTACGGTTTGTGTAGACGTGAAAACTCGCTTTCAATTTGTGATGGAACGATTGATTATTTTTGTCCCGAAAAAATTCAAAATCAAAATTACACACGTTCGTTTGATTGGTATGCCGTTGGCATATTGACGTACAAATTATTGACAGGCGGCAAACATCCTTTTGAAAATAACAGCGATAAAAATGGTAAAATTTTTAACATAAACGATATAAAACAAAGACAAAAATATGTCGACATTAACATGTTCAACGATATAAAAGATGAAGATGCCCAAAACTTTGTTTATAATCTAATAAAATACGATTTGAAATATAGGACAGTGAAGTTTAGACAAATTGTTAAACATAAATTTTTAGAATTGTCGAGGTAAAACACGATCAGCCGAATCGATGACCTAATGAAAAAACATAATAAATTTAAGTCGATGACCTAATCCATGACTCATGCATCCGCCTTGTTTTACCACCACAATTATCGAGGTAAAACATGATAAATTAAGTCGATGACCTAATCTATGACTCACGCATTCGTCTTGTTTTACCAGAGTTGTCGAGGTAAAACACGATCAGCCGAGTCGATGACCCCAATCTATGACTCATGCATCCGCCTTGTTTTACCACCACGAATTGTCGAGGTAAAACAAGGCGGATGCGTGAGTCGATGACCTAATCTATGACTCACGCATCCGCCTTGTTTTACCACCAGAGTTGTCGAGGTAAAACACGATCAGCCGAGTCGATGACCTAATCCATGACTCACGCATCCGCCTTGTTTTACCACCAGAGTTGTCGAGGTAAAACACGAATCAGCCGAGTCGATGACCTAATCCATGACTCATGCATTCGCCTTGTTTTACCACCAGAGTTGTCGACACGATCAGCCGAGTCGATGACCAGCCGAGTCGATGACCTAATCCATGACTCTACGCATTCGCCTTGTTTACCACAGATTGTCGAGGAAAAACACGATCAGCCGAGTCGATGACCTAATCCATGACTCACGCATCCGCCTTGTTTTACCACCACAATTGTCGAGGTAAAACATGATGAGCCAATGATTTTATTAATTTAATTGTTTGCAGTACATTTATTATTAGATATAGATTTTGGTAAACACGTTTTTTCAATTTCATCATATTCATAATCTATTGGACAATACAATTTAATGGGTATGAATCCAACACACAAATAAAATGCGTCGCATCTTGTGGGATGTGCAAAACTTCCTGATGTTTGACAAACGAATTGGTCATAATCATAGTCATTGTCCCCGACGTCGCCGACTTTTTTTAAATTTAAATAATAAATTATTTTTATTATTGTTATTATTAATAGTAGCAAAAATAATCCAAACGTAAATAATAATTTGATATTCATACTTAAGTGTTACGATAAACAAACGTCATGAGTTTTTTTACTAATTTACGTAGAGTTAACAAAGTATATCCTAATAACACCGACTTTTTAACAGATAACGTAAGATTGTTGTCTTCTACTCCTGCCGGATTTACAAACGTTTTGAGCGCACCTAGTGTACGAAACATCGGTGCAAATCGATTCGTGCCCGGTTACAATTTGTCCAACAATAGGTTTGTTAGTACTTCGGACATTAATCGTATCACAAGAAATAACGACGTGTCTGGAATACGAAATGTGTTTCAAGGAATTTCAGATCCACAAATCAATTCTTTAGGTCAACTCAGACGCGTTGATAACGTGCCAGATTTTAATTACCACAGTAAACAGACTCGTTCGACGGCCATCAAACAAAATTTTCCTGAAACTAACGTGCGCACAAACGAAGGAGTCAACCGTGCTTTACAACAAAACCCTCGTTTACACACTTACATGCAAAGTCTTAAAGTGGGCGGCGTAGGAATTTTATTAGGCACTGGAGGTTATTTGTTGTTTAGTGCTGCCACTTTAATTCAGGACATCATTAACGCTATTAATAACACCGGCGGAAGTTATTACATTCGAGGTCAAAACGGCGGCGATGAAGCTGAAGCATGTTTGTTACTACATCGTACTTGCAGACAAGACCCCAACATGGATCAATCTCAAGTGACAATATGTCCGTTCGATCCATTAATTTTTGACAACGTGTTGCCCAACATTTGTCAAGGATTCAATTATGAAATTGAAAAAACAGTTTGCCGGGCCAGCGATCCAAACGCCGATCCAGATTCGTTACAGTACGTAGATATTAGCGAATTACCTCCCGGTCAAACTTTAATGTGTATAGAACCCTACGATTTTGGAGATTTAATAGGAGATTTGGGACTGGATTGGTTATTGGGAGACGAGGGTTTGGTAGAAAAATCTTCAAACGTAAGCGACAGTGTAAGCGGTAAATTAATGCCGCTAATTTTGTTGATTGGCGCTTTATTATTATTGGGATTGTTATTTTATTTTATATATAGATATTTTTTAAAAAATAAAATTGAAACAAACAACACATCGACTCCCGTAATCGTTGCTTTACAACAACCGTTTAATAACAATACATGATAATAATAAACATAAAATGTAAAATATATCTAATAATTACAATTTATGTACTTAAAATAATGTTGTGTTTACAATTCAATTGCTTTTGTGCAAATTCAATTGCGTCAGATAAAGGAATTAAATTTTGAACGACTAAAGCTATTAATTTAATGAGATGATTATGAATTACGCAACTATCCCTTCTATTAGCTTTACTGATTACAAAAGTGTGATGTAAAAATTTGTTGAATTTGTTAATTTTTTCTTTAGCATTGTTATCTTGTAATTCTAAATAAATCCAATAAAATAATTCATTTTTTTTTATTATAGTTAATCGATCTTCATTTTTAAAAGTAGCTAAAATAAAATTGTGACCGTTTTCGTTATCAGCATTTTGAAATAAATAATGGTCTATCATTAATAAAGATCCATCTTCTTTTTTTATACTTTTAAATTCGTTTTTATATACGTTGTCATTAAAATTTTTGTCGTTCAACACTTTTGAATTGTATTTGTAATTGGTATATAATAAATTGGCGACGCTTGCGTATTTGTAAGTTAAACTGCCTCCGCTATAATTTTCGATTACAACTTTTTTCAAATTGTTAATTGCGAATTCGTTAAAAGAACATTGAGGATATTTTAAATTTTTAGAAATTTTTATAATTTGCATTACATACGGCGAAACCGAAAGCCGTTGGTTTTGGGGTGTTATAAGTTCACAATTATCGGATTCGGAATTGTTGTCATTTCTATCCACAAACGGCAAAGTAAACATGGAACTATCTTGAAACATTTCATTAAATTTTCTTAAAATGTGACTGCTTCGTAATTCACCTAACGCTATAAATTTAGCTACAAGAGTAGTTTGCAGATAATACATATTCAATTCAAAAGCGGCAATTAATAGTGTTTTAAACGTTCCCACCGTGTCTATAAAAGAACATCTTTTTGGATCATTTATTTCTTGCATGTCTTGAAATTCCGGAATTTCAATGTTAAAAAATTTGACCAAATTGTATGAAACCATAAATCTACATCGCTCAATCGTCACTACAAACACGCGATTATCGATTAAATAATATTTATTCGCGTATTCTTTACATACATTTTTTGTATAAGTCATATACGTCACGTCGTATTTGTGTTCATTATATTCGTTTTTTTTTATCAAAAACGTATAGAAAGACGTTTCGGCCATGTGATCGCAAAATCTTTTGTTGCTAATAAATTTGTCTGTTTCATTATAATTAAATTTTTTTAAATAAGGCGTGAATTCTTCACGAAAAAATTTAGAAATTTTTTCTTCGGCTAAAGTTTGCAAAGTATTAGCAGTATTATTGTCACTAACAACTACAGAATTTACAATTTTATTTTTTTTATATTTAGAACGTAACAATGTTCTTTTAAAAGAATATAGTTTTTTTTTATCATTTAACCTATCGCTATCGCCGTCGTCAGTTTCTTCACTATAATTTTGTTTTTCCGTATCAACTTCTTTATTTGCAGTTTCTTCACTATAATTTTGTTTTTCCGTATCAACTTCTTTATTTGCTGATATGTCTTCATTAGTTTCTTCTTCATACTTTTTTCGTTTAAATATAGTAGGCAGCGGCGACTTAATTACGTCTACGTCAATTGATTTTCGTTTAAACACTTTTTTTGTAAGTTGAAGCGGTTCTAGTTGCGACGCCGCAGGTTGAGATATAGACTCAAACAATTCCACTTGCGACGGCGTCGATATGGGTCGTTCAGCAGCCGACGCCGCTTCTGGTAATTCGGGTCGTGGCGTATTTAATTCAAAATTTTGCGGCGATTGAGGTGGTTGCTGCAACGACGATTTGTTGTAAAAATTACTGTTTGATATAGTATTTGACGGTATCAAATAACTACTTTCCGAAAAAGGCATTACGTCTTCCAAAAAATGAGAATCAACGGCAGCGTCATCGGAAATTAACTCTGGAAGCACTTCAGTCACAAATTGAAGTTCTTCATTAATGTTGGTGTGCAATTTATCGGCTTCAAATAAAATATTGTCCACAATAACCTCTTCCATATTAGTTTTTTGTAGATTATCATCACCATCACAATTAGGACGCACCGTGTTTTTGTATAAATCGACGTGTTCAAAATTTTGCTGATAATTTACTCGCAAAGGTGTCGACGGACTGTTATAAGCTACGTTAAAAGTAAAATTTTGCTGTTTCATGTTCGCGTCGCGAGTGTCAACTTGCAACTAAAACAATGCTCGACATGCACGCGTATTTATACTACCCAGATAACGAACATGATTATAATATCACATTTACTATTCCTTTAAAAATTAACTCTGTAATTGTTCATGTGTTTAAAACGAGACACATCGTTGCCACAGCAGATAATGACGAGGACACGACGCGTTTGGTGAGCGGATATGAAAACGGTCGACCGATAAATATGTTAATAGAATCGATTAGACCCGAACAATTAAAGACAATCAATAAAAATAATTATGTAATCAGTTGCATACGAGCTCCGTGTTTATATCGAAATTTGTTTCAATATAACAAGTACACTACGCCTTTGGGGTTCACAGTGGTACGTACAAGTTGTGAATTGCAAGTTTGGCACATTTTATCGGTGCAAAAAAAAATTGAAGCCAAAAGTTCTAGAAAAATAACAGGTTTACGAATTCATACCGATTGTGGCGCCGATCGTTGCTATCCTAAAGAATTAATAATAATTTCAAAAAACGTATCTTTATCTTTTATTAATCATTTACAACAATGTTATGCGCATCATAAAGATGTAGACGTTTTTAAATATGTGTTTGCAGATTTAATTATCAGTGATGCAGCGCTAGAATTAGAATCATCACAGCAATAAATTGTTGTACAAACGAGCAGTACAACCGACATTTTTGTTATCGTATATTATTGGTACACAACTAGCAGTGTTTAGATCAAATTCATAATTTAGTTCGCAAAACATTTGAATTTTATGAGGACACACGTAATAAGCGGTACAATCATAAGGATCCGAATTTAAACCAAAATAACCATTGGGACACATTTTCGTATAATGATTGTTTGTGTGTAAGTCATTCATTTTTTTAAAAATTAAAACTTTAATTAATATTAAAAAAATAATTAATAAAAACATTTATTGTAAAGATGTTAATCTATTACTTAATACGTTAAACATGGTTTAAAACATTTATTGTAAATTTATTACTTAATACGTTAAACATAATAAACAATACAATAAAACAGAATACACAGCATTATTTTTACAATGTTTATTAATAAATTAAACATAGCATTATTTTTTACAATATTTACAACGTTTATCATAAAAAGTCGTCGGACGTTGTTGCCTATTTAAACGAACTCGATGTCGAGGCGAAGACGAAATAGGCGAAGTAGGTGATGAAATAGGCGAGGCAGGTGATGATTCAGAAAAAGAATAATTAACAAAAAATTCTTTTAAATAATTATTTAACCTTTTTCTATCTTGGTAACTTTTTGGACTGTCTTGATCTGTTAAAGAATCTACTTGACTGGCTTGATCTTCTGTTAAAAAAATCTGCTTGATCTTCTGTTAAAGAATCTACTTGACTGGCTTGATCTTCTGTTAAAGAATCTACTTGACTGGCTTGATCTTCTGTTAAAAATCTGCTTGATCTTCTGTTAAAAAATCTGCTTGATCTTCTGCTAAAAAATCTGCTTGATCTTTTGCTAAAAAATTTGCTTGACTGGCTTGATCTTCTTCCGATTTTAATGTTTCTATATATTTTTTTATATAATCTCCAGTTAAATCTATTATTTTTTTTCTTTTTTCATAATTTTTTTCATTTAAACGATTGAAACGAATTGCAGTATTTAACAACTGTTCTATTTTTGACAAAGAGTCTTCTTTCGAACCTGAGTTTGATAATAATTCCGATGATTCTAGTAATTTAAATAATTGCGACAATAAGTTTTCTTCATCTTCTGCATTATTAGTAGATTGTTCGTCAACCGTATCGCAACTATCAGCAGATTGTTGGTTAAACTCTTGCGTGTTTACACTATGTGTAAAATTCAGCAAATCATTATCGATAAACCGTTCGTTAAACTCTTGCGTGTTTAAATCGGAAAAACTATCTCTAGTTCTAATATTCAGCAAATCATTATCGACAAACCGTTCGTTAAACTCTTGCGTGTTTAAATCGGAAAAACTATCAAAATTCAGCAAATCATTATCGACAGAATAACTATCTCTAATTCTAGAATCCATGACTGTTTAATACTACTACCAAAACGTACTACCTTCAAGATTAAACAACACCGAATTTATATGTGACCGACGTTCGATTGTTTGATTTTTATCTATATCTTTAAATTACAAAAATTAAACTTTTTTGTAATGCAAAAAAGAATCATTTAGCGTAGTATATTGGTAGCATATTGTACACTGTAGACTATGTATGTAAAAAAGTCTACGACGCGTATCTTTTGTACGGTATATTGCATGTCAAGCAAAATTGAACTTTTTTGCATTACAAAAAAGTTCAATTTATTATATAAAATTAAATTTACAGATACGACTGCAGATAAAATGTCATCATGCAGAGGCTTACTATCGTTATCACATGAACATGTAGATATGACTGCAGAGGCTTACTATCGTTATCACATGAACATAGATATGGCGTCACTATAACATGTTTCGAGTCACGTACACATAGTATTTTGCAGCCACTCTTTATCTTATTTTATCAAACGCTGCGAAGCAGTATAAATACGGCTGCTTGCAGCCTATACATTCATTACATGTAAAATTTTTAAACCAACATGTCGAGTTTAAATCAGTCAAACAATATGGAAGCACAAAATAATCCAGACATTATAGTTATTGGTAACCACGATGAAGAAATGGAAGAATATGAAGAATATCAATTGCCCGATTCTCCCACAAGATTAACATTTAGTCCTACGCCACAAGTGACGTCACATACATCGTTTAAATTTGAATGCAGCGTTTGTTTAACAAGTTACTTTGAAACGGAAAATCAAGCCACTTCGTTTTTGGTACCCAAAAGATGTACGCATCCTATGTGTTTCAAATGTGTTGTTAATCTTATTAACTCATGCGCAAACGCCAGACATGTTAAATGTCCGTTATGTAAATGTCAAATAGATATTTTAACAACTTACGCAAATAAATCTATGGTGACGTTTAAATATACAAGACATAACGCTTCAACAGCCGCTGTAAAAACTCATTGGGATTTGTTGAAACAGCGATTTACAAACGACACGGTTGATGCAATTGAAGAACCTGAAGCTTCTACAAGTGCGGTCAATACAATTAAAGAACCTGAAGCTTCTACAAGTGCAAGATCCGAAACGAACGTTGGATTTGAGGAAGCCGATACAAATGTATTAATTGAAAATTTACTCAACGAAAATGAAAGGAAGAATCAATTATTGGAAGAAATGCGAAATCAATTAAATATATTGCAGACGGCAAACAAAACCAAACAATTAAAGATATCTGAACTTGAACGTAACTTAACACTTAATTCGTCAAAAATGTCAAAGCTTCAACGTAACTATGTAGTTCAATTGTCTGAAATGCGAAATCAATTAAATATATTGCAAACGGAAAACAAAACCAAAGAATTAAAAATATCTGAACTTGAACGTAACGTGTCCGAACTTCAACATAACTTTGCAGTTCAATCGTTAAAATTACAAGTTCAATCGTCAAAAATAACCGAACTTGAAAATGCTGCAAATGAATTCAATGTACATTTGGACCCAAAAACTTTAGGGGAAATAAATCTCCAAATATCTAATTTCAATAAATTAGACGTATCAATGAAAGAAACTTTTCGAGTATAGAAAATAATAAATGTCAATTGCAAAAACTTAAAAAAATATTGCTATCAAAACGTAACACAACAAACAAAATAAATAAAACAAAATCTTCAAAAAATGTTCATCATGCCGCTTCTTCTTCAATTCCAAGCACCAATCGACAACCTTCTTCTTCTTCAATTCCAAGCACCAGTCGACAACAAATTGTTTTTGACTCTGATGACGACGATTTTCAACTAGTATTTTGATATAATATTTTTGTTATAATGTATTTGTGTAAATATAATAATTATTTTTGTGTATTTTTTGGTAGTATTCTTTTGTTATAATGTATTTGTGTAATCAAAAATAAACGCAATAAATATGTAAACTTGTTTCATTATCGGATGTATAAGTCAAACTGTTGTATTTCAACATTGTAAAACAAAGCAGGTCATCAACTCGGCTGATCGTGTTTTACCTCGACAACTCTGGTGGTAAAACAAGACGGATGCGTGAGTCATGGATTAGGTCATCGACTCGGCTGATCATGTTTTCCTCGACAATGTGGTGGTAAAACAAGACGGATGCGTGAGTCATGGATTAGGTCATCGACTCGGCTGATCATGTTTTCCTCGACAATGTGGTGGTAAGATATGATAAAATTGTAACATCGTGAGTCATGGATTAGGTCATCGACTTAAACAAGGCGGATGCGTGAGTCATGGATTAGGTCATCATCGACTCGGCTGATCGTGTTTTACCTCGACAATTCTGGTGGTAAAACAAGGCGGATGCGTGAGTCATAGATTAGGTCATCGGCTCGGCTGATCATGTTTTACCTCGACGATTCTGGTGGTAAGATATGATAAAATTGTAACATAGACAAAATATAATAAAAAGGTGTGTATATGTAGTATAAATTTATTTATTAAAATTTAAAATATTAAATCCTGTTACTAATGAATTTTGATTAATTTTATTGTAATCTTCGATGGAAAAATTAAATTTACTCAATAACAAATTACACATTTTAGTCTCTGCCGTTGATCTTAATTTGTTAGAAAATAAAGAGTGATCTACTAAAGATTTACTGTATTCAAACGCATCGTAGTGAGTAAATATATGATAATGTAGGTATGCATGCTCCATTATTAAAAGTAATGTTAAATATTGAGTAGTTTCAATTTCAGTTATGCTAAAATCGCTCAGTTCATCGTGAAGACGTTTTCTGCTGTATGAATCGTCGTCATTGTTAACGCTCAAAATTTTAGCTATGCGTACATTACTATTTTCTTTGTTACAATCAATTTCTGTTTCCGTATCAAATTCACGACTTAACATTTTTACAATTGACCTTCTGTCAACAGAACACAATATTACTCCTTTGTTTTCAGTAAACAACACCGGCTCTCCGGGAATTCTGGCATCGTCAGATTCAACAATTACAAATTCCATATTGTTGTTAAAATGAGTTATTAACGGGTAAAATCTGTTATGAATGAACCCCAACGTACTCAACACAACTGCAGCAATTTGAATGGTGTTTGTGCGATCTTTGAATATTTCTAAAATTGGTTTTGTCGTTTCCAAAGTGCTCAACATCGCCATGTATTTAACTAAAACTAGTTTAATTTTTAAAGTTTCATAACTTTCAAGACTGTTTAGATTTTTTAAATCGAATTCTGACGCGTCAAAAGTTTTTTGTAGTTTGTCATCGCTGTTGACAATTTCTGTTACTGTTCTAATTTTATTACATTTTACTCGTTTCATTTTTGATGTCTTATTTATTAAGCATTTGTTCTTAAAAAACCAATTTCTTTCTTATCAATATTAATTAACGTGTTTATTTTTAATTTAAAGCATTTGTCTTTGAGGAGCGTTAAACGGGTTAGCTCTCATAGTAGCGTTTAATGGATTTACAAAATTCATAGGTTGATTTTGATTTGGGGAACTGCTATTATTGCCGTTGCTACTTGATTGGATAAATATAATTATTAAAGCTATAATTACAATAACGGCGAGAATTGTTAAAAATACATTAGGAGTCAATTTGTTGAGAAAATTGTTGTTTGGCGCATCTGTGTTGGTAGTCGCGCCGGTAGTTGGGTCTGTATAAATCATAATTAATCGGGAATCAACAATTTGAGCAACGTGTTTTGAACCCAAGGATTTAAATCACGGAGTGATTTTAATTCAGACTTACTTTCGTAATCACCTCTTACTAAAAGATATGCAGGCACAACGTTTAAAAATGCGTGCTTAACTAAATAAATTTTTTCGTTTTTGTTAACTACGTATAATTTGTTTACGAGTATAGGAGGAGAACTTTGTCTGTATATTAATAAATTTAAATTAAATTCAATCATTTCAGTTGCGCCGAATAACCGATTTACAGATAAAATACTAAATAGTTGTTGTTTTGGAGCGTAAAATGCGTTAAGCGTGTTTTTTATTTGAACAATATCGTTTGTAACAAAAATGTACGAAGATTCGTGATCGTACATTTTTGGAAAACGATTGGCTACTTCCATTTTTATAATCAATTTACGATAATTGTCGACCGCATAACGATCAAAAATTATCTCTCGCATATATTCCACATCGGGAATTGGTTCTTCGTTTGCAAATTTAGTTACAAGTTTCATTATTGAACTAACGGTCATGTATTCGTTGAGAAGATCCAGCAAATCTGTAGGAAATTGCGCATCGAATATGTAATCGCGTTGTATAAACTTTACAAACGAACTATTGTTTAATTCTTTGTTTATTTCGTTGAATATTTCGTTAGGTTTTCGAGTGATAATTTTTGTACTATTTATTACAGTGTAATTCGATTTAAACAACGGCAATCCTTTGTAAAAATTTTTCAACATAAACATTGAATTGTTAATTTTGTAAGAAGACGCGTTTCTGACGCCGCTAGGTTGGGGAGGCAGTATTTTGTTTTCGGCAAAATGTTTAGCTAAATCGTTTCCCAGCAAGTACAATCTAAAAGGATGCATGTTATTTTGCAATCTTGGTGAAACGCACATTTTAATTCCGCTCCAATCAACGTACGAATCGTCAAATAAAAATCCCGAATTGCCGGTTAGTATGCATCCATAGCTGTTACCGTTGTTAATAATGTTTACAAAATTTTTGTCTGAAAAAACTTTACTAAATTCTGCGTACAAGAACGTTAACAATTTTTTGGGGTTTGAAGTAAAAAAATTTGTAGCATAAACGGGAGTGTTGGGTTTAATATACATTCGCGAATCAAATTCTAAAATATCAAAGGTGGCTCGATCACAGATAAATTGAAATTGAGGTTTGATAAATTTAAAAATATCTGTCGATTCGGTAGCGGTAGCCAAACAACTTTTTAATTGTATATTTTGCAAATACCCCAAATAATTTTGCAACGTTGCGTTATCTATGTTTTGAAAATTACAATTTAAATATTTGCGAATGAATGCCATCGGCACCGAAGGTATATTTTCCAATTCTTTAAAATCAAAATAGCTCGTTAAAAATAAATATTTAAAATCTGAACGGTCTAACGTGAGCAAATTGTTATTGTCCATTTTGAAAAGTCTTATTTAACATTTAAATGACATTCTGCACGCTGGACATTTTGCGTGAGTAGTAGCCATTTTCCATAATTTCACTACGCAAGCGTTGCAAATTGAAAATTCGCAACATTCTTTAGGTTTTAAAAACCTTTTGTCTGTCGACACCTCTTTACAAACGTCGCATTCGTACAAAATTGTTTTTTCAGCAAACAAATTCATTACTTCGACGGTCTGTTGAAGCAATTTTAATTTTTGTATACATAACAAACAATGAGAAACAACTTCATTTATGTAAGTTTGCATGTTTTCGATCAAAACTAAACAACAAACAAATGTTTTTTTTAGCACTTGTGCCGAACCATTTAATTGCTTGAGATACGGATAAAATACCAACACGTTGTTACGATTGTTGCGCATTTCGAAAAATTTTTCTAATTCCTTTATGCAAGTAACGATTTGTTGCATTTCTACAATATAATGATGACAACATACATTTTTAGGCATAGCATCGTCGACGACATTACAATTGTTAGACGAATTATATAATTGAAAAAAAGAATTTTTAATTCGTAATTTATACAATTCTAAATGTTTGTCGTCAATAAGATTAAATGCAGCTGTCTGAATATCTTGTTGAAACTTTGCATCTGTATGTAAATCGGAGTTGTACATATGTGAAAAAATAAAATTTTTTGTTATACATTCAGCAGCATCATCGCCGCCGCAATTTTCGTTTAAAACATAATGAGGCCGATCATTGAACTCGTAATTTCCGTTTTCGATCATATTGTTCCCTTAAAATTTATTTTACTGACGAGTATTTATTTTACTGACGAGTGACTGTTACGCTTATATAAAAGACGAACGGTATTGAGGTACTTTAGTAGAACGTTAGTAATTGACGTAGTTTGACTTGTTTGTTAAAATGGAAAATTTTAAAAACAACATATTTGACGATAGAAGACAAACTCGATCAATGCCAAATTTTAAAGTTCAAAATGATCAAACTTTAATTGTACGAGGCAAAAATGAATGCAATCCCGCAAATGTCTTGTATTTGCCTCCAGATTATGGAAATAGATTTAAAAAACAAAATTCTTTATTAAAAAAGTTGGATTGTCCTGTCGAACGAGACATTCGAGAATATTTTTTGAGTGATGTGGAACGAAAACTCATGTTGGCAACTTTAAATTTTGCTACGAATTACGTACAAGGCTATATAAACACGAAAGATATGAGATTAGCAAGCAAATGGCCAGGCGAAATGATCAAAGTTAAATCTACAGCCGAATCCGTCACCGAAACTCACTGTACAATGTGCAAATATAAATTTAAAGAAAATACACGCGTGTGGTTGTTGTATGTCATTGTGCGCCCTAACAAACCGGCAAAAGATCCCAACAAATTTAACTTTTGTTGCAATCTTTGCTACAGCGATACACAAGACGTTATAAATTCATATGAAATATATCCGAAATTTCATTTGACAGATTTGCATTGTTTGTTACGTGAAGGATTTTTTCATCAATACATATTCCCGTTATTTTGTAATCGCGGAAAATTGTATGAAAAGAAATATGAAATTGAAAAACATTATGCAAATGTATTTGAATTAATTCAAAGTTTGTTGTTGCAATACAAAAAGCCCGAAGAAAGCGTTTTAAAGATTGAACTTTCTACTTCTACAGGATCAATCTTGAACGAACATTATAGCATCGTCAGAGTTCAACGTTACAGAAGAATGTTGTGTGATGTAGCAGACGTGGTTAACAACATTGACGATGTTGATTGTTTCATCATTGATGGAACAAGCGAAATGATGAAACTAATTAAAAGCAACAAATCGTTTTGTGACGTTAAAGATGTTGTTACTGCAACTTTATTGATTCGTCCATACGAATTTCAACAACAAATTGGTGGTGTTTTTACATTTCCTGTTAAAACGATAAAAAGTAATTATTGCGTATTGTGTAAAAGAACCAAAATGTATTACAAACATCCTGTACTTTATTGTACCAAATGTGGATTTACTAGCAAATATCGTTTTTACAAATACTCACAATTGAAATATTACCCTGAAATTGTTAAAACTTACGAAATGGGCAATGAAATGATATTGTTTTATGATTTGGATGAATATAAAAAAATAAAATTGTAAATGTGTTTTATTATTTTAAGTCAACCCCCTAAACATGGCCGTTTTAACTGCGGTCGATTTAACTAACGCTAGCAGATACGCAACACACATGCATCGGTTGGAATTTATTTCGAGATGGCGTGCCAGATTTCCGAACGTGTTAATTGATTACACGCTACGTCCTGCGTCTAGCGATCACGATTATTATGTACCGCCAAAATTGGCCGATAAAGCGCTGGCGGTCAAATTAACTTTTAGCAAAAAAGGTTGTGAAAGCATGAGTTGTTACCCTTTTCACGAAACCGGCGTAATATCTAATCAAACGCCGTTTATGTACACGCAAACGTCAGAAACCGCCGTAGGTTACGCGCAACCAGCTTGTTATCATTTAGACCGTGCCGCAGCAATGCGAGACGGCGCTGAAAACGAAGTGCAATCGGCTGAACTCACTTACACCAACGGCGGTCGTTGCGTTTTAGTAGATTCGGTATCTAAAATGTATTTCAATAGTCCATATTTACGCACCGAAAAGCATAGCATTTTAGGAGTGGACGACGTGCCGGCATTTAACGTTCAACCAGATCCGGATCCTTTGTTTCCAGAACGTTTTAAAGGTGAATTCAACGAAGCTTATTGCCGTCGTTTTGGTAGAAATTTGTTTAACGGCGGATGTTCGTTGCGTTGGTGGGAATCTATCATTGGATTTGTATTGGGAGACAGTATTTATGTTACGTTTAAAATGTTAGCTAACAATATTTTTAGTGAAATACAAGATTTCGATTACACGGCTCCGTCTTCTATATTACCTCCAAAACCACAGGTGGATTCAGATGCGATACTTAATGACTGGATGAATGTGCGTGATGGCACTGTGAATTTTGAATTTGAAAAAAATTTTTCAAAAACGCCTACTTTACAAGAATTGGGTATGATTGAAAATAATAATTTTATGCAAATTACATACACGGCAGACGTTGGATTTACAAAAACCTTTATTGATTACAATAGAAACATACAAAATCGAAATAATATTATAAAACGTGAACATTTTGCTAATGCAATCAGCGATGACGATTTGGAATCTATAATTACATCGTTTTTAGAAGATTATGCTTTAATTTTCGGCATCGCTACAGACATTGGATTCGGCCTACTGTTAGATACTTTTAAAACTATGTTAAAAAAAATTAACAAATCATTGATACCGGCATTGAAACGTATGCTGTTAACCACTACAACGCGCGTAACCGTCAGAGTATTGGGAGAAACTTACAAAGCCGCTTTGGTGCATTCGTTTAACGTTATTGCTGTAAAAACTTTGACGGCCGCAGCAAAGGCTCTAACTCGAGTTGCAATTTTGGCGAGTTCTGTCGTTGGAATAGTGTTAATTTTATTGACCATGGCCGATTTAATTTTAGCGATTTGGGACCCCTTTGGTTACAACAACATGTTTCCTCGTGAATTTCCCGACGATATGTCACGTTCTTTTTTGGCAGCGTACTTTGACGGTCTAAATGACGGGGGTTCACGAGATTTAATTGAATTTTTGCCAGAATTTTTTTCAGACATGGTAGAAACCGACGACGACGCTATTTTTCAATCCATGTTTCATTTGTTAGATTACGTAAATGCGCTCGAAGTTAATTCGGATGGACAAATGTTAAATTTAAATGAAGGTTCTCAAATTACAGACTTTGATGAAACTACGTTGTTAGGCAAAGCTTTAGCTTCTAGTTCTTTATACACTTACATGGATTTTATGGAATACACTTTTAGACAAAATACTGTATTGTCACAAAATTTAGAAAACAACAAATTTAACAAACCAATTATGATTTTATTTTTAATAAACATGTCAGTTTCGTTTACGGCCTTTGTTATGCATTCAGAATTAATTTTTTTTATACATTTTGTTATATTTTTAATGATTGCTATATATTATTTATTTAAAGAATCATACGAATATTATAAAACAATAAATAAAATGTTTTAATAAATTTTTACTTTGTTTTACGAGAACGTTTAGTTTCTAAATTTCCTGGTAAATCAGGAACTTCTGGCAATTCAGGATCTGGAATAGGAATTTCGGGATCCAAAGATAGCATAGATTGAATGTCTGTTACTTTGGCATCTAATTCCGTCAATTGAGTCGGCAATCCTTCTAACGGTTGCAACACGTCGTTAAAATCTGTAAATTGGTTTTGCAAAACGTCAACTTTTTGGTTGACTTCTTGCACGGCGCTCAAAATTTGAGTTAAAATACTAGGTTTAGACATTGTAATGATATTTTAAATTTATGTTAAATACAAATTAAAAAAATAATGTGTCTTATTAAATTTATTATTTTAAAAACAATGTTTATTTAAAATTAAACATTAACTAAAATTAGATTCGACAAAAGGTCCGGTCATCCTTATATGCATCAATTCGTGTTCGCCTTGATTCCACGTAATTCTTATTTCGGATTCCTTGTAAAATATTACGCAACTTTTTTCAGCATCTGCAATTACAGTTTTCTCTTGTTCCAACGCATACTGTTTTATTTCTGCATAAGGTAGTTGTTTTGTACCGTAGATAGAAGTGTTAGGTAACCATTTTTCTAAACGAACACCATTGTTTGTTTTTACATGTCCTGAAAATAATGATGCTTCTCTAATTCCAGTTACTGGAACTAACCAACGATCGTTGGAGATTTCGTGTAACGTTGTCACTATAGATACAATTTTTTCATTAAAAAATATCGGAGCTCCGACATATAAATTAACAAAGCGCTTATCAACAATTACCGCCGGCAAAGTTCCAAACACAAAACGTTTGTTACAAACGTGAAAATTAAAACACACACTCTCCAACTCGGCATCGTGTAATCTGTGATCACTTGTCAATAATTGTACATTTCTATGCAAATGAAGTTGAGGAAACAGAATTGAAGTAGCTATCCCAGGAAACTGATGATATCTATTTAAAATTTCATCATTTATTTCTTGACCAGGTTTAAAAATTTTAACAAACGCATTCTCACCGTTCACTTTAGTTACAAGCATCGAATTGTTACTATAATCAGTTTCAATTTCAACATTATAAACTTGCATTTTGTTTGTTAACGACACAGAAAACGGAGTGAATAATACAAAAACGCAAACACAAGTGATTGTTTGGTGTAAAAACAGAGCTTTAATAATAAACGCTTTTATGAGACGAATGTTTATTAAATTAAATTGTAGGTCCATATTTATACTGTTCAATGACTCATAGATTACACAATTAGGAGTCATCGTTTTGTTTCGATGACAAATCTAAAAATTTGGACGCTTCGCAAACAGAATGACGCATCATCACATCTTCAAATCGGTCTCTGCTGTCCATTTTAAAATTGACACAAAAAGCGCATTTTAAATGTCCGTAATCCAAATATAAATTTGATTGAGCTAAAACGATAATTTGATTAGTAGTAAAATTGTGATTGTTTTCATGAATTTCAAACGATCGTTTTCTTTCTTTAAATTGACAAAAACGTGCAGAATTAGAATTTTCCATAGCAAACGCTACATAAGCGTTTGTTTCTTTAATTTTTTCAGCTTTAAAAAATTGCTCATCTCGTAATACAGTTACAATTATTATATCGTTTTTAAATTTAACAACGTAAAACCCAAAAGGTGATTTCATTACGTACATTTGACGTTGCATTTGACGATGATGAGCGTTTGATTTGACCATTTCAAAAATCGGCTCGCCTACTTTATTTACAGATAAAGCTGTATGTTTTACACAATAACGATTTTTTTTGCTGCCTAAATTGATGCGCATTTGTTCCACGGTAGTGTCTCTGTAATTGTATGGACATTTAATTTCTACAGGAATAAAAATGTCGTTTTTTAATAAAAAATATGCATCGGGTGAAGCTGCGTGAAGTCCTAATTCGCTGAAAAACATACCACTGTCGCTTACAGTTTCAAGTACGCGTTCACCGAAAACGATTTCAATCTTTTCACGCATACAATCAAATATGAAATTGAAATTTTTTTTAACAAAACTTTCTTGCATGTTTCCAAAAAACAAAGCTGGTTTGTTCAGTTTGCTGTTGTTGTTACATGACGTAGCTGACGCAGTGTTTCGATCTAATCGCAACAAATTCCACAATTCGTTGTTAATTTGACCTCTTGTAGCTTTTTCAATGTTTGTGATGTCAAACAATGTTAACGGTTTGGGATCGATTTCTTTATAAAATCGCCATTGTTCCAATTGTTTTCGATTCATATTTATATTTTTAACATAATAATCAAATTTATATTTTTTTAAAATTAACTCTTGTGTTTGATTTAACGGCATGATGTTCGATATTCAAATGACTACTTCTTTTCCGGTACTTCTAATTTAGCGTTTTCTAAAACCTTTTTTAACTTTTCTGAAACGTTCCAATCTTTGTCTGTATATAAAATATTATAATAAATTATAGCTCTGTCTAAAATTTCGTTTACGAAATTTTCCTTTTTAAACTTTACAAAAATTTTTAAAATTTTTTGTTGTGATTTATATGTAACTGTATCTATGTCTGTAATAACATCTTGTTCCAATTGTACTTTAAACGCTTTATTTGAAAGTCGATTTATTACATATTCGTTTTCATTTTTAAATAAAATATCCTTGTCTACGTTGTAACATTGTAAAGTTATTTGATATTCATTATAAATATTTGTATACAATTTGTAATTTATTGTGTAACTGGGATTTGCAAAAACGATAATAAATTTTTGAATATTAAAACTGTCGTTAAAAATGTTTACTTTTGACAAAAAATCAAAAATTTTTTCAACTTTTCTTTTAATTTCATTTAATTTTTTAAAATTTTCACTTTCCACAAAATTTGTATGATATAATAAATTTTTGTCGACAACGTCATTTTCATTTTTGACAGACATTCTTACATTGTGGTTTAAACGCGCGAAGCGCCCACCATCAATATATTTTTAATTTCTTTAACAAGTTCGTAAATTAAATTGAGTTTTTCACGATCTTCATCTGTAAAACTTTCATTATCGTTATTTCCACCTGATATATTTTCAAGCGCATTCAATATATTGTTGAGTGTACTGTTTATGTTAGTAATACTCGAGGCTAAATTTGTTAAAATTGAATTTGTATTATTTAATTCAGTTCGTAAAGTTTGTTGAATATTATTAATTGCATCAGTTAATTTGTTAGCCAATTCTTCTAATTTAGCCGTTTGTTCGGGTAACCAGTTTTTGATTTCCGACATTAGTGTTTCAAGACGACATAACAAAGTATCTTTTAGATTTTCTATTAACGTAATTAGCTGAGCGTTTTGACCTCTTACGGCGCATAAAGCGTTAGTCAATTCTAAAAATTGACTAGATTGATTTAAACTGATTTGATTTACTCCATTTATTAATAATTCGTTTTGATGGTTAATTTTTTCAAGAGCTTCCATAATTTGTCGTTGACATTGACAGCAATCATCGTGAGGAGGTGGTTGGCAAGACGGAGGTCGCGGAGGACGATTACAATAATTTAAATAGTTATTTGCTATAAAAGTAGTAAGCAATTGATCGGAAAATGCGCATGGTGATTTAAGAGCTAGTACGGCCGCTCCATAAATATCGACCATGTATTTAACAGTATTATTTGGAGGAAACGGACACGATGAGGAATTAACGTCATTAATCATTTTTCTATGTTTCGACGGAATGGAAAAAAGTATTTGTTGAAACGTCGACAAAGGAAGTTTTAAATTTTGATAAATGTAATCGGTGTCGATCCACATAACGGATGCATCGTCAAACGTAGTTATGGGTGACATGTTTATATAGTAGAAATGTGAAAATTTATAAATATTGTAGAAACAATATTGGTTTTAAGATGCTCACTTAGGTTTATCAAACATTTATTAGGTATTTAATCGACAATTACATCATTTTGAGATAACAAAACGTTAATTTTTTCATCTAAATTGGCAATAGATTTACCATTATTAGATATATCTTTCCACATTTTTATTGTGTTATTGCGCAACTCTGAGATTGACTTTAACACGTCAGTTTTAAATTCATAAATTTCAGAAACGCTTTTTTCAAAGCGTTTCTCTGTCCTTTCAAAAGTAACAATCAAAATAGATTTTATTTCATTTAATTCCCTCTTTAAATGACCCGAATATGCCAAATATATAATTAACGTCAAAGAAAATCCGGCCCAAAAATTCATTTTATTTATTCAAACACAATAAATCCTTTACGTTTTTTATATTTTCCAAAATGGTGTCAGTGGTAAATGTTAATTTTTTATCGTATTCAGCATGTATATTTTGAAATAACTCTTCTAATTTCAACACGTCTGCAGAGGCTGCGGTGTCAATGGATTCTGAAGTGTGATTGTTTAACGTTACAATAGCTTCGTTCAAACTTTCTTGAATAGCGCATAATTGAGTTTTAATTTCACAAAAAGGATCAAACGCTTTACTTTGTACACCCAACAATAAATCAGAAATTACAGATTTGGCCGTGTAATATTCAGAAGGGTGCGATTTATTGTTCAAATTGTAATTAGATAAATATTTAAACAAACTGAAAACGTGAATATAATTTTTTCCGCCTTTTACCAATTTATGGGAAGACGGAGCATTTGTCCACAAAACAGAACTATTGGGAACAAAAGGCGTTATTAATTTTACGGCGGCGGCTAATTCTAAATAACCATCGTGATCGCCGACAGCATTAGTAATTATCACAACTTCAAAACTATCTTGAGGTGAATATTTAAATTTGCAAATTTCTTCGTTTGCGGCCATTTTAAGTGCGTCTTATTGTAAGTGAAATTGTGCGCGCGCCGCCGCCGCCGCCAAAAAGAATATATAAAACGTTCTGGTGACCCTTGTTTGACAAAAAGCATCGAGACGTCAAAGCTTGTATAGTTTTAAATGACAATGAACAATTTTATATTCTTTTTTGCATCATGCTCAATGATAACGACAATTTCTTTTGCTGCAGAACATTGTAGTGTTGAAATGAAACAAGGACCGTTTAGAATCAAAAGTTTGGAAATTAGCGCGCCCAAAGAAACGCTTCAAAAAGACATTATTATTACAGTGGCCGAAACTGATTATGACGAAAATGTTGTTATCGGGTTTAAAGGATATTATCAAGCTTACGCGTACAACGGAGGAGCTTTGGATCCAAACACAAGAATTGAAGAAACATTAAAATCGATCGAAATTTCAAAAGAAGATTTGTTAATGTGGGACATTAGACAACAATGCGAAGTGGGCGATGAACTTGTCGACAGATGGGGTTCAGACAGTGACGATTGTTTTCGTGATAACGTCGGTCGCGGTAATTGGGTAAAAGGTAAAGAACTGGTAAAACGCAAAAATAACAATCATTTCGCACATCACACTTGTAACAAATCTTGGCGTTGTGGCATTTCAACAGCCAAAATGTACACTAAACTTTTGTGCGACGACAATACAGACGAATGTAAAGTTTATACCATGGATGCGGATGGAAAAATTGTAAACGTTTCTACCAATCAAGTTTTATACAGAGACGGCGTGAGTATGTTGTTAAAAAAACCGTCAACTTACAGTACGGTAGAAATTGAAGCGGCCTGTTTGTTAATTAAAGACGATGTAAACGATCCCGAAACGGTTAGTAGAGAACATTGTTTAATTAACGGAGATATATTTGACATGTCTCAAAGTACATGGAATTGCAAATTTAACAAATGCATTAAACGTAAAGTTGAACACGTCGTTAAACAAAGACCTGCTGCTTGGAAACATAACGTACCAGCTAAATATACCGAAGGAATGACTGCCACCAAAGGAGATCTTATGCATATTCAAGAAGAGTTGATGTACGAAAACGACTTGTTGAAAATGAACATAGAATTGATGCACGCACATATAAACAAATTAAACAATATGTTTCACGATTTAGTTATTTCAGTTGCTAAAGTTGATGAACGTTTAATTGGCAATCTTATGAACAAATCTGTATCCTCAACTTTTTTGTCTGAAAATACATTTACTCTGATGCCGTGTAGTAGTCCGTTAACGCGCACTAGCAATTGTTATAATAACAGCATTTATAAAGAAGGACGTTGGGTTACAAATACAGATTTTTCACAGTGTATAGATTTTAGAAATCATAAAGATCTTGTAATCGATGACGATGTTGAATTTTGGATTCCAACAATTGGAAATACTACTTATCACGACAGTTGGAAAGATGCAAGCGGTTGGTCGTTTATAGCACAACAAAAAAGTAATTTAATTACAACTATGGAAAACACGAAATATGGAGGAATTGGAACTAGCGTCAGCGACGTTGCAGCTATGGCCGAAGGTGAACTTAGCACTCGTCTAACTTCCTATTTATTCGGCCACATTGCAAATTTTGTAATTTTATTAGGTATAATAATGTTTATATTTTGTATGTTTAGAAGGCGTAATAGAATATATTAAAACACATGAAAATATACAATTTTTTATTTAAAATAAATTACACTTTATATGTTTTAATTTCATTCATGTCAAATAAAATGTTGCTGTAAACTTGATTCGTCAACTTGCTAGCATCGCTGTATGTTGGAGGCGGCACATCTTTATGTTTGAAAGAATTTTGGTTGTTATTCGTCGTGGGCGGTACATCTGAGTTTTGCACTTTTGTTATATTCATTTCATAAAATCCTTTTCTTTCACGTTCTTTTAAACACCATAAGATTGCTATTAATGTAAAGACGACATATGCACTCATGACAAAAGTAAAATCGTCAATTCGTTTTGTTTTTCGCCAAAATTCTAATTTATTGTCATAAAAAACAAATTGCACAGATATGATCGAACATATAATTATGTACAATGTTAATACATAAAAATTTTTAATTTTATTGTAATTTTTGGTGTAATCCATTGCATTTCCTAACAAAATCGCTAATTCAATAAATATTATCAACATGGTGTAGGTCTGTATTAAATTGGTAACATATAAATAATTTTCGCAAACTTCAATATTTTCTGAAAACGCCACAGTTTTTGAATACACATTTCCCATGTACAATGAATAGAATATTTTTGCTGAATGTATTATTTTTTTGGCATTTATGTTTTTTGTAGAAAAATTTTTATTATTATTTCCCACATTTATTGCTTGTAACGCAAAATTTATTATTATCGAAATTAATAACCAATATTGCAAGTAAATTAAATCATTGCGTTCATGAAACAAAATTGTATACGCAGTTATTATTGTTGCATAAACAAAAATTGTCATTTTAAAATTAGTGTTAAATTTTAATTTGTCTATTTTTGCGTATTTTTTTAAATTATTAATAAACATTGTAGTAATTGTTACTTTTGTTTGATATTATAAATAAAATTGCACAATTGTAAAAGTTAATTTTACTACACGTCTCTTGCAACAACGTCGTAATATAAATTAAAATTTGTTTAAAATAGTTTGACTTATAAATACACCTCATACACCTCAACATGAAAAAAATTATATTAATGTTGTTTACAACAGTTTTTGTGTCGTTTTATATTGAAGCAAAAAAATTGCAAATTGTACGTTTAAATATTAAAAATTTAAAAGATTTGACGATTGCAGCAAAAGAATTTGATGTAATTTGTAAAAATAAAAACAATCTTTTGTTAAATGAATCGTATTTTCAGAATTTAATTAAACAATTTCAAGTTCTGCAATTGAATATTAAAAATATTGAAGATTTTAAAATTGCAATTAAAGAATTTGATATGGTTTGCAAAAGCGATAACAGTTTATTGGAAAAAATTGAAAATGTTAAATACAGCCATTACGGTACATTGATAAAAATGCTTAAAAGAATTCATATAAATGAATTTAAAGATGCACTGATGCAAGACGAAAAATTGTTACATCTCGTTTTAATTTTAAAAAGTTTAAAAAAAATAAATTTAATTAAAAATGAATTATAAATTGTATTTTTATTTTTAAATAATTACAACATTTTAATTTTTATTACATTTCTTTTATTTATTTCCTTATCGACTAACATACGCAACCGATAATGTTTACGTCTTAAAAACAATATTTGTAAATTTGTATAATTGCATACATTTAAACTTTCAATAGCAATATTTAAACAAATATTTGCTCGAAATAGAAATCCTAATTTTGCAAATGTTTCGGCTAATTCTAACGCTTCAACGATCTTTCCAACAGACATTTTTATGCGATCGAATAATTAGGAAACGTTTCTACAATTTGAGTCAAAGCGTCAATTTGATTATTTTCAACCACGTTTTCCGCCATTACTGTTCTTATCGTGTTACGTTCTCGTTCATTGTTGAAAAAAAATCCTCTTAAACGCAATGCTATGGGCGCTTCTCCTCGCGGATAACGAGTCGCTCGGCTCCAAATTTTAATGCTTGAATTTTCACGACTTAACACACACCACGAATTGGTAAATGTTTCGGCCGTCCAAACTTGAGCGGCAGCGTGACGTCTAATGCAACTATCAGCATTTGATACTATACATCGGCCTATACCTGGAAAAAAGCATGCTGGTTCGTTGACATTTCTCTCTTTTTCTTTAAACAATTGAAATATAGATGGGTTAACGTCGCCGTTTGTCAATGCAACATCATAAGAAATTGAAATTTTTAAAAGACTCAAACCGGCCGTTATAATTTGTGGAGAATCAGGATGCGTGTCTAAAAGCGGATACAGAATGCTTTCATATTTTTTGTGATTTAATTGGTTTGCAAAAACTTGAAAAATCAAATCGGCATCAGCAGTGTCGTTGTGATCGCTACGACCCCAAAAAAATTTATAATCGACGTGTTGCAAAGACAACATGTGTACATTAAAAGGCTGCAAGCACGCGTTTGGTGCCAATCGGTCGCCGGTTTGAACCATGCCTGTCAAAGCTGTATGTCTGTTATATACGGGCAACAAACCTGCATCTATTGGACATTTGCAACCTCCAATTTTAGCTTCAGAATCGTAAAACAAACGTCCTGATGTACGAGCGCCGCTTACAGGATCCACTGAACAAGGATCTACAACGCAAATATCGCCCAATCTAAAATGTGAACGATAAACGTTATTTAATGCTGGATGATCCAATCTGACTTGTCCATCGGCGCAGGGGGCTCTGGGAAAAAAATTTTCGTCATACATTACATCGCGAACCGTTTGTGGCCGACAAAATGGCGTTTCCGTTTCTAAATTATAATCGCTAACGTAACCTTCGTTACATACACACGTGATAGGATTGCTGTTTATATTTTCGATGTGCCCGTGTGGTTCACATCCGACTGAAAAATTGCAATCTTCGTAAATGTTTAATTGAGTCACTAAACCGGGACGTAAACAATTGCATATTAACGCAAATCCTGTTTCGGTTTTTGCCAGTAACCAAACGCCTGTATTAGGATTGCACGTTCGAGCGCGTTCTCTATCTAATGCTAAACAATACGATTCTCCGGCTTGAATTAACACTTCGTGTTGTTCATTTAATTTAATCACCGTATCTTCGTCAAACAATTGGCAATTTGCTAAACCTTCACGGCACAAATTACAATCGGAATGTGTCAAACACGGTGTTAAAACGTTGTGGCATTCGTGTGTATTACTTTCTACTATAATTTCGTTAGGCGGATATATCAGAGGCACTTGAATATTATCGTAAACTAACAATGGAAATTCTTGTTGTTCATAATTCAAGTCTATTATATTTACATATGTGTAAACAACTATTACTATTATTACAATAACAATAATAAAAATAATTTGATTCATTTTTACTTATTTGCACTTTTACCACCACGATTGTAGTTAAAACACGATCAGCCGAGTCAATAAAACACGATCGATGACCTAATCCATGACTCACGCATCCGCCTTGTTTTACCACCACGATCGTCGAGGTAAAACATGATCAGCCGATTCGATGACCTAATCCATGACTCACGCATCCGTCTTGTTTTACCACCAGAATTGTCGAGGTAAAACACGATGAGCTGAGTCGATGACCTAATCCATGACTCACGCATCCGCCTCGTTTTACCACCAGAATTGTCGAGGTAAAACACGATGAGCTGAGTCGATGACCTAATCCATGACTCACGCATCCGCCTCGTTTTACCACCAGAATTGTCGAGGTAAAACACGATGAGCCGAGTCGATGACCTAATCCATGACTCACGCATCCGCCTTGTTTTACCACCAGAATTGTCGAGGTAAAACACGATGAGCCGAGTCAATGACCTAATCCATGACTCACGCATCCGCCTCGTTTTACCACCAGAATTGTCGAGGTAAAACACGATGAGCCGAGTCGATGACCTAATCCATGACTCACGCATCCGCCTTGTTTTACCACCAGAATTGTCGAGGTAAAACACGATGAGCCGAGTCAATGACCTAATCCATGACTCACGCATCCGCCTCGTTTTACCACCAAAATTGTCGAGGTAAAACACGATGAGCCGAGTCGATGACCTAATCCATGACTCACGCATCCGCCTTGTTTTACCACCAGAATTGTCGAGGTAAAACACGATGAGCCGAGTCAATGACCTAATCCATGACTCACGCATCCGCCTCGTTTTACCACCAGAATTGTCGAGGTAAAACATGATGAGTTAAGTCAACGAGTCGACGTATAGGTTTTGTAAAATAAATATTAACAACAAAAATAAAACAAAAATTTAATAGATTACATTATTTCATAACATTTAGAAACTACAATTATGTTTTTGCACAATTGTTTTACATTGTCTTCTGTGTAATCCACAGTAACTATTATATCAAAAATTTCACGATTTAAATTTTCAACTTCATTTTTATCAAGAATAGCTACAATTAGACCGTTGCCATCTCTACACATGATTCCTTCCATAATACTGTAATCCTTTAAATATAAATTGTAAATTTCGCTTTCTTTTAATTTGAAAAGATTGTTTACAACTAAAATGTGTGCCGTAAGATGCATTGTCATGAAAATATTAAAATTTACTGACTAGCGCATGGTTATATATATTGTCTTTTGTTCATTAAGTAATATGTTTGGAATGTGGCAAATTATTTTATTGATAATAATTATTTTTATTTTATATTTTTACACGTATAATCTGATTAAAACTTTTAACAACGAAAACGATGCAACAGAAACAATAAATACATCTTCTTTATTAAATTTTACGTTTGAAAGAAAACGAGGTACAGATTGTGTATTAAATAGATTGCCTTGTGTAATCGATCAACAGTGTCGAGATTCATGTTTAATAGTTAATAGAATTAGCGAATTAAAATGTCAAGAAGGTTTTTGTAATGCGACTTCGGCGGAAAATCAAATTGAACCGCATGACTGCGATTCGTCGTTAGGTTTAATCAAAGTGTTTGCAGTTGGAGGAGATTTTGTCGTTTCCCAAACTTGTGTAAGCACATACCGAGATTTGGTTGACGACATTGGCGCGATCAGACCGTATTTATGCGACGATGGAGAATTAACATTAAATTTAAACGTAAAACAGTTTTCGGTACAAGCATGTGAATGTTTAACAGGCTACGAAAAAATGTCATTTCGTCAGGCGGCGTTGGCTCGCGTTATACCTGTATGCATACCCTTGCATTTAGTTAATTTGTATAAACGCGTCTACGTGTAAGTGTAATAAAAAATATAATGGACGATAAATGTAAAATATTTCAACAAATGTTACTTGATGAATTGAAATTTTTAAACGATTGTGTAAATTATGGCAATTCTAAATATTTAACTCAACAGCAAATGCATGGTGAATTACATAAATTGTTAAAAATAATGATAAATTTAAAAGTAAAAAAAAATGATAAAGACAATATACTTTTATTAGTGGAACACAAAGACAAAATAGATTTTAATTTTTACGATGAACAAATCAAAATAACTACCAAGAACAAATTAAAAGAAATTGTTAATTTGTGTCGTAAGAATATTTTGCAATACGAAGAAGACTTAGATAGTTTTTTAAAAACCGACAATGCTGCTATTGTTTCGGAAATAGAAAACGTTAACGATATAAAAATAAATAATTTGCAATTTTTAAGAATATTATGTTTCATGAGCGCTTACACTATAAGAAATGGTAAAGAATGGAAACAAAATGTAGGCGAACGTATATTTAAAAATTCAGAAAAGTACACTAATTCATTTGTTAACTATTTAATAATTATGTTAAAACAAATTAAAGACAAAACGAAAATTTTATCGCATTCCGTTAAAATTAATTATCATTTTTCAAATTTACAAATTAATTATTCAAATTCAATTATGAAACCCGGTTTAATTGTTATTGAAACTGCGAAAAAAAATAAATCTGAAAATAAGCAAGATGAATTAGAAATATGTTATGTATTAAACAACAGTTTGTGTCCCGAATATGAAAACGATAATCAACATAATTCAATGTTTTCCTCATTCATACAATTAAATGCTCTTCCATATCTATTGTTTAACAATATATTATCGGACGATCAAGCAATTACAGTTTTTAATTTATATAAATCTATTAATACTAATATTTCTCAAACAAAACTGATTGAACAGGTGCATACGCAAACTTTTTGTTGGAGCCATGTTTTGATAGTTAATAGCATTGTTGATAAACCTAAAATAAAAAGTGTGTATTTAAACAAACTTAACACGTATTATAATGTTTTAAAAAGTTTAAAATTCAACTATACAATTGTGGGTAATTTCGAAGCTTACAAAGAAAATAGTCATCTTGCTGCTTTAGATTTTATTATTTTAATGTTTGTCGCATCAATTACAAATCGTAATTTAAAATATAAAGTTATTGCTAATCAAGAATATTTATTTCAAAAGTTAAAAAACACCGTTTGTAAAATGAAAACTAAAGATGTATATAATACAATAATTAATTACGACGTAATAAAAAAGCCCATGGAAAATTTTAAAATTGATTATCAATCTTTGTAAAATAAATACACAATGATCGTTTTAAAATGTCTTTAATGGTAGTAAATATTGAAAATTGGAAACATCAAAATTTTCTATTCTATCACATAAAACTCCATACAAATTAACGTTGCACTGTAAACTGTTGGACCATTCAAATTGACTTGAAAAATCGTAATTTAAATCTTTAAGTTTTTTTATAACCAAATAAATTTTGTTCAAATCAGTTTCAAATAAAATCATTCTGTAGATTTTACAACACAAATCAAATTTTGGAAATTCAGGTTTTACATTGTAATCGTATACATAATCGTACAAAGGTTTTATAATTTCATCTTTCCAACTGCCTCCGCGTCGAAATTCCATATCGACGCAAGGCAAAAGTTTTAAATTCCCAGATTCATCTGGAAATTTAAAATTGTACAAATTAAAATAAACTGAACGCACAAATTTAATGTAATTTTCATACAAATCACTGTTTTTATTAGCTTTAATCACAAACAATTGTTGTTTATAAAATTCAAAAAAAATTTCATTCAAATCCATTAATTTTACACGTATTAATGTTGCGTAATTTTCTATATAACTGTCGAAATTGTAATTAAATTTAAAACCTATTAAATTAGAAATTGTTTTATCGTAAAAAGGTTCAAAACAATATTTGCCGTCGTAGAGACGATTCCAGTATATGTTTTTGACAATACAATCCATGTCCATGAGTTGTAAATATTCGTAGTTAGTTTTCAACAGATCGACGTTTAAAATTAAACACATTTTCATATAATCAATTTTGCATGCCAAATTAATTATTTCTTTTACACTATAATCATAGTGGCTTGAAAAATTCTTTTTAAAATTAACAAACGTTACGTTTTCAAATGTTGGCAATGTTAATTCTTTGTCGTTTTCCACGCAGTACACGACAATACAATCAAAATGTTTTGAATGGTATTGAATGTTGTGCCAAAAAGGAAATTTATGAGTGTTTAAAATAAAGTTTTGTTTGTGATACCACACAAATAACAACGCGAGTTTATCGCGCATGTTGTTATCGATAAGTAATTATAATCAGTATTGTATAAATACAAATGATGTGACACGATTGTTATTCACAAACGTTCACAATTTTGTGGTATATTAACGCAATTTTGTGGTATATCAACGTAAATAATAAAATGGATAATTATTCAATGCACTCGTTTTATAACTACGACCGCAAAACGTTAAAACCCACGACTCTACATGATGGAAATATCAATAAATCTGCATATGAAAGAGTAGTTTTTGCTCGTTCTTTGATGTGTAAAGAAACCATTCCTGGCAAATACGATTATAAATTCAAAGAAAATGGATACAACAAAGAAAACGCCAAAAAATAATTGTGTGTGTGTGTATTTGTAGTAAGCTAAATTTAATTATGAAATATTTTTTATCGTCTATTTTTTTAATTGTAATTTTTATATATTCAATATATTTATGTTTTATAATTATATTAAACAATAGACGTGTTGAACGTAATTTGTTTTATTATTATAATTATATACCTGATACTTTATTGAACACAGTTAAAGTGCATAAATTAAAAAATATAATTTTGTAAGAGTATTGACAACGTAATGGAGTGTTCATTTCAAATTAAAGTCTTCATTAGCGATCAATTTTTTATGTTTCCATACAAAAGAGTTGAACCACAAAACGATATTGGCAATAAATTAATTGAAAATTTAATTGTGTACGTACCGACTGAAGAAGATCGTTTATACATAGACAAAAAACAATTGCCTCAATTTAAATCTGTACTGATTTATAGACATGAACACGATGCAAACATTGACAGTAGATCTCCTAAAAAAACAAGTAATGCTACAATAGTATATTGGAATCCGTTATTGCCGATTACCGAAATTGGCGCAGGAGAAACTAAAGTTTTTAGCGTGTTATTGACCAACAATTTATTCTATTGTAACACCATGATAATACACCACGAAAATCCTAAATGTCCGGTCGAATTTACACATATCGATTCTGAAATGCAATCTATGTGCGGAAAAGTTTCCAAAAATTTTCGTCCTCTGTCTATAAAAAACGAATTGCAACCCATCGCTTGCGAAATTGCATTGTCTCATTTTAAAGATTTGATCGAAAAAAATAATTTTTTGTTATGTTTTAATTTGGAAACGTCCATGATGGTAAAAATATTATCACTTAAACGAATTTTTTGCATTTTCCAATATCGCAAACAACCTGCTCGTTATGTAATCAATTTACCGCATGCAGAAATTGATATTTTATATAATAAATTGAATTGGGAACGTACAAGAAGATTGATTAAAGGAGACATACCTTCCAATTGTGTCATGATAAATCGTGCAAGTTTAAATTACATTAAACATGCTCAAATTTTATTAAACGTGCCCGATTATTCACAAACGGTGGTGAATTTTGTAAAAAATTTTCAAAGTTTAATATTTACCTATCAACTAGTACCGGATGTTCTAATTAAATTAAACAATTTAGAAAAAAAAACTAGAACCGAAAATTTTAAAAATATTCGAGTTTTTTGCAAAAATGATAGTGTTGCCGTTAACAACGAGGGTCTTGTGCCAATCAATATGCCAAACATCGCAACTGGCGTTTTTGACAATTCTGATTTTTCAAACGCTACACACATTAGACAAATAACTCGTACAGTTTCATCTAATGGAATTAATAACAACAGCAATATTATAATTTTACCCGTAAAATTTAATTATTTTTTATAAAATTTAAGACTTGCGATCATGAAACCGCCATTAGCCGACGTTTTGTCTAAAACAACAAAATTATATAACGATAACATTGTTACCGATTTGAATGCTAACGATCAATTGCATTTATATATCAATAATAATAAAAAATTGATAAAAGAATTTATAATAATAATATGTGGATTTTTAGTCGTTTTAACAATTATATTATTTTTTGTATTGTTAATGGTTATTTTTTCAAATCAAGAAACTATCAATTTACAACAACAGCAATACGAAAGTGCATTGTTAAAAAATTACGACATCAGAAATAGATTTTAAAATTTATTATAGTGAAAATAATGGATATACAAAATTTGGTTTGGTTGTTGTAATGTGTTGTTGCTGTTGATTTAATACGGTAAACATTTTTCGTTTACGTTCGTTTAAAACTTCGTTTAATAAAGGTTTTGGTTTTTGTTGAATTTTAAAATTTGAAATTAATTTATCTTCATTCATATCGATTGCGTTATTGTTCGTGTAACTGTATTCAAAGGCTTCAATAAAAATTTTTGTAGCTATTTCTTTACCAAATGTTACTAAATGGTGTTCGTCGGTGATTGGGTTATCTAAATTTTCTAAACATTCATTGTAATGCTGCAACATGGCTCTAGGTGAATTTTTAAGATCGGGATTGATTTTACTTAAACGTTTAATGGCAACTTGAATTATTTCTTTGTTAAGAGGAAAATAATGTGCACTTTTATTTAGTGCAAATTTAAAAATTATGACAAGAACTCGTCTATTAAAATCTTTATAATCTATCGAATCGTCCATATATTTGGTGCGCAAAAATAATTTTTTAATATATTCATAATTTTTTTGAGAAGGATCTTGAAAATATTTATCACGTGCCTTTTTTACAATTTCCAAAATGTTAGCGGGAAGCATATCGGCGCTTTCAATCAGTGCGCTGCATTTGTCAGTTATCAACTGTCTGGCGAACGTGTCGACATCGACGCTGTTTAAATTGACGGGTATATTTGACGAATTCATTGCGCTGTTCTTAATATTTAAATAATATTAAAATCGGCGTTCATGAGCATTATTAATTTTTCTAAATATTTACTGTTTCTATAAACCATTTGGTCTTTTTTTAAAAATAAATTAAATTGAAGTTTTTCATATGCTAAAGTAACCGCTTTATCTTTAACAGCTAATAATTCATGAATTTTAAAATTCACATGTCGAGTTGAAAATTTGTCATTTAAAAAAGTGACAAAATTTTTTAAATCGCACAGAAAATTAAATTTGATTACAAACATAATTATAGAATCGATTTGTCTAAATGGTCCGTAAGCGTTAAAACTTTTTCGCATATCATCAAAATGTTTAGCGCAGTTTTGAAAATAATTGCTGGAAACAAAAATGTAATTGATTAATTTGTAAAACAAATCGTTTTCAACATCGTTGTTGTACAACGTCAACGGAAACAGCAATTCGTAAAAATTAACTTTCATTTCGACGTGATTAAGATTGTAGATGTTCAATCTTTTTATTAAATTTACATAATCTAATGCGTTGGGAAGAGTTTCTAAAGAACTTTTACAATTGCAATATTCATACAAACGTTTCATTTCATCTGTTACGATAATTATTTTTTGTAAATTTTCGTTTACGATAAATTTACTCAATTCCAAAGCTTTTAATTTTAAAAAATTTTCCTCTTCAGCCAAACGACGCGTGCGTTTTTGTTCATAATCAGTTTCGTCATTTAATTCATCTTCTTCTTCTTCAGGCAAAGAACGATTTCGATATCGAAATCGTTTACTTTTACGTAACGGAGTATTTTCACGACTAATTGTAACATTTTTATTATTGTTAAGTATTAATGTATCTTCACTGTTGTTTCCGTTATCGATATTATTGTCGTTATTAGAACGAGTTGGACTGTTTTCAGGAGAAGACAAAATTTGTCTGTTACGATTTCTAAACAAATATTTTTTAGTTCTACCTATTGGTGTTTGTTCACGATCGATACGTAATGGCGTATTTTTAAAGTCGGTAAAAGTATTTTCGTCGTCATCGTAAGACGGCATTGGAGTAGTTTGTTTTTGGCGAATTGAAACGTTTTCGCGGTTAAGTGATGAAATAATGGAAGAATTGTCGTCACTTTCATATTTTTCATCATCGACAAAAGTTATTTTGTAACTTTTATTGTATTCATCGATTAATAATTTTACAGTTTCGTTTTTTATATTGTTGTAATCAGATAATAACATAGAAAAAAAGTTTTTAAAATTTAAATTTTTAACATTATTTATTATTTTTGTTATTATCATTTTTACGCGTTTGTTTTCATCTTGAATTAAAGTACTGTTATCTTCTAATGTATTAACCAATTCATTTAGAGAATTGGACAAACAATAAACTTGAAAAAATTTATTAGCCAAAAGAAACAAATTTTTAATTTTTGTGTTACAATCGTTTTCGTTTAAAAAAATTTCAAAATCATTTTTATCTGTATTTAAATAATCTCTAAATTTTTTTAATTGATTTTTGGTAGTTGTATGCAAATTAATATTTAAAAACATTAACGCCTTTTCAATCATACGTAATAACACCGTTTTAACAATAGGCTTGTATTCGGAAAGAAAATATGCGTCTTTATATTCAGGATCGTCGTCATTGTAAAAATCTGTAGTTGTTTTATGTAAATAGTACTCAGAATCAGTACTATAATTATCATTGTTGTTGTTGTTGTTGTTGTTGTTAGTAGAACTTGGAACTGCATTATTGTAATCAATTAAGTTGTTGTTAATAGAATTTGGAACTGCATTATCGTAATCAATTAATTCATTATCATCATCATCGTCATCGTTATTATCATTGTTGTTGTCGTTTTCAGTAATAGTTGTATCAAAAATGTCCATTACCGTATCTTCGTTTAAATTTTTATTATTCATGTTTAAATTTACGTTTGTAAACTGTTCAATGTCTTTTCTTAATACTTCTTCTATTTTTTCATAAAGTTGTTCAGCTTTAACAATTAAATCTTCTTTTTCAACAACGCCTAATTTATTTTTAGTTTCATACATGTACAAAATAACGTCAATTTTTTTAATTACGTCTAAAATTATAGATAAATTGGGGTAATTATTAAAATGTTTTAAAAAATCAATTCCAATTCGAATTGGAAGGTAACGCATATCATAATTATTAATAAATATTTCATTTTTTAATTGAGAAGAAATCGATTGAACAACAAATTTTGTAATGTTTGTTAATTTGTCGATTTTTTCATTTGTGCTAAAAGTATTGTCTGCAAATATATTATCAACTCCATTAAGGTCTTTTGTTAAAATCTGTGATGTTAATTTGCTAATCATTAAAGAATTGTAATCCAAAACGTCCATTATAAGGTTTTATGACAAACAATGTCTACTTACCAGTTGTTTTACAATTTAAGGTTTAACGTAATCAAAGACAATAAATATGAATGTAAACATTACACATTTGAAGCTAACTTGTCAATTTCAGAAATTGATTCCCTTTGTTTTTTGTTTACGAAATATTTTGATCAAAACGAATCATTAGACATTAAAGGTCTTACCTTTTTTACTGAATACAAAAAATGCATTGATAAAATTAAAAATAGTTTCGAAAAACAATCAGATTCTGAACAAGTATACGATATTAAAAATATATTTTCAATTTTTTTGCGCGAAGAATTCGTTAAACAAGTACCTCATTTTCAAATTATAATTAAATATTTAAAGCAATTTTATAAACCTTTAGTATGTCCAGATATAAACGGTATAATGTGTGTAAATTGTGCGCAATCAAACAAAATAACGTGCTTTGAATGTAAATGTAAATATTTGTCAAATTCTTTGAGCACCTTAGATGTCGGTTTACAAAACGGATGGGATATCTTTTTGAGACCCATGTTAGGATTACCGTTGTTAGCTTACGTTTTGTTTAATACAGATTTTAAAAACGAAAGAGACATTGTAAATGAAAACAATTTAATTACACATGCGTTTGTTCAATTTTTTTATAATGTGCTTTGCGATAAGGCTTCGTTACATTTAAAACGTGAATCTTGCACAACGTTCATAAAAGAATGTAAAAAAGTGACTTCTTTATTACAAAAAGAGGATCAAGAACGTTTGTTGTGTATATTAAATTCTCAATGTAACGGTAATACAAGCATCGCAAACGGCGACCGGCTTTTGTTGCCTTTTAAAAACTTTATGATGAAAATGGGACGTTGTACTAAAATGAAGAAAGTAAACAAAATAGCTTCTACAGTATTGATCGGATTTTATTTGAGGCATTACATAGATAGTATCACGAACAAAATATATCCGGGTGACGAATTAGAATTGCGAAACGTGTGCCGGTTTATATTTACAAAATATTCCGACGAAAACATTAATCTACTAATCAGTAAATTAAAACTGGTTAAAATTGATCTTTACAATGCTTTGTTGACAGAAATGATAATTCCCGAATCTTTTATAAGACACGTCATAACTAAACACAACTTAGACAACGAAATATCTTTGCTTGTAGAATTAAACCATGATCGCTTCAATTAACGATGACGATGATGTCATCAACGTTAACAGACCGCGTCGAAGCCGACGCAACGTAGACGATTTAAACGAAGCAGCAACAAATGTATTACAAAATATAAACATTTCTGAAACGGCTGCGTCTTTATTGATTAACGATAAAACTACTAATAAAACCAACAGTTTAAAAATTTTAGGTTCACAATCGATTGCCGCCAGAAATTTGTTGGAACCTTTGCAAGCTAACGCTTCTTTTGTAAAATTAAACAGAATCGAAACTATCGACGTGTTAAATTTTTTAGGAGACGTTTACGACAACACAATTAAGATTGTAACTGCAACGTAAAAAGCTTAAATTGCATTCACAATAAGTTAAATTTAACATTTTACGTCGTTATGAGCGCCACGGCATTGTTTTTAGAAATAAACAAATTGAGGTTGAAAATAGATGAAACTATGCAATTAATCATATGGCCTCAATTATTTCCTTTGTTATGTGACCAAAATCAAACTGTTGAAATAAACACTGATACTATATTAGAATTTTTAATGCTCGTTGCTCGAGCTTCTCAAAATACGATTATGAACAATAACGCTGCAATTGCGTCTCAATACGCTTCGGGAAATGTGCCGTTGTCGACAACGGCACCACCCACCGTACCTACTACAAGCACGCCTCGTACCATGTTTAACATGTTTCAGCAACAAACACGCAACAATGTTGCGTCGGCAAATAGCGAAAATTTAATTGATATGAAACGTTACAAAGCTGCAGCGCGCAAACTCGTACAATATTATGCTCTCAATAACACGCATTCGGCGGAACACAAAATAGGCGATATAGTTATGACAATGATATTTCTTTTGCGATCTGAAAAATACAATCTTTTGTTTAAGTTGTTAGAATCGACTATAAACGGTAACATGTGTCGACCTCAAATGACTCAATTACAAGTAGACGAAATTCTTGACGCGTTACGATCCTTGATGGAAATGCCTTCGGCCACAGTTGATTTGAATACAGTTGACATTTTACGAGCTTCATTTACCACATGTTTTAATAGTCCAATAATGCGCTACGCAAAAATTGTTTTGTTAGATAGAATTATGCTTCACGGCGATAAATGTACAACATTTGACGATTTATTATATGAACGTTTAAAAAAAATACAAACATTGCAACCTCAACAATACATTAAAAGTGGTACCGAAATTCCATTTTGCGACGATGTCCAGTTTTTGGATAAACTTTTAAAACATATTGACCCCTATCCCTTGCCAAGAATGTTTTACAATGCGGCCAACACCATATTTTATACAACTATGGAAAATTACGCCATTGCAAATTGCGAATTTAAAAAAGACGATTACAACAAAATATTTAAAGTATTAAATAACATTAAAAAGAAAGACACTGAATGCTCTGATGAATTAAACATTTATTTGGGAACAAAATCGTTGTCGTCGTCATAGTAAACGTAAAAAATATTAATAAAGTATATAATTAAGGGAAGACAAAATGGTTTATCGACATAACGAAGTATAACGAAGTTTCCTTTTGCGACGATGTTGAATTTTTGGATAAACTTTAAAACATATTGACCCCTATCCCTTGTCGAGAATGTTTTACAATGCGGCCAACAGCATCGTTATTTCAAATTGGAGTGTAATAATGAATTAAGAACAAATCGTCACTGTCGTCGTTGTTTAATGAAAAAAATAATAATAAGGTATAATTTTTGACAATAACAACAACAATACAAACGTAAAATATCACAAAATGGTTTATCGACGTCGTTATTCTTCAGCCGCTGCCACTTATAGTCCTTATCGAAGTCGAAGTCGCAGTCGCAGTCGTAGCCGTAACCGCAGTCGTTCGGTATCATATAGACGGAGACCAGGTAGACCACGCACGTATAGAAGATCAAGAAGCCGTTCACCCGCAAGTTACAGGCATTATCATCGAAGACGTTATTGAAGAGCTCCGCATATTGTGCAATAGTTGATAAAAGAAACAATTTCATCGCCAGCTCTGGTCTGAGATTCGATAATTGCAAATATGTGATTGCAAGATTTTAAACTTAAACCGTTCAAGTCTGGTAAAACGTCGATTCTTTTATCTTTTTTATGTAAATAAATCACAGTATTATTTAAAATTTGTTTGTGTTTAATTTTTTTACGCACAATTTCGTTATTGTTACGTCGTCTATCTTTTTTTTTTAAAAGCAAATTTTTGTAATTTAACGAATATTTATACAATATGTTGTCGAACGGTTCCTTTTTAAATTTTGGCGGTTTAATGTCGAATTGTTTGCAGTTTAAAATATCGACGTAGTTTTTGGTGTTTAATAAACTTTTTTGTAAAAGTTGACATGGACAACAGTAATCGCATTTGTTTTGTTCAATAAAATCAAACAATTCAGCGTATAATTTAAAATCGTTAATAGTATTGTTAAACAATTTAGCTATACATTCAGTTTGCAATCGTATCTGTTTACGTTCTTTCACTAAATTGCTAACGCTGGGAATATATGCATACAAAGAATGAAATAAATGGCCGGTTGAAATAAAATTAAACGTTTTATTTTTTACATTGTTTGAAAAATGTTCCATTAAAAACTCAATTAATTGTGAATAATTTTTCTGTAAACGAAATTCTTTAAACAAATTAAATAAGGCGCGACTTGTCCATTTTTTGTTATCATGGTTTTGTTTAACAACAAGTGGATTTGTTTGCGCTTGAATCGAGCGTTTGTTAAACGCCATGTGCTGGTTTTAACAGAATATTCAGATTTAAAGTATCTTGGTTTTGAAAAATACAAATTTTTTGAATTTGTAATATTTCAATTTTGTAACGATCCACAATTGTGCAGAATTATCGAAAGTAATTATAATTATACAATGCAAATTTTTAAATCTGTCGATGACATGTGTAACATTAGACACAACATTAAACGCGTATATAAAACACCGGTGTTGGGCCACATGTGCGTTATCAATAGTAAACGGCCTATGTACTCATTTCTTAAAGAATGGTATTTGTTACCAGATTACAAAATAAACATGTTAAAAAGCGAATCTTTAATTTGGGGATTTCCACATGTTATCGTTTTTGATTTAGACAGTACGCTTATTACGGAAGAAAAGAACATACAAATTAGAGATTTGTATGTTTACGAAAGTTTACAAGAATTGCGAGATATCGGATGTGTATTAATATTATGGTCATACGGAAGCAAACATCACGTATTGCATTCTATGAAAAAAACGAATCTTTTCCAATATTTTGATGTAATTATTAGCGAAGGAGCAACAGTGGACGCGAACGACAGCAGCAGCACTCTCGACGTCGTCGATTATAAAAAACAATTTGTAAAGAGTACATTTGATTACGATATTGTGCAAGAAAAACAATTACCAAAATCACCAAAAATAGTAATAAAATATTTAAAAGATAAAAATGTAAATTTTTTCAAATCTATAACTTTGGTTGACGATTTAGATACAAACAACTTTGCATACGATTTTTATGTAAAAGTCAACCGTTGTCCTGTTCCTGTAAACGATTGGCAACAATATCACGATACAATTTTACAAAATTTTGAAAAATACGATTATAATTATACATGAAATAATAAAACACAATAATCAACGTCTTGAAATTTTTATTTTGTCATAGGCAATATTCATGTTAAACGGAGGATTGTCGAGTTTATACACCCACATTTCAATTTGACACAATTCTTTTAAAGTCATCGGGCTTCCGTAATTAAGTAATCGATTTTTATATTTTCTTTTTCTAGTTTCAGACCGATTTTTGTAAAATTGGTCAGTTTCAAATAAATTTGGAAAAGTTTTGTTGATATTTACATACAAAACACTGTTTGGTAAAATAAATAAACCTTTTCTGGCAATAGGTAAATCAAAACTTTTTATCAATTCGTAATAAAAACTGTAGCCTTTTAAACAATATCTGCTGTTGTCTATAAAAATAATTTCCAAATTTATAAATTTATGATTAAAAATATAAACAATTTCACCGTTAACTTCGTCTGGCAAATTTCTTTTTTCGTATTTAAATTTGATATGGTATAAATCGCTATTCAAAATTACATCAGCGTGTTCTATTTGATCAGTAAATAGATCTACATCGACAAAATCGTTTGTAGTTTGCAAAATATATGCTGCAAATCCTCCGGCAACAACTCCCGTAATTCCTAAATTTGAAAGTCTTTGTATTTCTTCAAATAATTTTGGATATTGATGTTTTATCGTCTTGTATATTTCGCCGTTTATATCTTTGTGAAGAACGGGAGCCATTAAAGAATTTAAAAAATGTCGATCCATCGTTCACAACAATAAACATTAATCTGTTAATGTGAAACGTTCACAAACCCGTTATATATCAAATAGTTGATAACGTCCAAAATAGAATACTGAATTTCTTTGTTTGCGATATCAAACACGATTGTGTAATCCGGCACATTATTTTTTGAGCTCACGAAATGTTCTACTAAACTTAAACTGCCAATTGACGTGCAGATAGTCGAATAAACACCAGTGTCATTTATTGTTTGAATTGAATTTGTAGTAAACGTCGTTACAGTATACTCGTTTGGGCAAAATACATTAGCAGAATCTAAATAATAATACAAAGTTTTGTCATAATTGTACAAAATTACATTTTCCGGTGCAATAATAAAAAGTCGATCAGTGCGATTGGGTGTGCTTAAATCGTAGATTTGTACAAGAGCTCCAAACGACAAAGAATTGCGATAACTTTGCAATAATTTATTGATTTTGTTATTAAATGGATGGTGCTGTCGTATTGATATGATTAAATAAAAGAATACTAAAACAATTACAGTTATTGTCAATACCATGGATAACGATGTGGACAACATTTTAAATTTTTTGTTTAAAAACGTGCCTCAAGATGAAATGTACGAAATAAACAATTTACACGATGCCAACAAATTAATAATTAGAAATACGTGTACTGGAGCACGTAAATTAATTGATTATTATCAAAATTTTAAGCAATTTCTTAACACAATAAAAGAAACGTGCTTAAACCACGACAACAAATCATATGAACATGAAAAAGATTCAATGCAAACAGATGTGGGTTTTCAAAGACACAATTGGGTTTTAGAAAGTAATGAATTTTGTGTATATGTAAAACCCTTTGTACACAAAGATTATTACAACGTTGTTAAAGATAAAATATATTTTGATAATTTTTTTACTACAGACGTGCCTGATTATATTAATACATGTGTTCCAAGTGGTGACTATTATTATTGGCCTAATTGGCCTAAAAAACAAGCATTTTCATTCGTAGGATGGAGATTATATTTAAATATGAAATTTGGTATAGTTATAGATTCGACTATACCAATTGTAAACAACAAAAAATTGGGACCAATAGATTTGTTTGTTTGGGAACCGGATTGTTTTTTGAATGTAGAAATAAATTTGAGCACTGACGAAGTACCTTCAAAAACTTTGTTTGTTAACGGAAAATCAAAATTAGATTGTTTTAATGAAAATCTTTTTGTGATTAAAATGGCGAACGGTACCACTGCCACATGTAAAGTTTGTGACAATTTAACAAATTGTAATAAAAATTTTTTTGATTACATTAGGGACGACATTACTTTAGAAGAATGTATTACTGTCGATAAATATAAACATATAGTGAATGTGAATTTAAAAAGTTTAAGATTTTTTGAAAATTACGATGAAACTAATAATGATTTAGTGTGTAATAAAAATTTTTTTGTTGAATCTAAAATATCTGCTAGTAGTAATAATGCCGATTTTATTTACAACGAAATCGCATCGGCGTTATTTAAAATAAACGAAGGAATAGTAAAAGTTATAGTTAACAGCGACGACGCAAATGACGACAATGTATTGCAAAAATATTTGGAAAAAAGTAATTTTAAAAATTTTGATTACGTTTTATTTGTTATATGGAATTATTTAAAAAAACACGAAAAATTTGAATACAATAAAACTGATACGATTTTATTTTTTGAATTATTATGTGAATTAATTTTCAATTCAAACGAAGACAGTTTAAAAATTGCATTGAACAAATGTGAACCCTATATAAAATTAAAAAAAGACGTTTTTGATAGTATTTGCAAAAGTTGGTTTACGTTTACCGATATTAATCCTTGTACTGCGTTGGGTTATTATTTTGGCATACACTATGCAATTTATTTAAATTTGTCTGCCAGTAACGAAACGCTTGAACACGAAGAATTGTGGGCTTACAATTATGACAACGTTTTAAACTGTAATTTATCTTCAGATGTGTTGAGTAAAGGTTTTTTTAGAAAATTGGAAAACGTCGTAACTGGCGTAAATTTAATCTTTAACGGAAAACATTATCAGATTGTGAAAAAAGAAGACGAACTATTTAAAATGTTTAAAAGTAATTGTTACAGATTGACTAATTTGAAATTTAATAACTGGAAATATCTCTATTTAACGGCTTACGGCGTGTACAACGTAACCACCAACACTTTTCATTCAAGCTGTCCATTTTTATTAGGTACGACTTTGCCGCATCCCTTTAAAAAACCATTTGACGAAGAATATTTATCAAAAGAAATTTTTACCTATATGTTAAAAACAAGTGAGGAAGAATTGGACATTTATAGGATATATCACATTGCCAAAATGTGTAGAGACGTTAAAATGTTAAAAACTAATTTAGCTATTGTTAATTACATGGGAAACTGTAAAAGTTGTCAAAACAAAACACGTGTAAAATTAAATGATTTATTTAGAGATTTGTGGAATTTAAATGACGAAGATTTTGTAGTTTTGGCGTTGTATTTAAAAAGAAAAAAAGTGATGGATATTTTACACAATTTTAAATGTTCGCTTTGTTGTTCCAATGTTAATGATATAGTTAAATGCGAATGTGTAAAAGATATAAAGGTGAATAGACAAATATTAAAAATTTGTTTAATGGCAGATTTGTTTGGCAACGATGCGGATTTAAGCGAACTTTTATGGTTGCTAGTTTTTAATAATAAAACGTATTTATCGATAATATTAATTCAGACCCAAAGCGAATTTGTAAATAAATACGCAAAAGTTTTTTATGAACATCGTAATAAAATAATCAAACATTTGTATCAATTTATTCATGAAATTGAATTTGTCGACATATTAATGTGTAAATTTGCAAACAAAGAAACGTTGGTTCAAGAAACGTTAAATGTTGTCACAAACCAATCATCAAACAATTCACCTATTGTTACTGTCGACGATAAAAATGATAATATATGTAATTTTTTTTTGCATCATTCCAACACGTCAACAATTTTAAAAAAGTATAACGTGTGGTGGGACAAAATTGTGTTGGCCAGAGAAAATGACGATTTATCTACATGGTTAATTAGATTTTATATGCGCATTATAATGTTTAAAATGGATGTACAAAGCTATTCTTATGTGTATTTGAAGAAAATAGTTAAAGGTTATTTGTTTTTTAAAAGGTTCACCAATTTTAATCACGCAAACTCTATAATGCTCATGCATTACGCCGCAAGTTTGGCCATTCCCACCGATTATGGTAAAAAAGCTTTGTATCTTCCCGGCGAACCGGGATCTGGTAAATCTTCGTTTTTTGAGCTGTTAGAATATTTAGTTTTAATGCACAAATTCGACGATGATAATTACGGAAACGAATTTCAAAAAGAAACTAGCGATAAGGAAGTGACGAAATTAAATTCTCAATTGTACACTATTAACGAGCTTAAAACTTGCAGCGAAACGTATTTTAAAAAACATGCCGATTCGAGTAAAAGCGATTCAAAAAGCAGAAAATATCAAGGTTTGTTAAAATACGAAGCCAATTACAAAATGCTAATTGTAAATAATAATCCTTTGTATATAGACGATTTTGATGATGGTGTTAAAGATAGATTTTTAATTATTTACACTAATCACAAATTTTTAAACACTTTAAAATTTAAAGGATCTATTTATTATCATATTAAAAATCGACAATATCCTTTAGAAACTTCGTATTATGAATCGTCGATTACACCAGTGCGTTTGTTTTTATCTCATGTTCTCATGTATGGACGTGATTTTAAAACTGGACTTGTAAATTATCAAACTTTATTTCATAACGACACAATACACGAATATAATTTGTTATGTTTAAGCGTAAACAACAGTCCTTTGTATGCTTTAATTTACATTTTAGATATAAAAACGCAAAAGAGTTCTACAATTACAATTGAAGAAGACAAAATGGAAGAAATGATAGGTATTGCTGTACCGTATTTAAAAACTTTTTTACATCCTCTTTTTTGTCAGTACAATTCAAAAAAAACATTAACGCAGGAAATTCAAAATCGTTTATATTTAACGAACAAATTTTATTACAACAAATAAAAAATAAATACAAAGACAATTTTAACACCGTCACAAAAGTATTTTACAACATATCTATGGCTTTAAATAGAAATAAATTAAACGTTAACGTGCCATCATTTCAATGTTAACAATATTTTAGATTTAAGTTTTAATTATAATATTTTTAAATTTATAATATACGAATTAAAATTAATTTTGTTTTATTTTTACATGTTTGTGTTGTAACATAATTTTTGAATAAATGTGTGTGTAACATTAACCGATTCGACATTCAATTTTAAACAATCAATCAAACATTAGTTGAAAATGAACAATTACGAAACGGCTATTAAAAAACTATTTGCTAAATCGCCACATTTTTTGTATACTATCGCAAAACACGCTTTTATAAATTGTGGCGTTTTTGAATATAATTTTAAAAATTATATGGAAACATTGCCAATTTTAATCAAGAAAGATTTGATTGCAACATGTTTTGAAAGTTTTAAAAACATCAGAAAAAATATCGATGTGGAAGAGATTGAGGAAAAGGAAAAGATTGAACATTTCATAGATTTGTCCAATTTAACATTAAACATGTTTAAAACTCTATTATTTTACAACAACCATAGTTATTGTACTAAACAAAACTATATGTTTTTTTATGTAATATGGAAAGATTGTTGTGATGGTTGCGGTCAAAATTGTAATATTGTACGTAATTCGGGCCCATGTTATACAGAGTGCAGATATTGCAATTTAAAAATTTATCATGATCATCAATATTTTGATAATGAAGAGTTTTGGGAATATGATGATAGAAATAATAAATTGATTGAAATAATACTAAATTTTGACAATTGGTGTCAAAATTGTTGTGTTAAACCTTTATTTTATATTGAAGAAAGCAACAACGAATGTGTTATGTGCGATTTGAAAGCGAATTACAGCGACGAGTTTGTTGAAAAATTGTGTAATAAATATAATATGCCAGAAATTTATAAAAAATTTGGATATTTGAAAACTATTAAAATGATTCAAAATAGTATTTTGAAATGAATAATCTGTTTTATTTATTAATTCATTTCTCTGTACGATTTGTGATTTTTTAAATAGGCAGATTGATCTGCGTTTATTATCGTGTATCCATATTCTGACAAGAGTTGTTGCGCTGCCAAATTTTTCGTGTACACCAACACGGGATGTGTTATTTTACGCAAGTCGCGAACTTCACGTTCAGACAACGGCGTATTGACGTCGATTAAACACACTGTCAAACCATCAATTTCGAAACGTAACATCGTTTCGTCTTCGACCATTTTAACGGGAGTTAAATTTTTAAACACCATAAACATGGATTTGTATTCTTTAACATCAAAATTGGCTGTGGTTTTGGTAACCAGCACGTTGCTAGTGGACGTTCCGGCCGTAGAACGCGTTCCGTCCAAAATTGTTCCTAAAAATAAACAGTTGGTGCCGATTCGATTTTTGCCATCGTTGACGATTTCGTTGAGAGATAACGGTTTGTCGGCAACGTGTATTTGACTAAATTTGTTGTCTCCATGAGCTATGCGTACATACGACACACGATGATTGTTTAATTTTGCAGTCAATTGATTGGTTTCTGGATCAACTTGCACCGAATCGCTGCTTTGAGTTAAACTTGGCGATGAATCGTTTATCGAATTCAAATTCAATTTACCGGCCCACCACAAATAGACCAGCACCGCTAATATAATGACAATAGCAACGCCCCACATTATTAATTCTAATTTGCAATTTCAATTACAATGAGATTTAAGCCGTGCAAATGTTTTAAAAGTACACTTAAATTATCGTTTTCCCAGTTGTTTGGCACATGTACAACGATTGTGCTGCTTAACGTAAATATTTCAAACACACCTGTAATAAATTGTTCACAATAATTAAGCACGTTGGTTCCAAACGCAGATTCGTCGACCAATTGTACATATGTCTTATACATAATCATCGCGTCAAACAATACGTGATGCCTATTAAACGCACCTTCATTTTTTAATATCAAATGTTTGTATAATTTTTTTAAAAATAAAGCCTGTTCTTGTTTTATTTCAGCAAAATATGTAAATTTATCACAACGGTCGTCTGTTAAGCATTCTTTTATGTTTTCAAAATAAATTACGGGTTCATCGTCGTTATCGTTGTATAAAGAAACTGTTGGAGGAATTTCGCCCAAATACAGCGTTATCGATTTTCGAGACATGATACCTTTGACGCCTTTATTTTCACGTTACAAAGACAGCTATCTGTTATATTCGTTTAGACTTATAGATTTATTGAGATCTTCTAAATCGACGCATCTAACAAAACTTTTGTCTTCTCAAGCGACTTATTTGTATCATTTTGCATGTTTAATGACTTATAAAGATGTTCAACGGTACGAAGTTCAACAATTGATTGAGTGGGCAATTAACGCATCGCCAGATATTGATTTACAACAGTTTCGTATAGAGTTTATTGACAAGACGACGGAATTAAATTTGCGTTCTTGCCAACCTAAAAGTTTTACGTACAACTTTACAACCATTTGGGATACTATTCATTTTTTGAGTATTATTATTGACGACATGATTGAAACTCGAGATAAAAACAGTATAGATTTAATAACTCAACAATTAAAAACTATGAAAATTTTGTTTTACAATATATTTTTTATTTTAAACTGCGCAATGTGCCGTGATCATTATATGAATGTAAAAGGATTTATTATATATCACATAGAAATACTAGAAATTGCTTTAGATAAAGAAAAGTATGGCAACAGCATTACGTTTGTAGATACGTATCCACAAGAAAATATTCTTAATGTGGCATCGGAATCAAACGAAACAAACGTTGTTATGAAACATTTAATGGCGTACGTAAGTATGTGTTTTCACAATCATATTAACGACTACAGATGGATACAGAGAAATAAAAAACCACCAATACATCATGAAAAAATGTCATGGAGTGAATACAAAAAAATGTTAAATTTTTAACGTTAATTAGGAACGATTCTGTCGAGTCTATGTTTTAAAACGTTTATAGAATCATCAGTCAATGCACATTCATAAATATGACCATCGATTAATTTAATATTTGACAAAATTAAACGATCATTTAACAAATCTGTTGCCGATTTAAAAATGTTGCAGGATTCGTCGTATTCCAATTCTACAGTTGGAATCCATTTATACTTTACGTAATGCAATTGTTCATCCAACACAACGTATCCGTCTACGGGCACAGTCGTGTAATCAGTTTGACGCAAAGGTGGATCAAAAAAATGTTGAAAACATAATTCTTTGTGCGGAATTATATCGTTACACATTACGTTTTTAATTGTTTCATGCATATGATTAATACATTCTATCGCTGTTTCGGGATGTATTGCGTACGAAGATTGAATGCCACATTCATATTGTCTACGATTGTTATATTTGTATTTGAACACTTGCAATAAATCTGTAATATAAATATTTTCATTTTCCATTATTTCGCATTGAAACGCTACAATGTTATTGAGGGTAAACAAATTTGCGCATTTAGTTGAGTACAGTCGCATGTCGTCGGTTTGAATGATACAAAAATTTCTCATAAACAATCCTCTTCCTCTAACGCCGTCCAATTTAAAAGCCCATTTTTTTATCGACGCTTGTTTAATTTGTTTATCGTCATATATAATTTTTTGTTCACGTTCAAATTTTCTAGGCACCATTTTATCTAATAGAGTCGTGTACGGAACACACGGCAAAATTTTTTGGTCGTCTGCGTACAGTTCCATACGTAGAATTATTTCGCACATGGTTGTAATTTGCGAATCATCCGGCGCAGTTTCAAATTCATATTCGATTCTGATGCGTGCCAAAATTTCATCACTACCCAATTGTGAATTTTGCATGTCTGTAGAACTAGATTTGTCAAGCAAATTTAACAATTTAACAATTTTATTTGCCATTGTAGAATCAAAAGAATCGATATCGCTTTTGGAAAAATATACATGTTCAAATTTAATTTCGACATTTTTACATTTGTAAACGTAAACTTTAATTATTTTGTTGAGCTTAGACGAAATTGTTTTATAAGATATTTTCGTTTCTTTACTTTCACGCCAAATCAAAGGTACAAGAGATTTACCATTCGCAAACCAATACGCAAACTTTTCATGTTTTAATTGAATTTTTTTAATGCTCGATATTGAAGAAATTTTATCATCGTTATAAAAGATGCGTGTTCTTATTTCATTTTCATCGTACAAATCTAAATATTGTTGTTCAAGTTTGTAATTAGGCACAATATAAGCATTCAAAATTTTATATAATAAATCTTGACTGAAATTTACTGAATAAGACATTTCCTTTTCAATTACAAAATTTTCCATAGTTTAAATTTGTGGTTACACTATGTTGGTCGTGGCCACAAATTCACGACGACTGACCAATTATTGTATATTTGCAGCGATTGTTCCATTTGATGCGTGCATAACATATAAATCGCCATGCTCTCCGGATGCATCTGTCGACGACGGTTGGTTTATTTGCGATTACCATTTAAAACTACGCTTTAAAATGGCAAAACTGGTGTTGCCTATTTTTGATGAAGACGATAATCAATTTAAAAGAACAGTTGCAAGACATTTGGTTGGACACAAAGATAAAAATAGAATATTAGTTCCAACTGCTCAAAATTACGAAACCGTGTTAAATTTAAACGGTATGATGCAATCGGAACAATTGATATTTCATTTAATTTATAACAATACTAGACGCGTAAACGAAATTTGCAACATGTTACAAAATTCAGAAAGTTATATTACCAATACGTACAATATTATAGAAAATATTTATTCGCACACTCAAAACATTTTGGCGCTAACAGATCCTAAAGCTTATTGTTCGCGTGTTTCACGTGATGACGTAAGATATTTTAATGTAAACAGAAATAACACCGTCAGGGATATAACTTTTAATAATTACACGGGATTTTTGCAAAACTTAATTAGACGCGCTGTTGCTCCAGAAATCCTACAAATAGACAGCGAAGAATTGCGATTGAGAAATTGCGCAACTTGTGACATTACCGAAAACGGATTAACTGCTACAGTAGAAGGCACAGAACTGTACAATCCAATCAAAAACTGTGATATTGTTGGACGTCAACCTAACCGTTTACAAATTAGAAACGTGTTAAAATTTGAAGGAGATACGCGTGGTTTAGAAAGAACGCTCGCCAGATACGAAGAATATCCCATGTATGTTCCGTTGTTTTTGGGTTATCAATTAATTAAATCTCAAAATAACGTATTAGATGTTAACAATTTATTTCCTCAAATAAATCCATCACCAGAAGAAACGGCACCTGTTCCAGCAACTGCACCACCTGCTCCAGTAATGGAAATGACAACTTAAAATACAATAAAATAATATTTTTTAATGTTTATAAAAATTGTATAATTTTTTACATTTTTATAAAAGTAAAATAGATCTTTTTGTATGTTAATAATAAATGTATAATTTAAATATGTTATTTTTTTTAATGTAAAACTGATTTTTTATATTTTAATAATATAAATGTATGATCGATTTTTTAGTATTCTTGCATATTTTCTAAATAATACAATTTGTCGTGTTCAATGTTACATTTAAAATTTACGTCATCAAACAAATGGTCTGGACACGCCATGTATTGACCGTTTTTAACGTGTAACCAATTATTATATTTAATTTTGTCATTGGATTGAGTAATTAAATTGGAATACATATGACTTGGTTCTTTTTGTTTTTTAACAATTATTGTGTTATTTTCGTACACTGAACGGCATCCTATTCCATTTCCCAAATATGCATAAGAATTTAAAATGTAAAATAAATTTTTTGCAGGTTCACAATCGACTTCAAAATCAGCGTTGTCACGTAACAATTTTAACGCGTTAATTAATTTTTCATTTTCAGCATCGCAACAAGTTAATTTAAAAATTGGGATGGAATAATAACACGAATAAAATAATTCTTTTTTTGGATCCAATTTTAACGACGATGCGTCATCATCTTCATTTACATCGTCATCATCTTCATTTACATTTTGTTCATTGTTTGCATTAAAAGGATTGAACAATGGCGAAATTGTATCGGCTTCCTCAAATGGGTTGAAAGCAGGCAAAATTGTTTGATCGTTGTATAAAATCGTAGATTTTTTTGATCGTGTATTCGACCCATATCCTTCAATATATTTAGCCTCTTTTACGACATCGTAGGTATATTTGGGTGACAGTGTAGTATATTTTGGACTCAGTGTAGTATATTTTTGGTCAATCGTAGAATATAGATGGGTACAAATGTCGTTATCGTATATATTTGTCAATATACGTGTCACAAAATGATCATTTTCTACGATTTTTTGCCCATTTTCGTCTGATATCGCACAAAACTGTTTATATTCTGAATCTACACTCGGTGTAGCGTTAAAAACGTTTAAATAATTACCGTTGCCGAAATGTAAAGTTTCTTTTACGTTTGTTTCGTCGCAAATGTTCATGCGAGTTGCGTCTAAAGCGTCATATAATTTTTCACCAAAACAATTTATTGGATCTCCATTGAACGGATTCAAACCTAATGCATTTTTTTGTCGTGCATAAATTAAATTTTGAACAAAAGCGGTGTTTTTGTCAGAAGAAGACAAAAGGTCGTTGATCATTTGCGACGAACCTATTATACTAGTTTGCATGTCGACATTATAATGATTTGGTATATTTTCTAAAGCTACTGTAAATTTTAAAAATTCGACATTTTCAAATGTAGCCGGTACACAACGTGTTTCATCAAAAATTTCTGCGGGAAATTGTACATTTAACTTAAACTTTTCCAAATATAATTTGTTTTCAAATACATTAGATTGATCACATTCAACTTTTGAAAGTACTTCAAAATTGTCACAAATCAATTGTCCGCTGTTGTATTTAAAATTGTCATCGACATGTTGATATACATGTCGACCCGTTCCATTTGGCAAATCTATGCATTCAGAATCACCGCTGCATTCATATTGACCTTCGGCGTTACGTGTTCGATTTATACAAGTTATCAGTTGAGCTTCGGATCGATTTAAACATTTAAAATATTGCGAATTGCTAATTTCATCAGTTATGTACGTATGACCGATTCCATTTAAAGCACACGGGTGAGTTTGCACGCAAACCATTAAATTTCGATCAAATATTTCGTCAGTTTGGCATGAAGAAACTACATGATGTCCGCCAGAACATTGTATAAATTGATTAGCTGTTAAAGTTTCCGGAAAATATGATAAAATAAATCCGTCGGGTCGATTTTCACACATTTCATTTACTTTACATGTACCGCTAAACGCATCAAAAGTGTAATTATCGGGGCATTCTTCCACAACATGTTCTCCATTTGCCAAACATCTCAAATACAAAGTCGGATGATGCAAATTAGCGTTTGTTGAATAATCTTTGTCGAAGTTTCGACCCAATACTAGTACATCTAACATACGTTCGTCCATCGGATATCGGCCAGTAGATTTATTATCACACGGAGCTATAGGAATACATTTTAATTTTGAATAATCAAATTTAAAATGTTGAGGACATTGCATGTTTATATCTCCGTTATCTCCGGTTATAATAAATTCGTTTTCATTTTTTTCGTTTGCTCTAACACGTGAGTTTACATGTAAAACTTGTTGAAATTTTTGATTTAAAAAGTTAAAGGTTTCAATTTTATCATCGTGTAAACTTTGGTCAAATGTAGATAAATCGACAGTATTGATCCAGGTAACTACAAAATTATTTTGAAAAATATCCGAAACATAACCGATTACGTCAGGTACGGGTTGATCGGCATTTGTACGTTTAATGTATTCAGTTAGAACTTGAAGTCTTTTAGTAAATGTGGTTTCGTCAAATTTTGAAAAAATCGATAAATAAATAAGTGTAAAAGTTATAATTAAAAATATGGCAAGCAACAATAATCCAACGCTTGACATAGTTGTCAACGCGTCGTATACAGAAAATGATTCAAATGTGTTAAATTTCGTAATTGGGGATGAATATCACTTAAAAAAACTTGGTATCGGTGCGCACATTATTAAAGTGACAACTTCACCTTTTTTAAAACGTTTGCATAACGAAAAGTATAATGTTGTTTCGTGCGGTAACTATGTAATTTTATTTAATTTAACTGATAAAAAAGAGGACGATATTGTTGCCATATTGTTTAATTGTCTTGAAACTAAACTTTGTAAAAATAATGTGCTTTTTCAAATACAATTTTTGGACGATAATAATGATAAGACGGACGTTGATTGTACACAGCCTGATGAAATTGTCGAATTTGAAAATTTAAATAATAATGACGACGACGATAAACCCAACGTTGAACGAAATTTGGAATCGTTTTCTGACGACGGAGACGTTTCGGCGTCTAAAAGACAAAAACTTGACGACGATCAACAAAATTAAGTATGACAGCGAATTGTTATTACATTATTTATATGAAGGTAATAATTTAGAATTTATGGACGAAAAAAAAAGTAACGATATTAACGTCATTAAAATAATGAAAGTGAAGGTAAAAAAAACTGGTGCTTCTATTTTGGCACATTACTTTGCGCAAATTGACGTGTCGACTGGATACGCGTTTGAGTTTCATCCCGGAAGTCAACCGAGAACATTTCAGACGGTGCACACCGACGGTTTAATAATTAAAGTTTTGGTGTTGTGTAACGAGTGTTGTAAGAATGAATTACGTAATTACATTAAAGGGGAAAATTCTTTTAATGTTGCGTTTAAAAATTGCGAAAGCATATTGTGTCGCAGAATCAGTTTTCAAACGTTGTTGTTGAGTAGCGTCATTATTTTATTGCTGTTTAACGTAGAAAAATTTTCAATAATCAATTTTATCATAATTTTATTAATTTTAATAGCGTTGTTTTGTCATAACAATTATATTATAAGTAATCCATCCATTTCGTTTTGTCAACATAAACAAAAAATAAAATAAAATATATGGATAACAATCGTAACAATTTATATTTTGCAAAATATCCTACTAATCCCGTTGACGCAATATTTACCAGTCCGCAAACTACTGCGTCTTCAAATTATCTTTTTTCGCCAGCGACAACAATGTCGTCGACTGTACGAACAACAGCCGACACGACAAAAATAGATTACGCCAGTCGAAGTAGCAGTATAAATTCCGCAGCAACAAATTCTAAAATCAAAGATCCAGAATTTGAAACGATATGGTACAACAAATGTGTTAATTTTGTTGAAAAAATAATTAGATATTACAGAAGCAACGACATGTCCGAACTCACTCCTTTGATGATTCATTTTATAAATACCATAAGAGATATGTGTATAGACACCAACCCGGTAAACGTAAATGTTGTAAAACGATTTCAAAATGAAGAAACCATGATTCGACATTTAGCTCGTTTACAGAAAGAATTGAGTCAAAACAATGGTAGCGAATTGTTGTCTAGTGAAACAAATATATTTCAACCGTCTTTTGTAATCAACACTCTGCCGGCGTACGCTCAAAAATTTTACAATGGTGGAAATGACGTGTTGGGTAAAAGCGCATTAAACGAAACGGCCAAACAGTTAAGTCTGGCCGTTCAATATATGGTGGCAGAAGCTGTAACTTCCAACGTTCCGATTCCGTTACCTTTTAATCAACAATTGGCAAACAATTATATTACTCTATTACTCAAACGCGCCACGTTACCTTCCAACATACAGAGCGCCGTTGAATCGAAACGTTTTGCTCACATCAATATGATAAACGATTTAATAAATTCTGTTATAGACGATATTTTTGCCGGAGGTGGAGATTATTATAATTACGTTCTCAATGAAAAAAATCGGGCCAGAGTTGCAGGATTAAAAGAAAATGTGGCTTTTTTAGCACCGCTATCGGCATCAGCCAACATTTTTAATTACATCGCCGAATTGGCCACTCGAGCGGGCAAACGGCCCAGTATGTTTCAAAACGCCGCATATCTAACATCGGCTGCTAACGTAATAAATTCTCCCGCAAATCATCTAACTAAAACTGCTTGTCAAGAAAGTTTAACCGAATTGGCGTTTCAAAACGAATCGTTACGAAGATTTATTTTCCAGCAAATAAATTTTAAACAATCTGCGTCCGCTGTAGATTTTGAAGAAAATTTTATAAGTAAAAACGCCGCAACGTAATGGCCTTTCGTGTCAACATTAAAACGTGGTGTGTTTACATTTTAAAATTGGACAATGGAAATTTGTACACTGGTATCACGAAAAATTTAAAACGGCGATTGCAACAGCATTGTTCAAAACGATCCGGCGCTAAATATGTGCGCGGTAAAAATTTTACTTTGGTCTATCACAGCGCAAAAGCTTACGATCACAAAACCGCCGCGCAAATGGAATACAATCTTAAGCGTAAACGTAACAAATATTTTAAATTGCGTTTAATAAAAAACAAGCCTCTTTTCTTGCATAAATATTTAACTTCACATTGCGATGAACTTGGACGTACCCTATTATCGTTTGGGTAACCCAGAAAATGTAGAGTATATTCCTTTGAAATTGGCACTAAACGACGAGCAAGAACAAAAAAATGTTGACGACAAAACAAACAAAATTTTTACAAACGCAGATTCAATCAAGATGTCAAACGACAACAACAACAACAACAACATGTCCATAGGAATTGTAATATTAATTGGATTAGTTGTATTTGCTGTATTGTTTTTGTTGTTATATCTAATATATTACTTTATAATATTAAGACAACAAGTTCGATATTCTAATGATATCGAACTTGAACCTATAATTTTTAATAAATTTGATTAAGTCCACGCATACAATTTTTTATTTAACAAAATGAACGATTTTGGAGTTAGAAACGAAAATACTTTTAATGCTTGGAAATTAAAAATACAACTTGATCCCAGATTCGAAACCGTTTTCGACATTGCCGCCGATCGTCAACGATGCACTCCTGACGAAGTAAAAAACCACAGTTTTTGGAGCAAATATATGTTTTGCAAACCTTTTGCGCCGACTACTTTAAAAAGCTATAAATCACGGCTAATTAAAATTATTTACTGTTTAATAGACGATGCAGATATAGAAAACTCGTCGCATTCTTTAAATGACGAATTCGCTTCTATTAAAAACCAAACGCCCTTGATCGATACCGAAGAATTATGTAAACGAATGTTAGAACTTAGGTCGGTTACTAAAGAAACTCTACAGTTGACTATAAATTTTTATACCAACATGATGAATTTGCCAGATTATAAAATTCCTAGAATGGTGATGTTGCCTCGCGACAAAGAATTGAAAAATATCAAAGAACATGAAAAAAATTTAGTTTTAAAAAAAATTATAGACACGACGCTAGAATATATCAATAATACGGTAAAAATGTTAAATGGTGATTATGTTCATTATCGTGGATTAATCCGGGGCGCCATAGTGTTTTGTATTATGTTGGGTACCGGTGTGCGCAACAGTGAAGCGCGTCAATTTAGCGTGAACGATCTGACGGTGTTGATCAAACGAGGAAAATTGCGCAGTGACACGATTAAGTTAAAACGAAAACGTGACCGAAGCAATTTGTTAAATAAAATTATGTCTCAACCGTTAGAGTTAGCGTTAGAAATGTATTCGCGTAACCCTAACATTTTAAAATTAGCTAAAAACACTTCCACACCTTTTAAAGATTTCAATCGTTTACTCGACGGTGCAGGCATCGATATGGAACGACCGCGTAGCAACATGATAAGACATTATTTAGTGAGCAATTTGTACAATAACGGAGTTCCTTTGCAAAAAGTTTCAAAATTAATGAATCACGAATCTACAGCTAGCACTAAACATTATTTAAATAAATACAATATAGGCGTAGACGAAGATAGTGACAGCAGCGAAGAAGAAAATAACGAACAAGAAATCGACGATAATACACAACAAGAACCTAACCCGTCGGGATCGTCTAACGGTTCGTCATCGTATTATCGAAATTAAATAAGCGTTGAAATGAAATTGTAACCGTTTACAATTCAAAATGAACGTGTATTTGCTTTTGGGCACGCTAGCGGTTGTAAGTCTGTTGTACGACAGAAACGAAAATGGTATTTTCTTTTATCTGTTAATGTTATTTTTGGTTTTTGTTTTAATTTGTCCGGTAATAGTAAGCAAAAACATGGAATCTACAGTAGACAATATACCGAGTCATAAAGCTAAGAGCGTTAGAAAAAAACTGGAAATCGAACAAGCGCTCGATGCAATTTTGAACAAAAACACGAGTTCATTAGATTAAAATAAGCGCAAAATGTCCAGTTTGATGAAAAATTTTTTTAGCGAGCTAATAAAATCAACAACATTTACGGGCAAAGTGACTGTTGTAAAAACTACTTTGCAAGAATGGTTATATGATCAGGTTTATCCCGATGCGGTTTTTAAAAACAAATTACAACAATTTGTTAGTAAATTTATTTCCAATCAATTTAAAAGTTACGAAATTTACAATTTTGTCGAAGCTGTGGATTCGGCTAACAAATTGTCGCCTCACCAAATCGATTTTCTTTTTAATGCAATTTTAAACAATTATTCGGTAAAATTAATACTGCAAAGATTCACTTTTGGAGAATACATTACTGATGACGAATTAAGTTTAATAGCGACCTTTTTAGTTACAGAAATGGATCGGGCATACCAATTACCATATTGTTAATATAAGATAAAATATAATTTTATTGCACGTAATGCATCAAACCCAAATTAGTAAAAATGACAATGCTAAAATTGTCGACGCTAATACTAAAATTGTCGACGCTAACATGGAAGAATATACAGTAGACGGACTCAAACTTAAAAGTAAATATATCGATTATTATAAAGCTCTAAAAATTATTATTGATTTTATAATAATGTGTGTCAGCAAAGAACTGAGCATGAAAGATTACGAACAGGTTTATGCAATGGGTCGAGAATTGTATGAAATCTTGCGAAGCATTTTTATTGATGAGCCGTTTAAGTTATGGTTGGAAAATCACGCGGATCAATTTGAAAGTAAACACAAAAATGAAATTGTTAAAAAACTTGAAGAAAGTTTAAAAAAAATGTTGTCCAACAAAACGCAGTTAAAATCAAAAACTATTAAATGTATCGTTACAGACATGTTAAATAAAGAATTACACGAAATTTTATTAAATAAAGAATTGAATGACGACGAAAACGACGTTAAAGATTGTTATATCAAACCGACTTGTATAGTAGAAACTTATAACTGCTGTAATTTAACCTTTAATAAGTAGACAAATTATAATGGAATCTGAAGACCAAATTCTTTTAACACATCAAAGATCTGTATTGAAATTGATTAATGAAATTTATCAATTTTTAAACAATACAACGCAGGAAACTAACGATTCTTTTTATACATTACAAGAGTCGTTAACAGAAATTTTGTTTAAAAACGATAAAATAATAACTAACGACGATAATTTTAATCACATTATTGACGCCACTAGAAGAAGTATTAAAAGATGTATAAATTTAATTAATATTAAACATTTTTATTGTAAATAAAATAACAAATTATAATTTTTAGTTTAATTTACAACAACCACATTAATATATACAATGTTACAATTATTATACAATTGATAATGTCGTGTTTGGACTTCCTTTTCTTTGTCGTCCAAACACGACATTAAACAATGACACAACAAACACACAAGCTTTTTCGATGCGTTTTTAAAAATATGTATAGTAAAAAAGGTCAATATTTTTTTTGACATACAATACAATAAGATTTAAAATCTTATTTTATTGTGGCAAAGTTTCTATGCGTCGTTTAATAACAGAATTGCACACACAACATTTTTTACATCGACGCGAACATTTTACACATGCCGCTAAATGTCTACATGGCAAAAAACATACTGATTTTTCCTCTTCAAAACAAATTTTACATTCCGACGTCTCTGATAGATGTATGGTGGTCGTCGCCGCAATTTCTTCGGCAAAAGGAGCCGATGGCTGCATAAACGTTAATGGTAATCGAAAATCCTGATTCATAACTTGTTCTTTTGCATTTTCTAAATTAAAAATGTCATTGTCTTGTTCTTGCAAATCGTCAATTTCAACAAATACACACTTTGAATGATGTTGTCTCTGAGCATGTTCTATGGTGTTAAATTTAAAAATTACATGACAACATGAACATTTAACATATGTCGTTTTTCCGAAACTGTAAAATCCACATTTTGCGAGTTTACATATAATGTGTTGAGATCGAAATCGATGCCGACACGTTTTAAAACTTACAAAAGATTTTTTTCTGACAGCTTCGTTGCACCTGAGAGAGTTAATTGCAGAAATGCAATTTTCTGAAAATTTATGACGTTTGACGAGTTTAGCGTTTATTTTTTTCATTATTATGTTGCATCCTATACATTTAACAAATTCATTTTGCATAAATAACCCAGTTTTTGCTAATTCTAATTTAAAATCATCGTCTAAAATCATATTAGACATAGTTTTGAATCTACCGCGTGTAAACAAAATAGAAGAAAAAAAATCGCTTGCATTTTTATTTTGCATTATAGCACGCTTGCAAAGTTTTCACTAATAAATTTAAATTTTTGTATTGGTTTTTGTAATGCTTATTAAATTGATGAATCAATTTGTCGATATCATCATCGGTTCTCGAAACGTTTAATTTGTTCAAACAGATTAAATAACGTTCAGAATTGGCGGGTCGAGACGACGGAGGCTTGTACAAATGCCAAGTTTCAAAGTTTATTACAAAATTGTTTAACATAATCAGCGTTTTGCGTTCGAAAGCGTCGAACACCTTTAACACGCAATTGCCCCCTTCACGTAAAGAAATTAAAATTAGCCTAATCTCGCACATGATCAAATCAAAATTTAGAATTTCTTGTTTGTTTTCTTGTCCGCTTACATCCAAAGATCCATCGGCTAAAACTAAATCACATTTATGGTTGCAATACAGGTTTATTTCAAATGCTACGTTTTTATCTTGAATATCACCAGTGTTGTCGGGTCCGACGATTGTTGTAAAATTTTTTCTTTTCACAACAGACCGTTTGTAAACGCACGGAATGTTGAAGGTCAATGTAACGCCAAATGCGGAGCAAAAAGGATTTAATGACATTACATAATTAACGAATTCTCCGGGTCCTCCGCATAAATCCAAAAACATTTTAACGTCACGACATATAAAGTACTTTTTGTCGATTTCCCGTAACTTATTCCAACAACGCGGTGATTTATTTGTAAATTGTTGTTTATCAAATAAATTGGTTCGAACTAAATTGATAGATTTAGCATCAAACGTGTTTAAATCGTTTTTAAGTTTATTTAATTTTTCTTTCCACGACATTGTTAAATGTAAAAAATGCGACCGATACCGTCAACAGCACGACACATATAAATGCCAACAAAAATCCGATAAGATTGACAGTTATCGTTTGAACATTGTAGTCGTTAGATTTATTCAACGCGGCATGTAAATTTTCATTGTATACTATTAAAGTTTTAGTTTTTAAATTATACACAATAGGAATATTGTAATCAAAATTTTTAAAATCTGTTTTGTTCATCATTGTTCTAAAAGTGTTATCGAGTGGAATATTATTAGCTACATTAATAATTAATTCGCGCCACGCTAAAGATCGGTGTTCGGGAACAACTTCAATTTCCTCTGCATTTAATATTTGCCATTTGATATCGTCCCACATTTTAAATTACAAAATGAGCACTTTAAAAAGAAAAATGTCAATTGAAAACGACGAACAAATGCCTATCAAACGTGTAGCAATCAACGAAAATGAAGAATTGCAACCGCTTATTAAACGTGTAACAACGGACGAAAAGAAAATTAAAATAAATTATAAAACTGTTAAAGGTAAACTGATGAACAAAACAAAATTGAGCATAGATAACGAATTGTATTTTTATTTTAAATTTTTGTCCGAAGATAAAGTTAATGAATACTATGGTGATTCGCAATGTTTTGAAGTCATGAAAGAAAATACGTGTTATGAATTAAAATTGAATTATGTAAAAACTAAATTTAAAAATTGGATTCAAATAAACAGTTTTGCGGAATGCAATTTAGAAATGGATAATCTGGTTAAAGTGAACGAATTTTTGACTAGCAAAATGTTTGAAGACGAACAAGATGTTAATGCGATTGTTAAATTGAAATATATTTACAAAAATCCAAACAGTTTAATGTACAAAATTGTGTACGAAATAAATTATAAAGATTTTAATGATGACGAATGTCAAGTGGTGCAAGTTGAATGTTCAACCAATGCTAAATTTTTGTTTTCTATGGTAAAATGTGATGAAATAAACGAGTTATTGGCATACTTTAAATCTAACGAAAATAATATTTTTAATATATATAATGTAAAATGTCAACAAATGATAAACAATGGTAACAATCCATATTATAATTGGAGTACAACAAGGGCGACGCGCATGGAGTTGTGCGAAACTTTGAACGTCGAGAAAGTTGTAAATTTAAAAAATTACAATGCCGAAACGAGCATCAGTCGTTTAAACAAACGAATAATTTCTTGTGATGTAAAAAAATTGAAAATGAACATGGAAGAAAACAATCAAGGCGACGTAAAATTTGTAATTCAATTTAAAACTGACAATTTTGTGGATGTTACTGACGATTTGAGTACTTATTTGGATTCGGACAAATGGATTCGAGCAACTTTATATGTAAACAAAAAAGTTGAATATGATTTTGCCCAAAAACTTTCCGCAGATATAAATCAATTAGCGGAATTGCTAGACGACGGTCTGGTAAAGGTTGTTTTGTTTGCAACTGTAGACAATGGCGGCAGTTGCAACATGAATGTATTGAGTTTGTTGAAAACTCGACGACGAAAACGATTATACATATTTGTAAATTATGTGTTTGTTATTCCATAGGTTCCGTCGTCGTTGCTGCGACGGTGCGCGCCAAAGATTCATAATTTTCAAACAAATTGCTCTGTTCATCAAATATATCATTGACTTGTGTTTGATATTTTACAAATAAATTGGTTGTATTATCTACAATTGTGTTTAATTCTTCAATCTTACTTTTTAAAACTTTTTCGCAAATGTCATTTATTGCGGTGGTTTGTAAATTTTCTAAAATTTTATTTTTTGCTTTATATCTGTCATTTTCTTCTTTAATAGCTTGGTAACCTGTATTATTCAACTGAGGTTCGTTATCTGTTAAATTTATTAAAGTTTTTAAACTTTCGCGAGTTTCAAATAAATCGTTACGTAAATTTTCTAAATCTTTAATTTTTGTTTTTAATTCTACATTTTCTTTTGTAGTTTTTTTTTCATTTTTTATTATATCAGTAATTTTTTCAATTAATGTTTCATCAGAAATATTAACATCTGAAATTAAATTTTCTTTTTTTGAAACAAGTTCAAAAATACTTTCTTTTAAATTTTTATATTGATTCAACATTTCTGAATTTAATTGATCTTCTTTTAAAAAATTTGAATTTTTGAATAACTCTCTATTTAAAAAATCAAACCATTTTGATATTGAACGGTGCTGTTGATCAACTAAATTTTTAGCACTTTCAAAATCGATGTTTTCTGGTGTTTCTTCATATGTTGGAAGTTCTAAAAATTCTTTTGAATTTTGAAAGTAGTCTGAAATAATTTGCCATAAAACTTTATAGTAATCTTTAATACTAGAAAATGTAATTTCTAAAATGTTTAAAAGATCTTTAATTTGTGATTTTAAGCTTTGATTTTCATTATTTAAAATTAATTCATTTGTAGTTTCATCAATCATAAATTCGTTTTGTAAAGTTTCAAAAGTTTGATCTTTTTCTGTTTGTTGTAAAGTTTTAATAATTTGATCTTTTTCAAATATTTCATTTGTTAAAGTTTTAATAATTTCATCTTTTTCAAATATTTCATTAGTTAAAGTTAACGTTTTATCATCGTTTTCGATTGTTTCCTTTAAACTTTGGTAATTTGTTTTAATTGTATTAAAATCTTTTAATAATTGTTCGTATTTAGTATTTAATTCTGTTAAATTTGAACGCTCTTTTTTTAATTGACTTGTTAAACTTGCAAAATTTTCATCAGATTGAGGTGATTCAAATTTTTGTTTTATTTTATTGTATAATTCATTGCAAATATTACGTAAATTGTTATAACTATCATCGTCTACTAAAGTGTAATTAAATTCTATTTGATTTATTAAAATAAATATATTTTTAAAAAAAATTAAAAATTCACTAATGAAATAGCAGAAAAATTCATTTTTAATAAATTGTATATTAGTTTTTTTAAATATACAATTTATTAAAAGTGATATATCTGTATTTTTTAATTGAATTTTTATCAATTCGATCGCATTAAATAATTTATCATTAAAAACAAAATGTACCTTTAATATATCTTTTAAAAAAATTAAATAATCAATTAATTTTTGAACGTCGTTACTATTAAAAAAAATGGACGTCAATTGTTCGTTTTGTTCCGTTGTTAATTCAATTTTTTCTTGCAAAAAAGAAGATGGTGGTTGAGGTGCAGATGGAGGAGATTGCGAAAACGGTGGTGACGGCGGTGTAAATGTAGAAAATTGTGGAGGCGGTGGAGGTTGTTGAGACGATGAAAATTGAGATCCAAATGAGGGACCTGGAAATGGCTGAGGATAGTTGTAGGCGTACGTGTAATTGATATTGTGAGTCATTGTGCCGTTTGTATTTTGTTTGATAAACTTTGATAAAAAATTTAACACCAATGCGGGAAGCGCGTGAGGATCAAAGTTTTCCATTTTGGCTGACGGTCTGATAACAAGAATGGCTTTATATATCTCTAGCAAAGTGTGTTCATACAATTCCAGAGTTTTGAGTCGTGAACTCATAGCGTTGATAGTGTTTAGAAGATTGTGAACGGTACGAGAGTTTACGTCGGTGCTTCCATATTTCGGTAACCGTTGCTGTTGCTGCATGTTTTAAAATGAAATTATACACTTACCAACAGTTAAAAAATCGTTTGGGAAATTATGTAAAATTAAAGTTTAGCATAACGCCAAACGATATTTTTAGAATTATCCGACTGACCTATAATGAAGAAAAAGGATTTTTATTGGCCTTTTGTAACACCAACGTTAGTGATGAAATTTTACAATTTTATTTTAAAATAAAATTGGATTTGTATTCTTACAAACAGTGTTATGACAAACACATATTTCCAAATTGTCGTAACAAATGCAAAAGTTACACGACGTTTGTGGCGCCAGGTTTGAAAGGTAAACATTTGGACAAGATAAACGTAATAAAATATAAACGCAACGAAGTTAGTTTCAATAATTCGGCGTGTTTGGATAAATTTTTGCACAATGTGAATCGTGTGCACATGCAAACGCCATTCATAGAAGGCAAATATATGAAATTTCGGCAAACGCAACACTGCGAAAATGGATTTGTCAATAATTCACAACGCATTTTTACAATGGATAAATTTGACGAAGATTTTGAAATAATTGATGAATCAGAGTTGACTGCCAGTATTATGCCAGTATTGGCTTGTTACGACATTGAAACCCATTCCGACGGTCACACTACATCCAACGCGCTTGTAAATTTTATTATTTCTATCGGCTTGGCTGTATTTAAAAATGACAAATTTTTAAAAATTTGTTTAATGTATCATTGCCAAAACGTTAAAGTTGATCAAACCGAAAACGACGATATATGTCTTGTTTTGTTTAACAACGAAATCGATATGATTACATCGTTTTTTGACTTGTTAAAATTGACTAATCCAGATGTTATTTTAGATTTTAACGGCGATCTTTTCGATTTGCCGTACATAATAAAACGTTTAAAAACAAATAAAATGAAATTAAAACGTTACGATTTACCTCCCACGTTTCCAAACACCAAATTGTTTATAGATAAATTGGGTAACAAAGTTGACACGTATTATTTTGATTATTACATTCATATAGATTTGTATAAATATTTTAGTACGGATCCTAATCAAAATAACGTTGAAAATTTTCAATTAAACACGTTGAGTAATCATTATTTGGGAGAGTCAAAAATAGATTTGCATTGGACGGAAATGGTAAAAATGTACAATAACCAAAAATTAAACATAATAGCTGAATACAACGTTCGCGATTGTGAACTACCAATTAAACTGTTTGTAAAATTGAAAATGGTCGATTCAATGTACTCGCAATGTATTTTGCATCGATTGTGCACTGATGATGTAATATGTAACATTTCTCATTTGATCAGTGTCACGTATTTTTATAAAGCTATTACTAACACGCGCAAAAATCAAATTACTCAACTAGAAGAACCAAATCCGTATTTTTTTAACAAAAACGATTTGTCTATAATATCTGGAACTACCGGCGGAATATCTAAATTAAACAGAAGATTGATAGCAGTCAACGACGTTCCTAAAACGGCAATCAATTTAGGACCAATTAATCAAATCGTAAAGTATAAAGGTGGTAAAGTGTTGCAACCTCGCGCAGGTATTTACAAACACGCTTTTTCATTAGATTTCAATTCGTTGTATTTGACTATTATGATCGTTACTTGTTCGTGTTTATCGAATTTATTTTTGTGCGACGACGGAAACGTTTATTTGAATCAAGACGTTGACGCCATTAACGTAAAATTACTATCAGAACTTTTGTCGCAGAGATCAAAATTCAAAAAAACTCGCGATGATCAAAACCAATCGAAATTTTTATACGATCTTTACGATCAAATGCAAAATTCGGTCAAAAGAACGGCAAATAGCATTTACGGTTATTACGGTATTTTTTTTAAACCTTTAGCAAATCACATTACCAAAACAGGCCGTTGTCAATTACAAAAAGCTATTTCATCAATAGAAGCTTTAAGCAATGATTCGGAAATTTTACGACAATTCAATTTATCATGTCTAAATTTTAAAGTAATTTACGGTGATACCGATTCAACATTCGTTTTACCGATTTTTGATTCAAAAGAAATAAAAGAAGAATGTTTATTGGAAACTTTAAAAAAAATATGTTTATTGGTTCAGACAAAAGTCAACGCTTATTTTGATGGCAACCACAAAATGGCATTTGAAAATTTAATGCAATCTTTAATATTGTTGAAAAAGAAAAAGTATTGTTATTTAAATAGCGAAGATAAAATAGTATTTAAAGGATGGTTGATCAAAAAAGATATGCCGGTTTTTATGAGATCGGCGTTTAGATCGGCAATAGAAATAATTTTGCGGCAATCAGATCTAAATAAATGTCTACAAAGTTTAATTGAAAGTTTTGAATCGAGTTACAAATGTTTCGGTAAATCTAAACAATTGACAGATTATAGTTTTAGTATGACATACAACGAAAACCCTGGAAAGAAAAGAAAACTTGAAAACGATGAACAACAAAATTCATCTCCTAAACGAAAAGTTATTACTATCGCCAAACATTGTCGAGAAATTCTTATTAACAAAGGCACCAATTTTGTGCCAGGTAACGGCGATCGTATTCCGTATTTGTTAATCGACGTGCCTGGAAAAAAAGTAACTGAAAAAGCCTATCCTGTACGTTTGTTTGATCCTACAATTATGCGTATAAGCTGGATGAAACATATGGGAATTTTGTGTTCGTTTATGAACGAAATGTTAGAAATATATGGAGATGATTATAAAGAAGAAATCAAAAATTGTTTTCAAACAATTACACGTACATACATGAACAAACAAGTTTATGATAAAAAAGAACCGGTTTTGGTTAAAATAAAAATTTCAACGGCCGTTAAGAAACAAAAAAACGAAACTGATGAAAGTTGCAATGAAGATGACGAAATTTCGGATGAAGAAAAAAACTTGTGTGCCAATAACACGTTCAAATTTAATTTGTATAATATACGTTAATAATTTTTAAATAAATTTTATTTGTTAACAATATTTTTTATTTAATGCTTTCGTGTTTTAGCGGATGCGTGAATCATGGATTAGGTCGTCGACTCGACTGATCGTGTTTTTACTCGACGATCGTAGTGGTAAAACGAGATGGATGCGTGAGTCATGAATTAGGTCATCATCGACTCGGCTGATCGTGTTTTTCTTCGACAATCGTGGTGGTAAAACAAGGCGAATGCATGAGTCATAAATTGGTCATTGACTTAAATTTATCATGTTTTACCTCGACAATTGTGGTGGTAAAACAAGGCGGATGCGTGAGTCATAGATTAGGTCATCGATTCGGCTGATCATGTTTTACCTCGACAATTCTGGTGGTAAAACAAGGCGGATGCGTGAGTCATAGATTAGGTCATTGACTTAAATTTATCATGTTTTACCTCGACAATTCTGGTGGTAAAACAAGGCGGATGCGTGAGTCATAGATTAGGTCATCGACTCGGCTGATCGTGTTTTATCTCGACGATCGTCGAGGTAAAACGAGACGGATGCGTGAGTCATAGATTAGGTCATCGACTTAAATAAGTTATTTGCAACATGAAAAAAATAATTATAATATTTGTACTGTGCTGTAATATATTGCCAATATTTTCACACGGTTATTTATCATTTCCCGTTGCTAGACAGTATAAATGTTTTCGCGACGGAAATTTTTATTGGCCGTCTAACGGAGATAAAATTCCTGACGACGCGTGTCGAAATGCTTATAAAAAAATTTACTACAGATATCGCGCCGTCGACGCATCTTCTGAATCGGCCGCTACCACTGCACAATACATGTTTCATCAATATGCGGAATATGCAGCAATTGCCGGTCCTCAGTATGCAGATTTTGAAAATGTAAAACGCAAAGTAGTGCCTCATACATTATGCGGCGCCGGCGCAGCGGATCGTTTAAAATTATTCGGTGACAAAAGCGGTATGGACGAACCGTATTACAATTGGAAACCCGACGTATTGTTATTGGATCGCGATCAAATTACATACGAGATCAATATTCATTTTTGTGCGACGGTCGTGCATGAGCCCAGTTATTTTGAGGTGTATGTTACTAAACACGAATACGATCGTCGTAATCCTTTGACTTGGAACATGTTGGATTACATAGGAGGCAACGATTCTACATTATTGTTTGATTCGCAAGATTTAGAGTGTGAAAGCGGACAATATTATTCGATACCAGTAAATATTCCATATAGACCAGGACAATTTATTTTGTATGTTCGTTGGCAACGAATTGATACTGTAGGAGAAGGATTTTACAATTGTGCAGATTTAATTTTTAAATTTAAAAATAACGAAAATTTATACGCTCAAACTGCTAAATTTGTCCGAGATCAATTATATTACCAAACTTTTAATAAATTTTATTACACGCAATATGATAATGATAAATTTGCAAACATTATAGATGAATTATAAAAAAATACAAAATATATTTTTGCAATTTATTCAATAAATAAATCCAATAAGTGTTCGGGAAATAAAAACTCAGATGGCAACGCGCAAATGTTCATAACAATTCTGTCATCGTTTTTATAACAAACGTTATTGTTTTTTAAATACAAATTTTGTAAAACTACCGTGTTGTGATAAATGTCGGCTCCGCATATTTTAACTTTATTATGCGAAGATATGTAACTGTTTAAACTGCTTGTAGCTCTTGTAGATATCGTTTCGATGTCTGTCGCCGACGTGTTTCTGTATTGCTCAGTGCTTTTTATCAAATTTGCGTCTCCTTTAGCGCCGCTTTCGATCATATCTTTAAATTGTCCGCTTAAATCAAAAATTTCTTCATCGCCACACACCATTTCTTCATCGGCTATTAAACTGATGAACTCTTTAAATAACAAATAGCTTGCGTTTGAACTTGCGATAAGGCAAAAATCATGCATAATTAAATCTAATCTTTGAGAAAATTGTTTATGTTCGTGTAACTTCCACAAAGTCAACGCTGCCGGTATCGATTTTAATAAATTTTCCACAGCGTTTATATTTTTATACAAATAATAAATTTGTTGTGACACAAAGGAAAGACGATTTTTATCGAAACATATAAAATTGAATCTTGGATCGCCGTACATTAAACATTCTAAATCGATCAACGAATTGGGTTTAGGTAAAAAGGTTATAACTTTTTTGTCTCCGTCGCAATCTGTATTGGCTCCGGGAAATATTCCCAATCCGACTTTGACATTCCAATCAATAAGATTTTTTTCATTTACGTTTACATCACACACTTGCGTGCTCAACTGACTAATGTTGGGATGACGTGTTGTCCAAGCACGCACGTTAGTAACGTCGCGACCATAATAACGTTTTATGCTAGATTTTGGCGGAATAATTTCATTTACTCCGTTTAAACATTGCACATTGGCGTAAAACGAGGCGTTGTTTATAAAAGTCGAATATAAATATTGGACGGCGTATCCGTTTTTGTTTTGCAATTGATCTTTGATGATTCCATGTGTTAATTTAATTTTTTGTAACGCACTTGAAATGTCCACCAAACTGTTGTCGTGTTTAGAATTAAAAACTTTGTTTAAAAATACAACAAAATTATAATCCCACAAAATAAAATGAGGTAATATTAAATAATCGATAGTGTCGGTAAATTTATTAGTTTTTAATTTTTTTAAAAACACGTTCGAAGGCAAATCAGTTATCACTACGCAAGTAGATTTGACAATTTTAATTAAATCTTTTGTTTGCGTGCTTTTAATTGATTTGTCTGTGTACACGCTAATTAATTGGTCAATCAAACCGTTGTAATAATTTGATTTTTGATTTTTTTTCAAATCGTTGACAAAATTTTTTAACGTCTGTTTAAATTCGGCGTGCGTAAAAAACGCAACATTTTGCAATTCGTCAATATTTAAAATTAAGTCAAATTCAGTTGAAGTTTTATTTAAAAAAGAATGCATGTTTGCTTTGTTCACGTTTTAAAAGTGTAATGTTAAAATATAAGAGGGTTAAAAATAATTAACGTAATTGTATACTTGCACAAATTAATTGACGACATGGATCATTTTGACCAATTAATTAACGTGTCGCTTCTTAAATCTTTAATTAAAACTCAAATACACGAAAACGTGTCTGATGATATAAAAATTTTAGAAGAAAAATTAAAAAAATTAGAATTTAACAATCTTTCAGATAGTGTTGAAATTTACGGAATTCACGATGTTAAATTAAACAATAAAAAAATTAGAAATTGTATGCTAAAAAGAATTTGTAAATTACTCAATTTAAATTATAAACATATTTTGGATTCTACCTATAACAAAAATCACATTGTTGTAAAATTACGTGATGCAGTTCGAGCTAAAGAATGGCAAACTAGATCGCGCGAGCGCAGAATCAAAAATTACGATTTAAATATTGATTACGACGGTCCTGTAAAAATTTTTGTCGCCGCTACAAATGAGCAAAAATTGTTGTTGAAAAAAACCCGCGACGCTCTTTTGCCTTTTTACAAATACATTTCTTTGTGTAAAGACGGTGTTATGGTAAGACGCGATGAAAAAAGTCGCGTTTTTGTGGTAAAAAACGAACAAAACATTGAATTTTTACGAATCAACAGTTGTACTAATTTGAAAAAAATTGACAACGACAACGATCAAGAAAAATTGTTGCAAAATTTAATTTAAGTTTTGCAAATTATTACATCAAGTTGAATCTCATACTTTAAGGTTGTAATTCTTGCCGTCCTTTACAAAATACGATGATAGTAGTGCCTAAACGTTTCCAAAACTTGCCATATAACGGTAAGAGAATATTTAAAAAATTCTACGATCGTAGTTTAAAAAAATTTAAATCTGATTCTGTAGCGCTTAAATTGGCGTATTGTGCAGTTAGAAAAAAGTACTTTTGTGTCAACGGTAAATGGAAAGTTCGTCCCGACGCAAACGATACCGATACTACTAGCATCGATTCTTCGAGTTTAGAAGAAAACGATTAAAAATTTTAATGTATAAAATTTCCGACATTTTGTATAAAGAGAAAATGCCGCATAGAGCTAAAAAATTATTTACAAAAACGTTTTTAGAAAATCACAAATTAAATGCAGGAGACGAAGAAGTTGCTTTAATTAAAGCAAAAAAAGCTTTAGAAGACAAATACGTTAAAGTGAATTTATTAAGAGATTCGTGGATTCCACGTAAAGCGGCCTACGAAATAATCAAAGACGACATTGACAACGAAGACGACGACGACGTTAATTTTTTAAACAAAACAACGTTATCGTCTAATAAAAATTACAAAAATGACGATAACAATTACAATAGTAGCAGTGATTACGAATCAGATGATGAAAATTTAAAAGATACTAGCGAATCGGATAACGAACATTTAAATGATAAAAATAAACAATCACACTTTCAACACAGCACAAAAAAACGAAAACGATTTTATGTTGATACAAGCGATGACGACGAAGAAAATTTTATTAGAAATAAAAAATTTACATTATAATAACATTTTAGTTTAATTGATACAATTGATTTTCCAATTCTCGATCCATTTTATCTCGAACATGTTGATCTTCAATTATAATCGGCAAAGGTGTAAAGTTTCTTTTTTGAAAATCCAAAAATCCACACACTCGTTGATGATAGGTTTCTTTTGAATGTAGTCGTTTGGCCACTATTACTCGAGCATCAGAACACAATTCAATAAACATGGAATTGTTGTTGTCGTCAGCATTAAAACTTATGTAATCTACAAAATTTTTAGGTGGTACAAATTTAATTTGTTTAGAAATAAAAGTTAAATTGTTGAAAATATAAAGAGTTAAAGTTTCTAAAGACATATTACATTTTAAATAAAAATGTTTATAAAATGCTTTTTTTATATTCAAAAATATAATATAATGTTCGTCGTTATCATCTTCACTTTGTTCAAAAATCAAATCTGTCAAATCCAATATAACATCATCGAATTCAACCCGTTTTGCACAAACGGGTTGTTTAATTTCTCGTAAGACGTTCGACGCCAGCATGTTTACTTGCAAAATAAACCGTTGGTCGAAATGATAGTATTTATATGAACTAGAATAACAGCAAACGTGGTAAATTCGACCTTATGACCACTAAATATGCGTTCTATTTATAAAGTATTAATAAAACGCAAACAAATAGGATAACTTTTATTAACACAATAATACACACGCAATACCGCCTTTTATTGAACACAATATTACGTTCAACTGAATTTTTCATTTCGCTAGGGACACGACAGCCGAGCGAAATTGAATTTTTTATTAGAAAAGTTCACCAACTGCTACCAATATTGTCGATTGAATATTTTATTACACATAAAGACGGTCGTTCATTCACTACGCAATAGAGGCTTTAATTTTAAAACGCTTATTGCGCGTTAATATTTTCTAATTAATTTGTCAATTTTGGAAAAATCTCTTGGACCCACTATATTGTGCGTTGTGTGACGACCCACTTGATTATTATCAAACAATTTGTAATAGTCGCCCAAAAATATCTTTTTAACATTACTAAAACTGCTATTGTCATCTGTAACATTTTCTTGTTTATCTTTCATTAACTTGTTATTATGGTTTTTGTATTTTTTATCCACTGTAGTTTCAATTATTTTTCCAAGCGCCATTTTTTTCATTGTTTACGTAAACGTGTAAAGTCAAATATTTTTTGAATTACAATGTTTATTCAGTAAATAGGTCGCTTGTTAAATACTTTAATTTGTATCATGCGCACAACGTACGCGATAATTTATGTTATTGTTTACCAAAATTAAACATATTTACAACAGTTTTTAGTTGGAATTGTTTACCAATCCAAAATAAACACTGAATTCGTTTATAAAATTTTGCCAATCCAGTAAATACATTTGAAAACGATCGCGATTATTCAACTGATTGTCGATGTTAATTTTTAAATCTGAACAAATACTGATTCGTTGGGGTGAACGTGTTATTATTTCGCTATAACGCCTATAGTTGTTTGGATTACGACCCCATTTAGCGTAGCGAAAAACACGTTTTGTGATTTCGCGCGGTACACACATAACGTGTCCAGGAGAAATTCCTCCGTATTCTAAATCGCAACATTTGATTCTGTCTTTATTATTGGGACAATTGCCTAAATTACGAACTATAACAGATATTGAAACGTTATCATTAATCAAATTAAATGGGCTAATTTGTTTTAAAATCGCTGTCAAAATAGTGTTGTACAACAAAAAGGTGCGATACACATATTGAGATTGGCGCGATTTGTCCGTAGAAATTATAAAATTATTATATGCAATTGCATTCCAAGGATACTGCAAATCGTCGTTTTTAGTGTTATCATCAAAACGGTCGTCTATATTATCACTGTCACTGTTTTCTTCACAACTACTATTTAAAATGTATACATTTTGTGGTAGAATTATCGCTCTAAATTGAGAATAAATTAAATCGACATACATTTTTTCTACAGTTAAAAAATACTCATTATCGCCCAATTTATTTAAATAGCTAATTACAACATTTAAAATTGTTTTCAGAGCGATCATATTGTATTCACCAGCTTCATCGACGCTTTTAAAATGTTCAGTCGGTAATCGTTTAATAAACATGCATTCGTACACGTCATCGGCGTTTAATATCGTTTTGCGTGCATATGATTCATCTGTTGTTGGGCGTAACAATTGTTGATAATACGGTTTAGCGTGTTGATTTAAAAAAACGCTGTTTAAAACCGTCAAGTGTAATAGATCTTGTTGATTGTTCGTTTCACTACGAAGAAACGTCGCTTTGCAGTTCACTCGACGAGGATGAATCGAGCATTGCATTTGTTTGGGCGTTCGTATTGGTTTGTATGGAGTTAATTTCACCGAGACACAAGGTTTCAATTTCACTTGTTTTCTGATTGGTAACATTTAACAAAATGTATTGATTATCGATTAAAAATAAATTGTTTTTTAAAATTGATTCAATTAATTCCGTGTCCACAGACGACCAAAAATGTGTCATTGCGCACGTGTTTTAAAAACGTATTTAAAATCTAATTTTACGTCGAGCGCGTCTTCGTTTCTTATACGTTGATAAATAGATTTGTAAGTTTTATCAATTTCATGTTCGCCAATGAAGCCTTTAGTGTGTCGCAAAAGTGTTTTACATTCGTCTAAAGTTTGAGGTGGAAAGTTTAAATAATACTTAATTACGCGATTGAACGGATCACGATTGCGTTGAGCACGCCATTGTTCAATGCAGTTGGAATGAAACATTTTTTCCAAATTTAACATGCCCGTATCGGGTAATCCAACGACTCCCGAGTCACCGTCGATTGTATCAAAACATATGCGACATTCGGCTTTACATGTTGGCCAATATTCTTTAAATAATTGAAACATGTAGTAATCTTTGTCTTTCAAACAGACTGTGAGTAACATAATGACGTGGCCATATTCAAACGATTTAAAGTTAATTGAAGCTTATTTAAAATATTCGCAATTATATCAAAATTGCAAAAAGGATTATAAACATTTTTTGTTTAAATTGTGGTTACAAGAAGTATCTTTTGATAACAACAACAACAACAACAACAACAACGACAACGACAACAACGACAACAATTCTAAAATAATAACACCGTTTGAAAATTTTACGACGTTTTGTCAAATGTGCGGATGCACAACGATTATCAACAATTTTATGTGCTGCAATAAATGTTTGTTTCCGGCACTCGAAACTGAAAACGATGTCATATTGGAAAAACAACAACTGTTTACTTTTGCATTGTTGAGCATATGTTATTATAGACATAAAAAAACGATCATCGACAAACAAGAACAATATTGTTGTAAACGTGTATGGTTAAAACGTTTACAAATAACTTGGAAAACTGCGTCCACGCCTTTTGTGTGTTATTTTGCTAAAACTCTGATCTGTATGCAATGTCGTGTTGACAATTTTATAAAATTTAAAAATTTTGATTGTGAAAAAGAATTGAAAATTTTTAATGAAAATTTTTTTTGTATAAATTGTTTGTTTCCTTTGTTTGATAGATTGATTTTTATTCCATCATTATATCGTTAGTTTGGTTATCTAATAAACTTGTTATATTTTTATTTAGCGTATTAATTTTTTCTTCAATATTTTTTAATAAATTTGAATTATAATATTTAATTAATAAAAATTCTTTTACTTTATATCTAACAAGTGGGTCATTGTTTATTTTTAAAGCTTCTTTAACAGCTTCCAAAGTATCATATTCAATAATAACTTTATTTTTTATTAAAGGACACACATACACAAGAACAATGTTACCAAATTTTGAAAAATACGATTTAATCATATCGCCTATTTCGGATCTAGTCATAGTTTTTTCATTTTCGAATAATGTCCACTCCACTTGAATTCTATTCATACTTGTTGGTCGAGTTACAATAAACGTTTTACTTTCTTGTTCGATATATTCTTCTAAAAAATTATGAATATTTGGAAAAAAATTTTGAACTACAAATGTATTCAATTTATCTGTGACGAAAACTAATGTATTTTGTAATTTATCTTGAATTATGAAAATGTCATCCATTTGATAACTGGCAAACATTTTTTTTTTAAATTCATATTTTTTTTCTAAAATTTTGTCATATTTATTTTTTGTCAATTCGTTTGAAAGTGTATATCGAGCATTTTTAATTAAAGTTAACACTTCGTATACAGGATTATTTATATGTATTTCATTAACATTTGAATATTTACGAATTTGTTTTACAACTTCATTAACTTTTTTATTTATTTTCAATACAAAATTATTTGTAAAATTTTTACAATTTTTAAAATCTAAATTTAAAGATTCGTAATAATCAATTTGTTTTAAATTACATTTACCTAAAAAATTTTCATCACTAGTGTTACAAAAATATTTTTCGTAAATTCTTTTTTTAAATGTTATTTCTTCTTGATCATCTTGAATTTTACGTTTATTACGATTTTTTTCTAAATTAGTTTTATTTTGAAATTCCGATTCCATAATATAATACAGTCTTTAAAAAACTGTCTAAAATGACGAACGTGGTGCAGGATTTTAACGTGTTATACGAAAAAATTAAAAGTGATTACAATTTAAAATTTGTGTTCGATTGTGCCGTACAAGAAGAAACGCAGTACGACTTACACGTTATACAAGAACAAAAATCATATTTATGTTGCGCGATATCTACTTGGGGATGTGTACTTCACAAATGTGTTCCCGTAGTGTTCGGTACCACTTTGGATCACAAATTTCGAACGTGTGATCCGTTTGATTCATTAAACAACATGAACGGGTTATTTATGCTTGAAGGAAGATTTTTAAGTTTTCCCAATATAATGATGAATAATAATATTTTGATTCACAACTTTTACGATAAATTATATTCCAAACATTGCAAACGTATGTTTTTATACGGCAACGTCGATGTAGAAAAACATATAAACCGAGCCATTCAACTGGTGTACGACAAACAAGATGACATTTTATTCGCTCGCGATGTTTACGCCAGTGATTATGTTGTTACCGAAAATTTAAATTCTATTCTTGAAACATATTTATCAAATAGCGGCAAATGGAAACCTCTAGATTTTATTTTTGAATTTAATAAAATTCATAAACAACAATTACTCGATCACATAAAAATTATTATGAGATGCGATATAAATTATTCAATTGATAATTTGGCTAATAAAATTTTATACAAACACGCTTATTTGATAAATTTATTGCTTTCGACAGTATTACAAAATTATCGACGAACAATCGACAACGACACCGTTTCTGTTGCGCCGCCACCAAAACGCCGTAAGATTCAAACTATTTTGTTTAACAAAGAGTGTAAAAAAATTGTAGATGCTATTGTCAATGGCCGATTAATACATTGTGTGTCGAAGACCTTTAGTAAACAGCGCAAAACTTATCCCACTGTTCAAGATAATTGCAGTAGTAATAACAATATTGAAATCACTTTGCCCGTATTAAAGTATAGAATCGGTAATGAAGTAGCGCGTGTTACACACGACAACATGCGCCAAAAGATGTTGAAACAAAAAAAGGATTTTGTGAAATTTATCGGTAGTTTTTTTCATGGAGAAATGACAATAGCGGGTAAAAAATTTTTTTTGTGCAGAAATGCTCGTTTGCCCGACGTCGACTATCAAATGGTCGCGCAGAAATTTAAAAAATTAATTAAATTCAACAAATTTACTACTATCGATGACATTAGTGATTTAAAAGATCAAGAGTTATTGGTGTCTTTTAACAATCGACCTACAAATTTAAAATGTTCAAAATCAAATTTGTTAGATGTAGTGTATTGCATAAAACGAAAAATGGCTCCAATCGAATTAAAAATTGCTAACAAAATGCTTTTTATAAATCATCACGAAGGTATGGTTTGCATACAAAAAAAACTTTTACTTGCAAACAAAACAACGATAAATGTGTTGTTAACTCCGTACGAATACCATTATAAAGATTCCATTTACTTTAACAAAGATTACAATTGCAAATTGTTAGAAAAAGATGACGTTAACTCGCTCATGTCAAAATTAGAACAGTATTATTACGGTAAGGATTTTGTACATATTTTTCATACAATACCAGTTCCAAAATTAATTGTGTCGTTAACAAATTTAAAAAATGCTATGCCCGTTTTTGAATACAATGAAACTGAAGCTGCTGTGACAAAATTGTCATCTGGGTATTCTGTTGCAGTACATAAATGTGCGTTTAAAAACAATAAAATGTTTAAATTGTGGACTCTGGTGCGAGACAGCAAATTGATGACAGCAGAAGATCCTTACATACCGCACATTTCGTTACCGATTCGTTTGTATAATAATAAAATTAACAAATTAAAAGGCAAATTAATCGTTTTAAATAAAAACGTGCCAATTGTAAAGTTTACCAAAAGCTTAGACGGACGGAATTGCGTTGCGGTGGGCGACGGTCTTTTTTTACACATGTCCGGCACGTTGGTGAGCAATGTAAAAATTAATTGGGTCTACGATGGCAAACGTTACAAAATTGAAACGTGCGTGAGCGGAAATTTCCACGTTTACAAATTATATGTATATTTTAGACAGGTGCCTAATCAAATTATTGAAAAATTAGAAGCTGCAGCTTTTGTCAACGGCGATGTTGTAATTGTAAAATCGACAGTGGTAACGTCGACCAACGATTTGGAAGGTGTTAAAATTTGCGGTATTCACGGACAAAAGGGAGTTTTTAATAAAAGCGAAGATTTAACCGAATGGATGTCTGAAGACGGCACACACGCGCAAATTTGTTTGTCACCAGTATCGTTTTTATCGCGTCAGTCTAATTTTAACAACATAGAACGCAAATATGTCGTAAAAGGTGGAAATTTTACGGCGCCAAACGTTAAAAAATATCCTATTTTTAATATTCCATACATGTTATTTAACAACACGCCCGATAACATTTTCAAAGAGTTTATTGGTAACAATTATACGGGACATGAAAAAATTGAAGGAACGAGGTTTGACCAATGGACAAAAAACCAATCGTTTGTTGGAAACAGACTATCGGAAAGTTTACAATGGATGCGCGGCGGCTCAAATTTACCCCAAAACTGCGGCGAATTCAACGTTATGTCTAGTTTATTAATGTGTAATAACGTCATAATGAAAGATCACTAAATAAAAATTTCAATTGAATTTTAAGAGTTGCGAATGCTACACCTGTTCGTTAATCAATTTTTAAAAATCGAAATGAATTTTAAATGGAAGTGTTTACCAGACGAAGTTTTGAAAATGATTTATGCAGTTAGCACAAATTTAAGTTATTACATCAATTTGAAAACAAATTTAGAAAACCAAATAAACGAAGAGATTGAATCGATGGATTTTGATGCGGACAGCGATCATGAAAATGTAAAAACTTTTCTACAAAATTCAATGATTACAGAACAGGAACAAAGTGCAATCTTGCTTGCGCAAAAATTAAAAAGTTTGGGTTGTAAATAAAATATACATGTAAATATTGTACATAATTTATTGACAAAATAAATCAAATTTAAAATTGCTCATTGTTTTTAATTCTTTAAACACACATTTTATATTATCATCAATAGTTTTAAGATAACATTTACCAAAAGAATAACATGATAAAATAAAAAGTAAAACATCATGAATTTTTACAAATTTACATTTTCCTCCCGTAGTGCAACATTTGCTGTGATTTTTTATAAAATCTGGACAATACATGTTTAATAAATGTTTGATTGTAAAACAATCAATATTTTTTACAATATGTTTTCCATAATTTCTATAATTATAATTTAAAAAACACAAAATTAAATCTTTAATTGATATGTATTGACAATCAAAAGTCGTCAAAACAATTATTCTTTTGCATTTCGAAATACTAATTTTTTTCTTGACAAAAAAAGAATTTTTAAGAAACATTTGGTAATATATACAGTTGTTGGAAATTGTTGTTGTCGTCATTGCAATGCGTTTTGCGCCAACTTTTGCAATCAATACACTTTTTTGATAACTTTTCGGTAAATTTAAATTTAAAATTTCAGCAGCTGATAAATATTTTAAAACATAAATGACAATTTCGTAAGGCAACAGTTCAAACATAGTATTAATAAGCTTTGTATTTAAGCTTATAAAATATAAATGATTTACATTGAAAGCAAACATTATCATTTTTAATTTCATCACACTCCGTACAAAGACACGAATGTCCGCAATGAAAATATGTAACTGCTGCATACAAACTAAAATTTTTCTTGCATATAGCGCACCGAACATCAATAGGTTTTACATCACAACGCATATTTAAAGGTAAATTGCCGTCCATTTTGATTTTTTTTAAAACTTTTTCTCTCATTCCAGCAAAATCGATTATTCTTTTGTTGTAACGCCGCACCGTAAATACTACACCGCCATAATTGTTTACATGTACATCGTAAAACGGTAAAGGAAAGCGAGTTAAATTTTTTAACGCTCGGTTTTTTTCGGACTGCATACTGTTGAATTATTTAAACTCGAATGACATCGCGGACACAGCACGTAACCGTTTTTAATAACGGCCATACGTTGCCGATAAAAAGCAGCTGCGGAAGACGAAGTGTTCGCAAATTGTTTTTTAAACAGATACACAACGTCGTCGCACAAATAACAAACGGAATATTTAGATGACATAATAATAATACCACACAGAATACTTAAAATATTTTATTTTACAAACCTTAAAATTATTAATTTACATTTTTAGAAAAAAATTTTTGATATCTTCGAACTTGGGTGTAGTTTTTTCAAACACAGTATTAACAAACTTTACTTTGTCTTCTTGCCTTTTTTTCATGTACCTTTCAATACTTTCAGTTTCAATGTCGACATCGAATAAAATTTTGTAAACGTACGTCGTTTTGGTTTGACCCAGTCGATTGATTCGATCTTGTGCTTGCAATTCAATTTGGGGATTCCAATGAGGTTCCAACAATATAACGTGGTTGCCGCCAATTAAATTCAACCCCATTCCTCCGCATTTGATAGACACTAACAGCACTCTAATTTGGCAATGATCTTTGCTGTTAAACGACGTTTCAACAGCAAATCTTTCGGCAACTTTTAATTGTCCCGTGTACATTAAAGTTTTTATGTTTCTTTGGTTAAAAAAATTTTCAAACAATTTTAAATATTGTACCCATTGCGACATAATTACTATTTTGTCGTCTGTAGTACAAAGAAGAGTTTCGACCAATTTTAATACCTGTTCGCATTTACTGCTAATGTAATTTGGCGAAAAAGTTTCAGGATAATCAATTATAAAATCATTAAAAATGTCATCTTTGTTATTGGCGATTGTCAAATAAGGATGACAGCATATTTGACGTAATTTTAACACCAACCACAACACACGGCGTATTTGTTTTAATTTATCTTTGACGTTGTTTTCTGCATCACATTCCATAATTTTCATGTACGCTTGTTCAGATTCTTGTTTCAATTTTTTATAAATAAGTTTTTCAATTTCATTACCTTCTACAAACACATGTTTCACATTATTATTATTATTACATAAAGCATCTGACAACACTTCCAATCTGTTTCGTTTTAAAACAATTTTATTGACTATGGTTTTTATTCGATCGCCAGATAAAGATGTATTTTTTTTAGAATTCATTTTCGACCAAATTAAAAAATTATCAAAAGGATTGCATTTTAAAAATTTTATTATCGAATACATGTCCCAATGTTTGTTATGAATCGGAGTACCCGTTATACACCACCTGTACATTCCTTTTAACATACACGAAGCTCTATGCACTTGGGTTTTGTGGTTTTTTATAATATGCGCTTCGTCCAACACGATACGGTACCAATTTTTAGTGAATAAACCAAATTTTTCATTATTTTTAATCGACAATTTGAATTGTGCGACCAAAGTGTCGTATGTTGTAATAACCACGTTAAACGATTGTAAATCATTTTCAAAGCCGCACTTGTAATATTTAAACACTTTTAATTCAAGATTATGTTTTTTAATTTCATTAATCCAATGATTTATTAAAGACAACGGACAAATGATGATGGTTTTCTTTTCAGACGCTTTAATATCTTTTGATATTAATTTTAACATGCATAATGTTTTTCCAAGTCCCATTTCATCAGCCAAAATACCGCCATTTGGATGACCACAATTTTCACGATTTATCATCCATCGTACACCTTGTTTTTGATGCGGCATTAAATTTTCTATTGATTCATATTCATAATTTTGATTGTTGTCATTGCTGCAATCATTTTTATTAAAAAAATCAAAAAATTCTTTTCGCAATTGCATTTTGTATTGATTGGTACACTTGCGTTTAAAAGTTGCCATTTTTATTCGACTAGTGATAAGTTACTACTACTATTACTAACGTCTTCAATGAATTGTTCGTAAAACAAAGGTATATATAAAGTTTTTATTCTTGTATTTCTAACATTAACACGAACATGCTCGTTGTTATCAGAAAAATCAGATATAAAAAAAGGTAGTCCAAATTTATACATTCTAGATTTGGGTTTGTCCGTATAAACTGTTAATTTAATCGCCACTACATTTTTAAATATAAAATTAATATATGTATATTGATTAGCTACACGTTCACGCTGTTCTTTACTTTCTTTAAATTTAAAATAATCTAATACGGCATTGGGATGTTTAAACGAATCGATATGTATTCGAAAAGATACAAAAGTAGACGTGTCACTGTGTCCGCACACCCAAGCTGCGGTGTCGTCCGACAAACATAGTGTTTTAGCGTCTTCGACGGTGCAATGACCATTTTGTCGCATAAAGTCTATTGTGCGCGCCATCATTAAAGCTATAGAACGCACGCGATTAAACCGTTCGTTAAATTCTGTTTTATTTGTAATTTTAAAATTTGACATCGACATGTTTGTTAATAATTTTAAACACACAACACAATTTTTTCCTCAAGCTTGCAAATTGGAAATTGATTCTTTGGTCGTGTATACGATATATTTAAACGGACTCGACACAACGTTGCCACGTTGGGTGCACAAAGAAATTGAAATAAACGCCGATGGATTTGTCAGATTTAATTTTAACGTTAAAATTTTTAATTTAAATAACTTAAAACACATGACGCAAACTACGCCTGAAGACGTGGACGACTACATTGAAATTACAAGATCTTGTAATCTAAGCGGTCACGATTTGCAAATGTTTAAACTTCTTTGTCGCGATCGATGGTACAAAGGTGATATTGTGCGTTTGCAAAAAATGCTGCGACAAAACGACGTTAGCGATTTAATTAAATTTGGATGTAACGTCGTTTGGGAACGTGGTTACGAAGATCATTACACGTTGGGTCAACAACTAAGCATTCGCATTACTACAAAATTAATTCAGAGCGGTTTGGATTTTAAACATCAACCCGATACTTTGGCACCTATTGTATTGGTGAAAGGATGGCAAGATGCACAATTTGAAAAATATTTACAATCTATCACTTCGATAAGCGAAATAATCAAACGTCACACGTTTACTAAGAAATACATTTGTTTAGAAGTGGCCGAATCGTGCTGGTCAGACGTTACGTGCGCTTTTCAAAAAGAAAAATTTAATTTAATATTAAATTCTAAAACGTCAAATGTTGTGTTATTAAAAATCGACGATGATAAAAACTCTTTATTGTATTTGAGAAAATTGTCGCATTTGTTAAAAAATAAAATTATAAATTTATTGTTTGTGACAGATGTAGAATTTTATCTTAAAAACAATAATTTTATGTTTTACTTGTACAATTCGTTAAAATTTTATTATTATTGTTTAAAAAATAAATTTGTATTTGATAACACCGATAAAGAATTGTTGTTTTTACTTTATACAATAGTGTCTATAGAATGGTATAATTTAGGTCACCTTAATTCGTTTACATTGGAAAAATCACCGCTATTTAATCCTTTAGAATTGTCAACGCGACGACTCAATTCCGTTAAACGTGCTGCACAACAAAATCGAATTGTTAAATGCGATGAAGAAATTGGCATAGATTACATTCGTGGAAAACGAATACGCACTGGCACACATTACGGCAAAAGAATAATTAATTTTGATAAAGTGTAATTTAAAGTTAAGAAATTATAAAATAAAACAATATGTACTAACGTTGTTTATTTATTTTATCTATAACATAATAAAAACAATCTACATCAATATCTTCACCTAAAGGTACACACATTAATTCAAATAATGAATTTTTTTTTCATCATTACAACTATTAAGATATAACACGTCTATTAGATGTATTAAATCGATATAAATATTTTTACAATGTCGTCCAAAATCTTTAATAATATCAAAACATGCAAAACGTCTTTCTTGTTCAGTAATTTGATGATCTCTTAAATATTGAAAAAATAAATATACACATAACGTTTTGTGTTTTTGAAAATGTTCTTTGCCAATTCCACAAAAACGTCCATAAGTTTTAACAATTAAATCATTAACAACTAAATTGTTACAAATTTCATCATCATCATTACTTTTACATTCTTTAATTAATAAAATGGCAGCTTGAAACAAACGTTCTGCATTTGGAATAGAATCAGCTTGTAAATATAATCTTTGCAAATATGTTGTAACACAAAATTTGTAATACCAAACACCTTTAACATCACACGCTGGATTGAACACGTCGGCAATATGTAATAATTTTTTAATATTAACTATATCTAAACCTAATTTTTTATTATTATCAAATCTATCAAATATAATTTTTAAACTATCTAACAACTCTTCTGGTATTTTTTTAACAAAAGCGTCTAAATGAAATATTTGATTTCCAACTTTTACACGTTCGTTCATTGGAACAATCTCATCAATCCCTTTTAAAACTTTACAAAGTGCATTGTTAATACCCAACGTCGAATTTGTAACAAACCAATTGGATAAACTCAATACACAATCGTCTTCATCGATAAATTGTCGTACTTCTTCAAAGGTGCACAGTCCATTTTTCAATTTTTTTGCAATTTCGACGTCTTTTTCTACACACGATTTCCCGTCGTTATATGTATTCAATAAATATTCCATAACAATTCTGTATAATTGGTACGATTCTCCATAAACTGGATGCAAAGACGCATTAAAATTGGCGAAATAATTGTACACGATTAATTTACAAGACAGTGACATGTTGGCAGTGTGATGTTTGAAAGCGTTGTAACGACGTTTGAAACGCCGTCGTTCCTTTTATACTATCACATTTTACTTTAAATCTATACTATCACATTTTACTTTAAAATTTGATTTACAATTTCTTTAACTACATCAACGTTGCAATTAACATCCAGCTGACGTTTATTTAATTTTTTAATTTTGTATTTTTTATTGTAAAAATTTTCCGTTATACACTGAATAGCCAATAAAGGATTTGGATGCACGTCGTCATACAAAGTTTCCATATTATTTTCATATTGCAATTTTCGTTTTCGAAAATGCTGTTCTTGACCAGACACAAAGGCAAGTTTTACTCGATCATTAAAGGATTCTGAAAAAACTGCCAAATGTTGATGCTTGGTTACGTCTTGCGGAAACGTAACGCAATTTTTATTTTTAGAATTCAATTGTTGCAAGGAAGTTTTTAATTTTTCAGAAGATTGCAACGTGTTAAGTTTTGTGTCCAGTTCGTTTAAACGAATTTCAAATTGTTCAAATTTATGGTTTACGTCGTTTTTAAACGTATCGTGATTGTGTATGAACTTTTCGCTGTTTTCGTTGAGTCTTGTCACATGTTTTAGTACAGATTCAATCTTGTCGCGCATATCATCGCACTCGACTAAGTTTTCCGTTTTAATGCTAAACAAGACTTCGTGTTTATGGTCAAAGTTTAATTTGAAAAGAATTTTAATCAATCCTTGTTTGGTGGCAAACAAAGCGCCGTTAAGCTCTACAAAATTACGTTTAAAATTATTTAAATGTTTACAAATTATGTCGTCCAAATGATAGACTTCTGCAACATTTTTATGGCAATCTAAACAATCGTCGTAATCAATTTTTAATCCTTTACAATAATCCATAATGTTGTAACATTTTTCTTTAACAACATTTTTAATAAAAATATAACGATAATTAAAATTGTAATTTGCGCAATTAAAATTTTGCCAAAGTATTAAATTTGAAGCGTTATAATTGTTAAAATTATAATCTGGATATTGTCTTTTTAAAATTTTACCGTCTATAATAAACTGTTTATACACGTTCCATAACCATGAAAACATTGTATTTTTTCAATCAATTCGTTTAAAATGCAACGCGAAAACTTTGACCCCTTACAATTATAACTGAACGGCGCGCGAATTTGTTTGCTTGAATAACAAAATATTTCACGATCCACTTCGGGCCAGTACAATAAAGTCAATTGGCACAAATCAGTAACGTCAGTTTTAGGAATTTTATCAATGTACACAGAAACAGCTTTACGCACACAATATGCAAAACTACCAGGTTTTATATTGTTAACATCTAACTTGTTTGGTTTTACAAAAACTTTGTAACGATTTTCACGTACTTCTTTATTCGAAGATAGTTTAAACGTATCTGTAAATTTCAGCCAAATGTGAAATCCTCTGTTGCCACTGAACAAAATTTGTGACACGTTCAATGGAGTGTAAAAAAACAAAAAAGCTGTAGCACCAATGTTAATTTTTAACATTAAATCTTCTTTTGAAGTAAAATTTTTGTAGTCGGCATCAATGATCCATTCTCGATTCCCGTCGTCCAATGGTTTGACATGAACGTCGCTCACTTTATTTTTTAAAATAAAACTGTGCAATTCTAAAGCGTTGTTAAAATACGTTTTTGGATGAATCCAACGCGAAGTCGTTGTTAGAAAACAAAATCTTCTGCTGTCGTTGTATGCTACGGCGTTCCACATTAAATTTACACGTTCAATTGTGTAGTTTGGCATCACGCAAAATCTAATATAATTAAGAATAAATGTCACATTTGTTTTAACAATGTACTCGATTAGGTGTTTGATCGCATTGACGACAATTTACGCCTGTCAAGCCGTTAATATACTGGCAGTTTTTCCTACGCCCGCTTATAGTCATCACATTGTGTACAAGACGTACATTGAAGGTTTGACTAATCAATGTTACAACGTAACCGTGATAAAACCAAAATTGATAAAATATTGGACTAATTCTTCAAATTGTGGATCGTTAATTGAAATTAATGCAGATTTGTCGACGCAAGAATACAAAGAATTAATTTCAAAATCTGCAAATTTTAAAATTCGCGGCGTTGTAGCTGATGAAAATAGTGTAACGGCGTCAAATTACATCGGATTAATTGAAATGTTTAAAAATCAATTCAATCACGCCAACATTCGCGAATTTATAGCTAAACAGCCGAAATTTGATTTATTAATAACAGAGGCATTTGCGGATTATGCTTTGATATTTTCACATTTGTTCAATTCCATACCCGTAATCCAAATCGCGCCCGGTTATGGTTTACCGGAAAATTTTGAAACTGTCGGTGCTTTGGCAAGACACCCGATATTCTATCCCAACATTTGGAGAAGTAATTTTAAAAGAGACAATAGTGAGGCTGGAATTAAAACCGAAACGCGCTTGTTTAAAGAATTTCAAACACTGACACACGTTGCCGACAAAATGTTGAAAACACAATTTGGACCCGACACGCCAACAATTGAAGAACTGCGTAATAGAGTACAATTGTTACTTTTAAACTTGCATCCTATCTTTGACAATAATCGACCTGTACCGCCTAGCGTGCACTATCTTGGAGGTGGATTGCATTTGTTAAATAAAACGATTCCTAGATTAGAGCAATCTATTGAAAATTTTCTTAACACGTCTAAAAACGGAAGTGTGTATGTTAGTTTTGGGTCTAGTGTCGATACAAATGCGTTAACACGCAATTTTTTAAATACACTTTTAAAAACGTTTGTTAATCTACCAAATTTCAAATTTTTATGGAAAGTAGACACTGCTGTTGTTAAAAACATAACGTTACCGTCCAACGTAATGACTCAAAGCTGGTTTAACCAGCGTGCAGTATTAAATCATCCAAATACAATCGCGTTTGTAACTCAAGGAGGCGTGCAATCCAGCGATGAATCACTCCAAGCTCACGTGCCCATGGTTTGTTTACCTATGATGGGAGATCAATTTTACCATTGTGCCAAATTGCAAGATTTAGGTACGGCGCAAGTTTTAAATACTAGTTTTGCAACAAGCCAAGAATTAATAACGGCTCTTTTAAAAGTAACGTCTAACAAATCATACAAAAATAATTGTAAACAATTGTCGAAATTAATAAATACTGACAACGCAGATTTTCCATCATTGGACACAGCTTTAAAATTAACAAAAAAAGTTTTACGATATAATAAAAACGACGACAACAACGTCTACTCAATGAAACCAACGGCTGCTAACAAACGATATTTTGATTATTGTTTCTATAGAACTACGTTATCAATTTTTAAAAATTATACGCCTTTATTTTTATAATTAATGTAATACTGTATAGTTTACGTCATGTAATTAGTAAACATTATTACAATACCAAAGTGTGGGTTGGGTTTTTATGTTTGAGAGGGGAAAATTGCGGTGCGACTGCGCAAATCTTTAGCCTTTATAAACGTTCTCACGCCAAAGCAGGTCATTAGTACAGTAGGATATTCAAAGGTGAACATCGTAATGGTTGAACCGACGTGTAAAATACTTCCTATTACTACAATTACTGCTATGATTGACGTAAAGATTCGAAATTTACAAAAAATGTATTGTGTTATTAATTTATTGCGTAGTACACGTTTTCATTTTGAAAAAATACAAAGTAAACAAAAGAAACATTTTATGTATTTGCAGAAATTGATTGAACAAAAAAATCAAATTATTACAAATTTGATCAAAAAAGTAAAAAAATCAAAACAAAATGTAAAAAGTAAATATTTGGGTGTTGTGAGATGTGAAAACGTCATTCGTACAATTACAGGAAGTGAGAAATTTGTAAGAAGACGATTGGCAGAATTATGCACGTTGCACAAAGCAGAATTAATTTTTTGTTGTTCGCGTCTTGATTGCGAAAAGGATCGAAGTCGTTTGGCTGATGTGTTAAGAAAAATATATGGAAAATCAGTGATAATTTACGAAGGAAACCGTCGTTTTGAATTTTTAAAATTAACAGACGCACTGACGATACAGTGTTCAATTTCAAATATACTGCAACGACATGAATATTAAAATTAGTTTGATACCGATTTGTGAGCAGCAGAAGCAAGAAATGAAACATTCGGAATTAAATGTTTCATCTACACCGTGCTACGACGACAACAATATTAATTTTAAAGTTAACACTAATAATTTAATTGATGTTTGTTTTAGTGTTAAATGCCGTTCGCCATTTGCCAAATTTAAAGTATTAATTGTAGTTGATAATTTTAATTGTAATTTTATTCAAGCTACGTTTTGTGCCGGTAACAATGTGACAGCGTTGATTAACAAAAATAACGAAAAGGTTGTGACGTTTGACGGTTTTGCAAAATTTGACGAAGGCACAACTATGCCTTTTTTGATTGGACCGCTATATTGTGTACGTGAAAACGAAAATAATATAGCGGTAAAATCTATTGTTGATACAATTGAAAACCGTAAAACAATGTTAAAATTATTTATTAACGAGGCTAAAATAAAAAACAAGTTACATGTAAAACCTTTATTTTTTGTTACTAAATCTAGAATAAACAATGAAGAATTTTTATTGTATAAAGAAATTATGGACTTTGTTGTTAAAAATAAAAATAGTGACGATAATTTTGTAGTTAAGAGTACTAACATTACTAAATGGGTACCTGTGTTGGATTGTGAAACTGGCAAACGATTGCTAACTGTGCTATTTATATTTAAATTTTATTAAATTATTTTTAATTTTATATTTTTTTATTCAAATAAATATATTGTTGACATAAACTCTTTCCACCTTTGATCATGATCTCGATGCGGATAATTTATTTGGTCGGCCACATATGATGGTACCTTTTCGTTGAACGTGTCGGAATTTAAATACACGTGAATTAATTTGCGGCAACCAATTAGCGGACCGTTGACGTCCAAAATACGTTTAATAAAATCGACGATCGTTTCTTTGCGATGCATGTTGCAATCATTAATTTGATTGACGCATAAATTTCGAGCGTCATTAGGCAATTTCGCAAATAGCTTTTTAATGTAATTTGTACGACGTTTTACTTTATATTCGTATTTGTCTGTAAAAATATCTTTAAGCAAACACAATATTTGATCGTTTAAAACACGTTGCAAAGACGGTACCAAAACTTGATAATTGTTTCCAAACAAAAATATAGATTTAATGCAACGATCGTTTATAAACTGATGTTTCATCACCAACACATTAACAAAGTAAACATTAAATTTTATCGATGACGACGTTCGAAATTTAATTTTTTGGCCTCTGTACTCGGTAATATTGTTATTGATGGCATTTATTTGCAAACAATACCGTACCAAATCAAATTGTTTGTTGTAAACTGTTTTAATACAATTAATATTTTGTAACAGTTTAAAATGTGTAGGCCCTTGTAATTTAAAAGCTCCATTTTGGTAACATTTAAAAATTGTAAATAAATCTGACGCACGAACGTTTTCAGTCAATTCTTTTAATTTTTCGTAATATATATTTACACAATGCTGCAAACTTGAATGGGCAACATGTAAATTTAATCCGTTATCATTGTAATATTCTAAATCCAAACATTTTAACTTATTTTTTTCTATGTCGTTATTGTCATCACTCAGATGGCTTAAAGTTGCTGCACCTCCAGTTAACACAAATAATCCTTCTTTGAAATTTAACACAAGATTTTCAAAACATTCTTTTAAAAATTGAGAATCAATCTTAGCCACCACTTGGTCTCTTAAATTTTCTTCCATGCGTTTTGTGGTTATATAAGACAAATGGCCACGTTTTAATTCGTCAATTAAACTGTCCATAATATAAAATGAGCGCAATGAAACGACTAGATTGGACAAATGCGCAAACGCAACAAAACGTTATTGCTTTTTTAAACAACAGCAACAATCACGAAACGTTTTGCAAAATTGCTAAAATGTTAATAAATGCATGTTTGTTTTGTCAAAATAACACATTAATAAATTTTATAGATACTCTAATAAAATTAGAACGCAACATGTTTGGAAAAAGTTTATTATTAAATTGTTTTGTTAATTTTTTGATAAATAACAGCGACGGAATAACATTGCAACATGCGATTTATACAAATGTTTTGAGTGATTTATTAGTAAAATATTATTAAACTATATAATTAAACAAAAAAAATATATCAATTTTACAAAATAATAACAAATAAAATATACATTTTAAACAGTATTATACTATCACATATTGATTAGCCTCTTTATGTTTAAAAAACCTAATATATTATAATTTAGTCTCTAATTTAATTTTTAATTCTTCTAAAAACGACGTTGGTTTAATTATTTTAGGTGGCGGCGGTTTAAACGTTGTAAAAGTAGAAATTGTAGGATTATCAATAGGTTCAAATTTAAAATTTAAATTATTAGAAAAAGATTCTTGAAAAGGTTTAAATTCGTAAACATCAAAATTTTTTTTAATATTATTATTAGGACTAGGATTTTTTATAGACGAACAAGAACATATGTAACACAAACAAGTACATTTTACAGGTTTAGGAATGTTGTAAATATTTGTTGTAAGCGGCGGCGGCAGCGGTGGTGGTGGCGGCGCCGGAGAAACATCAGGCATGGGCGGAGGCGGCGGCGGCAACAAAAATTCAATTTGATCATTTTTATTCATCGTGTCATTATAACGTTCAGCTTCACCATTCCATTCCATAATTTCGTAATCATTATTTTTTTCATTAATAATTTCTGCATTATTCTTGTTAATTTTTTGTCGCCATTTAAGCAAACCATATAAATTCCAAAGTTGAAACGTTATCATTACAACAGCCATCAACATTAATAAATTATAATTTTGATTGAAAAAAGTGGGTTCGTTTGGTTTAATAAAGCTTCGACAGATAGCACATTTTTTTTGAACTGCATTATTTCTAACGACTACATTATTAGTCAAATCTAAACAGTTCAATTGAATCGAATTTATGTCCACATATTCGATACGATAGCCGCCCCAACATACGGATTTAACATCGTACGTTCTGTACAACAAATCTATTGCTGGCACATGACCATTTTTATAAATGTATATTTGGAATATTGTAAACGAGATCCAACTTAAAGTTATTAAAACGTTTACAAAAATGGCTGTAAAGTAAAAAAAATCATTATCGATGGCAAATTTTTTTCTAATTAAACGACACTTTAATCTTGTCCAGATGTATTGCAATGCATAAAATATTAACCACATTCCAAGAAATGTAATTCCTATTACAGACATATTTATGACCATTGCTTTATTTTCGATTTCCAACAAAAATGCATATCTTTTATCGAACGTTCCCAAAACAAAAAACATGAATAGAATTAAATTTATCAACAACAAGCTCAGGTTAAGCGTGACTCGCACACATTTTAAAAACATATTTAACGTTTAAATCAAACGTAAACTATATATTCAAACAACATGTATCAAATACTGATAGTGCTCTTCCTGTTCATATTCATTTATATTGTGTATCAGCCCTTTTACCAAGCGTATGAATACATAAAAGCTAATCAACGGATGTACAATGATACGTTACAAAACAGGATAGATTACATCGAATCCGTTATGAGCACAAGAAATTATGTGCCGATTGAAACGCTACCTAATGTCCGTTTCGACACTAATCTTGGAACGTTAGCGGGCGAAACCATAAAATGCATGTCGATGCCCTTATTTGTTAGCGAAATAGACGTTCCGATGTTCGATTGCACCAAATTATGTGAAGATTCGTCAGCGACATATTTCTACGTGGGTGAAAACGACAAATTTATTGTGAACGGTAATAAATTGACCGTGGGCGGTTATTGTACCACCAACAGCGTTCCTAGGAATTGTAACCGTGAAACGAGCGTGGTATTAATGAGTTTAAATCAATGGACTTGCATTGCAGAAGATCCACGTTATTATGCAGGCACCGGAAACATGGTTCAATTAGCAGGCAGACAACATTTTGATAAAATTAAACCTGGAGAAAGCAACCAAAACGTTTTGTTTGACAAACTGTTAGGACGTGAGGTAAACGTAACCACTAATACGTTTAGAAAAAGTTGGGACGAAAAATTGGAAGACGGTAGTCGTAGATTTGAAATGCGGTGTAATGCTCGCGATAATAACAATAATTTAATGTTTGTAAATCCATTGAATCCACTCGAATGTTTACCAAACGTGTGCACTAATGTTAGCAATGTGCATATAAGCGTTAAACCCATTTTTGAAACGGGCGAATGCGATTGCGGCGACGAATCCGTCACGCGCGTAACGCACATAGACCCAAAAAATCGATCATCTATGTGCGCCAGCATTGTAGACGGTTTAGACATAGCCACAGCTTCATATAGATATCGAGTAGATTGTATCAATTTATACACTTTGATTTCCGATTTTTCATACAACAAATTGCTGTGTCCCGAAAACGTGTTTGACAGCAACACAGACGCGGCTTTCGCTTTTGAGGTACCTGGATCATATCCATTGTCGCGTAACGGAATCGACGAACCCACACATCGATTTTATCTCGATACTAAATCTAGAATACAATACCGCGATGTTAGAGGTCAATTACTGTCATCAACAACAATGACGTCAACCGACAATTAAAGTTAATTTGCCGCCCGCCATAAAAAATCTATATAAAATAGGACGTTTGCATACAGTTTAGTCTTCTTCAAAATGTTGACTAACAAGCTTTTTATTTGTACATTTAATATTTTTATTTTAAACGTGTATTTACAACATATACCAAAGTTTTCTACGCCCATACCAAACCATGTTGGATTGTTGTTTGAGCATGTTCATGGATTACGCCGATTGACTATAGATCGATTTGTGTTCGTGCAACGTTTTGATTTCATGCCGCTATTACAAGAACTTGCAATAATGCAAGCAGAACTTTTAGAGTTTAATAACATAGATTGCACACAAGTGAAAAAATTTAACGCGCAAAAAGTTTTATCTTTGAAAACTCGCATCGAAAATCAAATTAAACTAATAGTTCCAATCAACAATGAATATGTAATTTACAATGCGAACGATGTGAATTATGATTTTGACTCGTTAACTGAAGTTTTTGTCGATTATGAAACTAAAATTTTAACTTTTCCTTTTAAAACAAAGTGGAACGAAATGAGCGCCGAAGAAGCCCGCACAATAATACAAGTGTCGCTTCAAAATTTCAGTAACTCATTAGTTGAATTAACAATGTTTTTGCCTACTTTCAATAGCAGTATTGTCAATGAACATGAAGAACAACATAATTTTAAAGAATTTACTAAAAAGAATAAATGTTCATTTTTAGCTGAAATTACGGCAAGTGCAGCAAACAAAATGAAAAAAGGATTTGAAAAAGCGAAAATTTTGGAAAAAATCATTAAACAATGGCATCGCAACAAATTAAACATTTCAAATACAGTTTTGGATGACGACATTTTAATGAAACATATGAAGAGCCGCATTCAAATTTTACAACGGCGACAACGAGCGTGGCCTGTGGATTTTAACAGACCGATCAACGAAACCAGTTTTGATTTATCTGAAACGTACAAACTACATCTTTTTGTTGAAAAAAACAATTCAGTATATCTTTTTGTAAGCATGCCCTTGTTGGAATTGACAAAATACAATTTGAAACCTGCACTTTTTAACGTTTACAGTGTAACTACGGTTCCTTATTGCAAAGAAAAAATTTGTTTGTTAATGGTACCCGATTACGAGCTTTTGGCCATATCGGATTCAGCTAATTTTTATTTTAGTCTAAACAATGATTATAATAACAATTGTACTTTTTTTGCAAGCTACAATGAATATTTGTGCGATTCAAACAATTTTATAATTTTGAACACAATGAATTCTCGTCGTTGTGAAGTTGAAATGTACATGGGCAGATTTGACAAAATCGATACAATTTGTAACATTAAAATAGCAAGCTTTGATTCCAAAAAAAATTACGTGTATCCGTTAACGAGTTCCAATAAACTGATGTATGTTAATTTTCAAAATACATCGGTAAAGTATTTGTGCGAACATTATGAAGGTTCGTATACTTTTTTGCCAGGAGTAAATGTGTTGCAATTGGATTCTTGCATTTTAAAAATTGACACGAACGAATACGTTTTAAATTATAATCTTCCCACTTCTACCACTTACTGGCCTTTACAAATTTTTAATTACGAAAATCGATTAGCACAGCATGTTGATTGGCAAAATAATTTGTTACCGAAAATATATAATTTTACCAGATCTAAACTATTGAAATGGCGTAATAAATTTAAAATTGTACACGATAGAGATATAGATTATTCTTTTATAACTAACACCAAAAATGATTATAATAATGTCAACGTCAATACATCATTTAATAAAACATATGTTATAATTTTAATTTCATTAAGCATTTTATTTTTTGGTTTTTGTGTTTTGTGTTGCTGTTACATTAATAAAATAAAAAAAAGATCAAAATCAAGTCTAATCGATGTTAAATATAAAAACAGTCAACTGACCGTTTCTTTTAATAGAAACGGTAATTTGATGTATTTTTCTGATGTTAACGATAACACAAATAAAGAAAAAACGTCTTCAAATATGTATCCACTTTTAATTAAACAAATTGAAACATAATAATAAAATTTTTATTTTATGACCTAATCCATGACTCACGCATCCGCCTTGTTTTACCACCACGATTGTCGATGAAAAACACGATGAGCTGAGTCGATGACCTAATCCATGATTCACGCATCCGCCTTGTTTACCACCAGAATCGTCGAGGTAAAACACGATCAGCCGAGTCGATGACCTAATCCATGACTCATGCATCCGCCTTGTTTTACCACCACAATTGTCGAGGTAAAACATGATAAATTTAAGTCAATGACCTAATTTATGACTCATCATTCGCCTTGTTTACCACCACAATTATCGAGGAAAAACATCATCAGCCGATGACTCACGCCCACCACGATCCCACGTATCATTTATGTAATCCAACTAAAAATTCTAAAACGCACAAATGTTTTATTGCCAAAGATTTAAGTTTTAACAATTCGTAAACATTGTGTTGTTGTAATCGTTTCATACGAAACAAATTTAACACGTGTATAAAATATTCGGTTTGTTTTAAAAAGTGATTGTAAGCACTGGGATAATTTTGTAAAAGGTTTGATGCGTCATATTTAACGGAAAAAAAATTTAAATTTTGATCTTCGCATAGACTTGTTATATCTTCATCATTCAAATCTAAATCAGTAAAATTATTTATAAAATCAAGTTTTTCAACAAGAGATTTGTCTTTTATAATATTTAATACTTCAATTTGCTCGATCAATCCATAAATGTCGCTAGCCAAAATTAACAATTTTTCTTCTATTTGTGTTGACTCATGTTTTAAAAAATAATTTTCAATCTTTTTATTTTGTAATTTTAAAAGAAATTGTAATAAATTTTTAGCTGTATGTATTGTTTTATTTAACACACACATTTTACTGCTTATTAAAATTCATCGTGTACTAAAACGCTGTTTGCATTCATGGCATTCAAAAGATCTCCATTGTCGGCGTCGATTTCCCACGCAAATAATCCACCTAAACGGTTTTCATCAACGTACTGCACTTTAGCTAAAACGGAATCTACACTATCATAAGTTATTAGATCTCCAAAATTTTTATTATACACGTACGCAGCTTTAGCTAAATCGTCAAAAGTGTACAAGTAACGGTTAATATTATTTTTGATTTGACGATAATCTACAACGCCATTTTCCCAAGTTCCTTCCACAGGTCCTAAAGCGACGCCGTCAAAAGGTGTTTTATCAAAATTTTTAATTCCCGTCCATCCTCGACCGTACATGGCAACGCCCATAATAATTTTATTAGAAGAAACGTTTTGTTTTAACAATTCTTTGACGGCAACATCAGAAGTATACAATTCATGCGGATTCCAAACGGGAGCGTAAATTGTGGTTTGATAACCCAAATCTGTATTGGACCATGCGCCTTTAAAATCGTATGTCATCAAAAATATTTTATCAAGAAATTCTTGTACTTTGTTATAATCTACAACGGCTATTTTATCATGACCAGCTCCAATAGCGCTTGTTAGTTCGTAAGTTTTACCGGTTTGTGATTGTAAATCGTTCAACATCAATTTCAATTCTTTTAAAAGAGACGCATACGTGTTTGCATCTCGAACAGCGTCACCTAAAACGAGGTTTGCGCCTTTGCCTCCTGGAAATTCCCAATCTATGTCGACTCCGTCAAAGAATTTCCATGTTTGCAAAAATTCTTTGACAGAATCTACAAATATTTTTCGTTTTGTAGCGTTATGCATAAAATAAAATGGATCGGACAACGTCCAACCTCCAATCGACGGAAGCACTTTGACGTGTGGATTGGCGAGTTTGGCGGCCATTAGTTGTCCAAAATTACCTTTATATTGTTCGTTCCAAGCGGAAACGCCCTTTTGGGGTTTTTGCACAGCGGCCCAAATATCGTGAATGGCGATTTTAAAATCTGATCGACCGCTGCAAGACCGTTGTAACGCTTCAAAACTTCCAGGAATTTCTTTAAGCGCGTCATTTATGCCATCTCCGCCGCAGATCGGTAAAAACCCATAAAGCAAGTGAGATAGATTGGGAAAAGGTATTTTGTCTACGGAAAAATCGCGCCCGTACACACTCCATTCAACAAAATATGCCGCAATCGTTTTGTTGGAACGTTGACGCGGTTTGTTGTTTTCGCTCCATTCGTAATGCAAAGGTTTTAAATGTCCGCCGTCTGTATCTGCAACTTTAATTACAACGGTTTCGCTTTGGGAACAACCATCTGCGTCACAAAGTTTAACGATCGTGTCGAAACTGCCACTTTTATTTACGAATATGGTTGCAGTTTCGCTGATGCCGTCGCCCTTCCAAACTTGATCGTTGTTGAAAAAAATATATGCAACATCGCCGCTCGGTCCGTTCCATACGTTCCAATTTATAATGATTTCTACGGGTGAATTTTTGAGGATTAATTGTTCGTAAAAAACTGTTTCTTTATTTAGTTCGACGAGAGCGTAATTGTGGTCGGCCCAACTTATTTGCGGTTTTCCCGGCAAAGCGTTGGCAATAGCGCAAATCGTAATTAATATATAATACAACATTTTAAATAAAACTTAATAAGTTTATTATTTTATTGTACAAAATGAATATTAATTTATTGGGTATTTTATTTGCATATTTAATATGTGTAACTTTTGCTTACGACGTTTTAAAAGCGCCAAATTATTTTAATGAATTTTTAAACAAATACAACAAAAAATATGACAGTTTAGTGGAGAAAGAGCACAGGTTTAAAATTTTTGAACATAATTTGCGAGAAATTATAAATAAAAACAGCGTCAACAACAATACGGCTTATTATAAAATTAATAAATTTTCAGATTTGTCAAAAATTGAGATATTGACAAAATACACAGGTTTTGCCGTTCCAAAATCAACATACAATTTTTGTCAGACCGTATTATTGGACAGACCTCCAAATCGAGGTCCGCTTAAATTCGATTGGCGAGATTACGGTAAAATAACTAATGTAAAAATGCAGGGAGAATGTGGCGCCTGTTGGGCTTTTGCCACTTTAGGCAGTTTAGAAAGTTTACACGCAATCAAAACTTCAGAAATTATCAATTTGTCAGAACAACAATTGATAGATTGCGATTATGTCGATCAAGGATGTGCCGGCGGTTTGTTACATACTGCTTTTGAACAAATAATGGCTATGAACGGCGTGCAATTTGAACGCGATTATCCTTACGTTGGAATAACTAAACCTTGCACGACTAATATAAACAATCCCGCTGTAAAAGTATCTAATTGTTTTAGATACATAATTTGGAACGAAGAAAAACTCAAAGATGTATTACGTTCTTCTGGACCCATTCCAATGGCCGTAGATGCGGCCGATCTTGTAGACTATGATAACGGCATAATTCAAAATTGCGCCAACCACGGTTTAAATCATGCAGTGCTCTTAGTTGGGTACGGAGAGCAAAACAACGTACCTTTTTGGACATTTAAAAATACTTGGGGTGAAGATTGGGGCGAAAATGGTTATTTTAGAGTTAAACAAAATATTAACGCATGCGGAATGAAAAACGATTTTGCTTCTACAGCTACTATTTATTAAACATTATTCAATTATAAAAAACAAAACTGGTTTAAACGCCAAAGAATATGGTTTTTCCATATATTTTTTATTGTTGATATCAGTCATTTGTATTTCTTTTCCATACTTGACACCTTCAATTACACCGCAAATCAACACTTCGACTTCTTGAAACGGACCTTGCGCTTCAGTTTTGTTCATTTCGAACAATTCATCGAATTGTTCCATAGTGGTTCTGGTCACTTCGATGGGTTGAATCAATTCGTTTGTGGCATACATGTTGTTGTTGCTCTCTCTACTAATGTTGTAAAATTTTTTCAAAAACAATTCTTTGTCGCTCAATTTTTCCGACAAATGTATACATGCGTTACTTTCCATTTTAAAAGGAAGATCTTCCTTTAAATATTTTTGCATAATTTGACCAAAGATTTTATTATAATAAAAAATGTCATTCCATTGCACGCTTAAAAATTGTCCGAAGCTGCTTTTAGCGCGTTTTAGTTTTCCAAAATCTACAAAACTAAAGCCCGTAGGTTTGCCTTTTACACGTATACCAATGTTGTATGTAGTTTTATTGGCGCCCATCGGTTCGACGATGACAACTTTATCATCAATTTCTGGGTATAATTTATCATGCCAATTGTGCATGTTGTACAAGCTAAACAAATATTCCAATTGACTGTGAAGATATTTGGCATCGGAACCGTAACATTTCAAAATCGTTTGGTTGTTACATCTCAAATTATACACCATTCTGTCCAGCCAAGTTATTTTAAAAGAAGAAGGTTGTTGTTCGACGGTAGATTTAAAAACGCACAACATTCCATTTTGTTCTAAAACATAATCTGCATATGGTATCAATTGACATTCTTCATTTTTTTCGTCGCTTTTTTTTTCTTCATTTGTTTTGTGATCGATCAATTTGCGTTTAAATTCAGCGTCGTCTTCAAAAACCAACTTGCGTTTAACAGACTCATTATTAAGCACACGATTATTAGACATATTAATTGTAGCGTTGCTCGCGTACGATTAAGCCCATACGATAAAATTATAAGATTAAATATGGAAAACGAGACTGATAGTGCGTCTACGTTTAACAATGCATTTGCATACACGACCGACGATTTATTAAAAAATGTAACATTTAGTTTTACAAAATGCGCTCCATTTAAACTTTATCATTATGTATCATTGAAAAAATTAAGCAATGGCATCATTGATAAATACATAGACGAAAGCGTATTTGTAGAATTGCAAAAGTTAAATTTTAAGATTGATCGATTAATTAATTACATTACAAACATTTTTGATTACGAATTTGTGGTGTTAAATCACGATTTATCCGTAGTGCACGTTTTAAATGCGGCCACTAAAGAAAAAATAGGACAGTTTAACGTATCATTAAACAACAACGACATAAACGTGATTATAATTACGGTTACGCCGTTTTAAGTTAACATGAACAATGTTCCGTTGTACATATTTGATTTTATGCAGTATGATAATTTTGAAAATTTATTTTACACGCTAATAAACCGACAAAACTCTTTTGAAAATTATCCCATTAAAGATTTAAATTTTATTAACAAACTGGTAATAAACGGTTTTAAAAGTAATCAAATTGACGATCATGTAACGTGTGAATATTGCGATGTAGAAATAAAAAACTGGTGTGTCGACGAGTGTATTGAACTTGCGCACGTTGTTTTCTCTCCTAATTGTGCGTACGCTTGCAAAATTGCCGAACAAGAACAATTTAATCAGGACAAATCGTCAATTAAAACCGTTTTGGTCAAAAGCGGATGTCCAAAATGTTTGTATGAAAATATGAGCAGCGAACAATCACGAACAAAAACATTTTTGGATTATTGGCCAATCGCGTTACGTGGCATGGTTTCAAAAATTGTAAACGCGGGTCTTTTTTACAGTAATTTTGGCGACGAAACGATTTGTTTTTTTTGCGACTGCCGCGTGCGCGATTGGCACAACGAAGACGATCCTTGGGAACGTCACATTTTGCAAAATCCTAATTGTTTTTATGTACTTTCCATTAAAGAAGGAACTGATCTAATACGTAATAAAAAAAATGATAAAATTGAACCTTTAATCGTTGTTGCCGATAACAATAAAATAATCGTCGATGACGAAAAGTTAAATGAAAATTTAGAATGTAAAATTTGTTTGCAACGACAACGCGACGCCGTGTTGTTGCCGTGTCGACATTTTTGTGTGTGCGTTCAATGTTATTTCTGTTTAAACAGAAAGTGTCCGACGTGTCGACAAGACGTAATTAATTTTATAAAAATATTTGTTGTTTAACAAAATAATAAAGATGACAACGACATTTTTTGTGTTTATAAACGGATACAACGTTAACAAAAAGTTTTCTAAACAAATATTGTTGTACATTTGTCCAAAACTGAAATATAACGTGGACTGGGATTCGAGTACGCGCAACTTAGTGTGTGTGTTAAATCGACATGCGTATTTACAACTTTTAAAATGTCACGGTCGTTTTTTTTGGCCGCATGGCCAAAAAATTGTTTGTCAACCTTGGCAACGTAAATACAGTGACAACGATGATTATTACAAAAAGCATCATGTGAAAAATGAAAATTGTAAACGTTTTGAATGTTGTACAAAACCAAAATATAAAAGTGAAGTTGTTATACCACGATCGAGAAATGAATTTGTTAAACCAACAAAACGCCGATCTTCGTTTTCGTATCGGCGTTCAATATCACCGCTCGACGAGTTAAAATCTTATGCACGCAATAATGGTTACGAAAATGATAATAATGGCTATGAAGATGAAATTTTTGAAAAAGAAATTGATTACGAAGACAATAGATTGGAAGAAGGCGAAATTGTTGAAAATGAAAAATGTGTTAAAGAACGTGTAGCTATGAGCAGTCTGGACAAACGTTTGCAAAATATTAATTTTGCAGCATGTTAATAAAAAATAACTTTTGTAATAAATGTTTATTAAAAATAAGCTGTATCAAAAATTATTGATTCCGTAATTTAAAAATTTTCGTCGATCCTCCATCACTTTTTGTTCTAAATTTCGTAATTCTTTCACGTCTTTGGTAATAGCTTTGATTTTCTCAAAATGTTGGCTATTAATTCTTATTTGACGTTTTTGCCAATTTATATTATCTAATTGTGATTTGAGGTCACTATTTCTTGAAGAAGAAGAAGAAGACATTATGAACTGAATAATCAAAAACAACTATGAACTAAATAATCAAAAACGACATCTTTTATTTAAATAAATTTATTAATATTCATAACATCCATTTGTGTTTTGATTATTTTATCATATATTATTTTACAATAATGTACGTTTTTATTCATATAAAGCTCAGCGTTGACATTTTGTAAATGTCTAAGGTTAAAGGGGCATATTTCTTGCGTCATTGATAACAGATTCCAGTTTAAAAGGTTATCGATGCCACCGTTTAACTTAAAAATCAAGTCACATGTTTTTTCATTGTCGTGTTCCTGTTGAGACATGCACGGAATTATCAATTTCATTTTAAAATATGCTTCTTTAACGTCCATATATAATGGTATGATTTTTTCGTCGTCACAATCGCTCGATGTTTGTTTAAAGTATTTACCGTAGATCTGCCAAATTTTTTGATCGTTTAATTGCGTCATAGTTTTAAAATCAAATTGAATTTTTTCTCTATTTAATACTGTGAGGTTTTTAAAATTAAAAGATTGCTGTAATAACTCGGGCCAATTTACAAAATTTTTAAAATTTTGTATCAACATTAAATTGAATGCTGCACTAGCACGCACATTTGTAGATAATGTGTACGAAATTAATTTTTGAAAATATTCTGAATTTTCTAAAATTTGAAAGTTTAAAAAATCGTCTTTGATGTAATATAACGGCGGAGCGTTGTTCGCCGACCATTTGTCAATGCATCGCCAGTCTTGTTGTAAAGTTTTGACAAAGCTTGGATATTCATCAAACACAAACATGTGATCCGACCACGAAACGTTGCTAGCATGCAATTTTAAGGCTTCCACATTATTTTCTCGTAAACAATACAAAATTAAAGCGTCCGTAATTTTGTTTGGGTTTTGCATGTATACATGCAAGTCTATTTTCTCCATGCAATTAGAATCACGAAAAAAACTGGCGTTTAAATGTTTGGATCTTGACACAATTTTATAATCGATATAATCTTGTATAGGTTTTTGAAACCATTCTTTTAAAATTGTATGGTTTGTCACAACGTAATTCCAATTTAATTTGTGAGCATATTTTTGTTGTATCGATAAAGAAAGATTATTATAATTTTTTGATATAATTTCCATGTCCAGCAAATCGCCGCCAAACTTTAATATAAATTCTTGAGATAAATATTTCTGTTTGGATACTAACGGCCATACAATAAAAGATTTAAATCTTTGAGCAATTGCAATTGACAATTTGCAAGTAGATATAACGTTCCAATCCACTTTTTTACAAAACAAATGCAAAAAATCAGCGTTGTTAAAACATTCGTTTGATACGTTTTTCCAAAACGTATTATTTTCAAAATTTAACAAAAAACGACGATTATTTGGTGAATTAACGGCCAACTGCACAATTTTTGTATAATATTTTTGTTTTAGAGCCAATTTAAATGATTGCGTTGGCGTCATTTTATGATTTAATAAGTTTACAAAATGTCTTTTGTTTTAATTTTAATTTTTATTGTTATCTTGTTTGTGTTAATATATGTCGTATTACAAATGCAAACAAATGAAATATTTTCATATTTCAACAAAATTTTGCTAAACTTTACAAATCCAAGCAACTTGCAAGTCCAAGAAGAATACGTCAAAAATTATGAATCATATTACATTTCCGTTTACGATCCTCAATTGTATGCAGAAAAAATTACTAACGTTCAAAATGTTTATCCTTTATTCAATGACGAAACAATATTTGTTGGACTAGATCCTTTTGTAAATACTGGCGATTTTAATCGAACGCTGTTGGCTTTGATTGCATACGTGGATTTGTTACGCGATCAAAACAGCGTATTTTTAAATGATACATTCTTAGCCAGACGATTGTATAACTTTGCAATTTTAATATATAACCGTTTGCCCAAAAAACTAGTAGATTTTCAATTTCCATGGGGTACAAATTGGTACGAATTTAGCATTCTTATGCCTCAATATTTTATGCATACAAACATTATGTTAAAACCAATGGGTTACAATTTAGATAATTATGTAATTAAATTAGGACAAATATATTTACCCACGCCAATAAAATCAATGGGTTGGACTAGAGCCGGTGGCAATGTTGTGAGAATGTTTTTACCGTTTATCTATTATAAACTCTTGTCTGGATATTTTATAAATCAAATATCTGCAATGACAGACGTACAGACGGCATATAATATAGTTAGTTTAAACAGTGTTATGTACGGAGATGGAATTAATAAAGATTTATCTTATATCGATCATGAAAATGTACGTGCTTGGGGTTATTTGTTAACCGGTATATATACGTACGTGCATTACGAATATTTTTTTGTAAACATATCGTACAATTTAGTAAAAGAATGTTTAAATAAAGTTTTGTATTTTAATGGCCAAGTTCATCCGGCGCTAATATCAAGGGGCGGATGGCAAATATCTAGGGAAGGTATTTATTATTTGAATACTCAAAATTATTATAGAAACGGAATATTTAGTTGCGATTTAAACAAAGTGCTAACTATTAAATGTCCAAAATATTTTTGCACAGTATTGGGTCAACGCACAAATTTGGCATACTATGAAGCCGATCGTAATAATGACACCATGGCTCCAATTTGGTTGTTTGCCAAACGACCCTACATCGGCAATCGGTCCGTGGCGTTTGGTCAAGTAATTGTGGAAAACGAACCCGGAGTTTGGTCGCCTTTACCCAGACACGTTTCAACTACGACAACAACAGAAAGTTTTGTACCGACTCGAGCCAAATGCATTTCAATAGCGTTAGAAGACGAATTATTTTATGCCGGAATTTTATTTACCGACGTGACAATAGCTAACGTATGCGATTACAAGTCTTTAACTATTTTAACTCCTGACGGATATTATCAATATTATTACGACGTTAACATGTACACTAATTCTGAAATTTTCAAATGTAATTTAATGGAAGGCGCAGCTAATGAGTACGACAACAACGAACATTTATTTTACAATAGAGCTTTATTAGTTAGAATTTTTAATACTAATGGAAGTTTAACGAGATCGCCATTAAACAATGGAATTTTATTACAAAGCATTTATAACACAAATAAAAATTTGTATTTAGAATACGCCATAGAAGTGCAATTGTATGAAAATCGTTTACATTATGTTAGAACAAATAATATAATAGAGTTTAATTTTATAAAAATGATTATAATTTCCGACAAAAATAACGATTATACAATTTATGCATACAACACTGCAAATTATAAATTAATAATTTCTACCACTCAAGACGACACTAACATGCAAAACAATTTTGTTACCAAATTGTTTATTGATATAGATGTTATTAGATCACTTGATTCAAATATTAGAACCGTCATACCCGAAAATAGTTTTTATGACGGTTTGGGATATGTTAAAAACGAAAAAGGATCTCGATCGTATTTGTTTTATGTCATTTTGTATCAAAATTAAACGTTGTCGTTTTAACGATGCAAACAAAATCCAAATGCTGCGGAACACGCGCCACTGCAACATTCATAACTGTACTTGCAATTTCTACCAGTTTCCGTACAAGCAAACGTTTGTTGGGCTCCCAAAAGGATAGCCACAAAAAGAATGTTGATTATAGTTTTTATTTTCATATTTACTAAGTGACTTATTAAAAAATTTTTATGACTTATTAAAAAATTTTTACAAATGAAAGCTATTTGTATAATTGACGGAGATGTGCAGGGCAAAATTTATTTTGACCAAGAGTTTACAACTAACGTTTTAAAAATTACGGGTTATATTTTAAATTTACCCCGAGGATTGCATGGATTTCACGTTCACGAATTTGGAGATTTAAGCAACGGTTGCACTTCAGCAGGAGAACATTTTAATCCTTTCTATGAAGATCACGGCGCTCCAGACGCAAAAATACGTCACGTAGGAGATTTAGGTAACGTTAAATCGGCAGGTTGCACGGCGTTAACACATATCGATATAACCGATAATGTTATGACTTTGTTTGGACGTAATAGTATTTTGGGACGAAGTTTAGTTATACATTCAGACCCCGACGATTTGGGTTTAACAGACCATCCGCTTAGTAAAACTACCGGTAATTCGGGAGGTAGACTTGGATGCGGTATTATTGGTATTTGCAATGAAACACAATAAATTAATCCGCCTTGTTTTACCACCAGAATTGTCGAGGTAAAACACGATGAGCCGATGAGCCGAGTCGATGACCTAATCCATGACTCACGCATCCGCCTTGTTTTACCACCAGAATTGTCGAGGTAAAACACGATGAGCCGAGTCGATGACTTAATCTATGACTCACGCATCCACCTTGTTTTACCACCAGAATTGTCGAGGTAAAACACGATAAATTTAAGTCGATGACCTAATCCATGACTCACGTATATTCGCGCTTCGTTCGTTTTATCACCAGAATTGTCGATGATTAAAATTTTAATAAAAATTAAAAAAAACAAAATGGATAGTTAAAAATATTTATTTTTATTAAAATTTACATTTTCGATGACGAAACAAACGTTTTTTCTTTTTACATATTAAATTAGTATAATTATCTTGTACAAAATTCAATAAAATAGATGCGTATCGATGGAATTTGCCTAAAGTTTCGTTTGCAAATATTTGAACTTTTTTCGGTTTACCCTTTCTGTTAATTGCCAAATAAGATTTTAACTTTTTATCAATTCTTGAAAATGTAGTATAATTATTTTCTTCAATCGTTTCTGTAAACATACAATCTCGACTCAATTTTTTAGAAGTGTACAAATGTCCACAACGGTCCAAACACACATACATGCAAGTTGCGACATTTTGTATTCCTGTGAAATTTGATGTTCTAAATCTTTTGAACGTCGTCGAATACAATAAATTATCGTTTACATAGTTTGCACCGTTTATTAATCCGTCTGAAGTAACTTGTAAATAATGATTATTTACAAAAATTTGTACAAGTCTCGAAGTTCCAACCATATGATCAAATCCATAACTTAAACAGCTTTTTAAACAAAACGCCAAAAATACTATTGTAAAACAACACATGTGCATTTTTCTATTAACCATGTTAATCAAAATCCATCAATTCGTAAGCGTTGACATCAATTTTTGTTTTCGAAAATGTAAAATTATGTTCGTTCATTAAATCTGCTAAACTGTTATAATTTGTCAATTCTTTTATAATCGACGTCGCTTCTTCTTTGTGGCTAAACGATGATAACATAAAATAATAGCGTTCGACAAACGAGATAACAGCCATATCGCTGTTTAAAAAATCTACATAGATATCGTTAGTAAGATCGTGTTGTATTTGTCTATTTAAATGTTTTCGGTGAAAATCGCACCACAACCAATCGGCATGAGAATAACATAAACGGCATTGAAAAAGTTTTTCGTTTTCAAGATAATTTAAATATTCTACAGTAACGTCGTTTAATTGACGTTTTTGATATATTTTAAATTCATCATCAATTTTTATAATCTCTGGAAAAAGTCGACCTTCCATACCCATAATGTTCAATGCGTTTCCTAAATGCCCCAAAGAAAGTTGAGCACGTTTAAAATTGTTTACAATTTGTTGTAAATCAGTTTCAAAAGTATTGGTAAAATATTTAGAAGATTTATTTAAAATAGACGGCGTTAAAACACTAATTGGAGTCATTTAATTAAGAAATTTACAAAATGCAAATATTTATCAAAACTTTAACGGGTAAAACCATAACCGCCGAAACGGACCCGTCGGAAACCGTGGCCGAAATCAAGCAAAAAATTGCCGACAAAGAAGGTGTACCAGTGGATCAACAAAGACTTATTTATGCGGGAAAACAATTGGAAGATTTTAAAACTTTAGCGGATTACAACATTCAAAAAGAATCGACGCTTCACATGGTGTTGCGTTTACGTGGAGGGTTTTGAGATGTAAATAATTTACAATAAACTTGTTACAATAAAATGTGTTTTATTAACAAAATTTAATCAGACATATTTGTATCTTGAGTGTTGTCGTTGACCATTGAAAATTCTTCATCTAAAGTGGTGCTGCGCTTTACAATATTATTTTTATTATTACTACTATTTCTTCTTTTACAAACAACTCGTTTATTAATAGAGGAAGTGATAATATTATCTGTTGTGTCGTCATTTTTATTAAAAATTTTTCTTTTTTTATTTTTAACGCTGTTAACAGGAGTAGGCACGTAAACGTCGCAAATTCTCAACGCCACACTTTTAAATTTTTCTACACTTTTAGTTACCAAATCTCGAGTCAACACATCGTCGTAAATGTTACTATTTGCAGGAGCTACACTATGTTTAAATGTTTCATTTAACATGTTGAAAAATTCAAAATACAATTTGTCGCGAAGTTGACAATTTTCTTTCATTTCTAAAGTTGCATTATTAGACAAACTTGTCAATTTTTTCTTTTTGTTAGTAGTTTCGGTTACAAACTTTCCAGTAGTCTTTTTTCCCAATTTTTCAACGTAATCAAAAATAAAGACAAAATCTGTTAATTCGGTTTTCGTTTTTATTAAATCCCACATAGCAGGACTGCTGAGCCAGTTTGATTGTTTAATTTTTGTGTACCAACTGTTGAATAATATGTATTTGTTGTTGTTGATCACTTTTTTGGTACGTTTTAACATTTTACGATCATCAAAAATCACAGGCGTAACACTGATTGTGTAACAATATTTTTTCTTTTCAAAAAAGTTAACAACAGAACATAACTGATTTATGTTGGATCTGTTATAAATACTAGTTTCTAAACTATTTATAAAATTTTGAAAAGGTTTTAGCGAATCATCGTTTTCCGTTGTTAAAGTCGTCGTCGTCGTAGTAACATTGTTACTGTTCACCATTTTTGTTTTTTATATACGTTTTTAACTGTCAAATCGTATTCTTGTAAAAGCGAAGTTTTAATATCAAAAATCCTATTTACTCGTTCACGATGAAAGTGGACCTTACGATTGAAACATTTATCAGTAATTACTGTGAAACGACTTAAATTTTCGCTTATATAGTCCTTTAAATTTTTAAACTGTTCAGTTTCAAACATGTGTGCAGTAACATTATGAGTTTTCATATCGTGTTTTAACGTGTTTATAGATTCTCGAAGCAACGCTTGCAGTTCACTACGAGTCAAACAATTTGAATTACAATCATTGTTTAAGTTGTGATTGCACAATTTTGTAGTCATCTTCGATTCTTTTCAATGTAGTGTAAAAAAAATTACACAATTTTTTCCGATCAAAATTATCTTTTACTTCTCGTACAAAATTAAAAAATTCAATGTAATTGCTCGAATCGTACGTTGTCAACTGTTTGTTATTCATGTAACTAAAGTATCTATTCAACGGCACGATAGTAACGCTACGTGCGATTTCACAATTAAAACGTCGCGGTCTAGTGACGATGCGATAATCGTTACCAAACTTGCCCGGCAACAATTTAACCGTGTACGAATTAGGAGCGGCTTTAATGTTGTTGAGATTTCCACACACAATACCCACGTAAATTAAATATTTGTACGTAACTCCTTCATCGATCCATTGTAGAGTAAAAGGCAGTTTGTGAACAAAAGCGCTGTCAAAAAATCGACCAGTTTCTTCCACAAACTCCCTGACTGCCGTTTCGTAAACTTTGGCGTCGCAACAATCTCGATGACCACGGGGAATTGATATTTTTTCCAAAAAAGTGTCGGCAGAAGAAGGTACATTCATTTGGTACGCACGACGTGCGCACAACAATACCGCTTTATCTGGTTCGGTTATCATAAACAATCCTGCAGCAGAATTTTTCATTTTGCATAACGCTTAAAAAACTTTAAATGTTTCCCGATGAATGGCACGATTATACGCAATGCGGAAACGTTATAAAAGATACTAATATCATATGTTTTAAAGTTCCACTTAAATCCGAAATGTTTAAATACATTACAGACGATAACGACATATGGACCGTCGAAAAATTAATAAAACAAATCCCGACGTTAGGTGCCGTAATTGAATTAAACGATGCCGATAAACAATATTATCAAAATGAAGAAATCAAACTTGCAGGATTATTGTACAAAAAGATAAATGTAGCAAGTCGCGTGTTGCCGAATCAAAATTTAGTAAATGATTTTATCGACACGATGGAAAAGTTTATAAAAAAATGTCCAGGCATGTTAATCGGCGTACATTGTACGCACGGTGTAAACCGTACAGGTTTCATGGTTTGCAACTATTTGATTCGCAAAAAAGGTTTATCGCCTTTACAAGCCATCAATCGATTCGAAAAAGCACGTGGACACGAAATAAAACGAAAAAAATACATCAATAGTTTGTTAAATTAATTTTTGTAAGTTGATTTTTATTAATGCAATAATAATATACAACATGTATTACACATCGGACCTTAAACAAGAACTTTATAATTTACGTAATAATATGTATGACATGTGCACACGTTCCAATATAAATTTTGATTGTAACAAAATTTTACATCATTCCGAGCTTATCTTTAACGCGCCAACAATAAAAACTGCAGATTACAATGTGGGCAACAAATTGAATCCAACGACGTTGGTGGACACAACAAACACGCCTTTACCGTTGAAAAACGCAAAAAATAGAAATGACAGTAAATATGGAAATTGCGTCGTCTAAAAATATTAAATTATGGTCGCCCGAAACGAAAATCGACAAAAGTTTACAATATTTGGTAAATCCAAACGATTTTTTAGGAAAAATAACGCTTTCGCCGTTGACCGAATTTGAATCGGGCGGAGAATTAATTAAAACATCTGGATTGAGATTGTTGGCTATTATTGATAACAATAACGCAGTTTCTAACAATTGGACAAAGAGTAAAAATGATGAAAGAAAAAACAAATCAAAAAAAAATCTGTGCATGAAGCTTTTTGAAAAGGATTTTTTTCAAATATTTACTAGCAAAATTAAAATTCCCCCGTGCATTAAAAAAATTGTTACAGATATTAAAAATGCAGGTTCGGCACGCGGAGGAATGTATCGCAAAAGATTTATTCTCAATTGCTACATATTAAACGTTATTGTGTGTAATAAATGCGACAACCGATGTTTTTTAACGGCATTGCAACATTTTTATAATTTTGACGCGAAATGTGTTAACGAGTTGACACGTTTATTTTTTAAAACCAATGATGATTTGTATAAACCACCCAATTGTCAAAAAATGAAAACTGTCGACAAATTGTGCCCCTTTGCAGGTCGATGCAAAGGAATGAATCCCATATGTAATTATTAAAATAAAATGTTGTTTTAATGTTTTGTTTTATTTTTTTTAATAAGTATTTTATAATTTTTGTAACAGTTTTGTACTATAAATAAGTTAAAA